TAGTTGGTGTAAGTGATGGTTTTAAATATGGCTATGCTCTTGGTGGGAATACAGGTGATGATGTCACCACAGCAGATAGAATAGTTTTTTCTACAGGAGTAACTTCTGCTAATACTGTATCGAAACTTAGTCAAGCTCGTTATATTTTAGCTGGTGTAAGTGACCATACTGTGTAAAATAAAATTAATGATAATAGATGACAAAACAAGACAGGCATTATTGCAGGCGTTTGATGATATTCAACAGCCTCGTACTCCATTTGCTTTAGAGAAGTTAGTGGTTGGAGCTAGGTTTACTATTGAACAGCAGTATGCCCAATGCGTACTAGAAATGTCAATGGCGTATGATAACCTCAGACTTGCTAAACTCAATTGTCAAAAAAAAGAACTAGAAATACAAGAGCTGCCTAACACATTAGTAGGTAAGATAGACCGAGAGATGAAAGAGATTGAACTAGAACAAACTCGACGGGCTATGCTGGGAGCATCACGAGAGTTCGCATTTCTTTTTAACATGTGGCAAAGCTTTCCTAAACGCTATACCCGTGAAGAGCTGAATGATGCCTCTCCTAGAGAGTTTCAACTTCGATTACAGACACAGGCCCAGCAGGATTTAGCTGCCACTGGTCGAATCGGAGTCTCTAATCTAGAAGGTCTGCGCCAGATAGGCATGACTGAGTCATTAGTGTTGTCTTCAGCAGATCATGTACAAGTATTAGATAAAATTGAGCAGAAGTATTTGGCGGAAGGTAAATGTAAAATTCTAATAGGAATTCCAACTGAAAAGAAAATTGAGGGAGCTGCCAGATGCCTAGAAGGCATAAGCTTCCCAGTTGGAGCTGAAATAAAATTATTCAATAACTATGGTAATCCTGTAGCTGATGCGTATAATTTCATAGTAAGAGAAGCTCTTAATGATGATGCTGACTTGTTGATCACTGTCGAGGATGATACCTTTCCACAGGCTGATGCTCTTATTAGATTAGTAGAATTTGTAAGAAGCAATCCTCGAACTGCTGTTGGAGCTTGGTATCCAAGACGGGAAGAGTATAGACAAGGTGTGCATATTATTGTAGGCAAAAATGAACGAGGACCTTTGCCGGATGACGGAAAGGTCCATGAGGTCTATACTTTAGCTATGGGCTGCTCAGTTTATCCTGTTCAAATGTTCCGGGAAATACAAGGACCATGGTTTAAAACCTCTCCACAGTTATCTCAAGATAGTTATTTTAGTCAGTTAGCTAGAGAAGCTGGTTGGAAATTGTTTGTAGATACGAATATTAAGTGTAAGCATATTGATCGGAATACTGGTAAAGTTTACGAATGAATATAGTGAGGTGAGCCTGTGCCAGGTAAAGATTCATATGGAACAGCTGGAAAATGGGTTCATAACAGGGCGCATAGGCTTATGGCAGAAAGTGAAGTGCCTAAGCATATAGCGTATGCCATTGCCACCCAACAAGGACATAAGATCGGTAAGACACCTAAAGGGCATAGAACTAGAGAGGGTGTAATGGAAGCTAAACAAAAATACACAGCTCCCAAGTCGGAGTATCAAAAGACAGCAATGATTGCTGGGTTTTTGGATGAGATGGATAAGATTGCTTTTGATGCCGCTACAGCTATGGAGGCCTTTGGTGTTCCTGGAGCTTTATGGGAGGGGCATCATAAGGGTGGATTAAAGGGGATGGCTACTACGGGGCTTGGTGCTGTAGGTGGTTTAGGTGCGGGTATGCTGGCATCACATTATGTTAAGAAGTTAACTGGTGGGCAGTGGGGGACTAACCATCCAATATTAAAGACTATAGCTGATGCAGCACCTATTGGAATGGGTGGAGTTCTTGGTGGAGCTCTTGGTGGGCATTATACAAAAAAAATAGGACACGTAACTAAAGAGGCATCTCTTGCTACAGAGTTACTTCTTAAGTCTGTTAAAAATGCACCTATAGCCATTCATGAAAAGAAGAATATAGAGCGGCTTCCTGAACGGATAGAGAGGGTAGAGTACGCACTTAGGAATAACGTCCCTATGGGTCTTGTTCCTATGCCATAGGTATGTCTGTGTTGCCAGCAGACCATATAATGAGGAAACTGGCTGTTCAGGTTTTGACAGCCAAAAATGAGTTTGCTCCTGGTATACCGATAGCTAGAGAAACAAAGGTTATCCCTTATGTCTCTCCAGATAGCCCAGAAACTTGGCATATTTCCACGCAAATTCATGAGGCTGAGAAGGCTGGTAGGCATCTTGATCTACGTCTCGTGTCTCCTGATAATGATGCTCATTCTTGGGCTATTCCTGCTGGTGAATTACCTAAACCTGGTCATAAAGTTCTTGCTATTAAGCAGCCTACGCATACTAAGGAGTACGCGGCCAGAAAAGGTACCTTTCAGATCGAAGAAGGATACGGAAAAGGAACTGTAACCTCTTCTGGTTTAGTTCCTGTAGAAGTAGTGAGGTCTAAACCTGGGCATATTCGTTTTAATCTATATGGCGGAAGAGGTATACAAGAGTTCAATTTAATTGATACTCCGAAGGGTACTCTTCTTCATAACATTACGTCTACTGCAGAGTCAGGTGTTCGTGGAGATAAAGGGCAGCCAATACCGAATGCCAAACCGGATTATAAAGAGTTAAATACTGGTTCGGTGCGATTTGATAATCCTGAGGAAGTACATCAAGCAAAGGTAGATGGCGCTCATTGTACGGTTCACTTACGTCCTGATGCACCAGTCAAGGTGTTTTCTTTCAGGCCTACAGAGCGAGAGTCAGGGGTTATAGAGCATACCCATAAGCTTCCTAATTACCGCAGTTTGATAGCTCCAAAGGAGTTGGCAGGCACTGTACTGCGTGGGGAACTTTATGGGGTAGACACAGCCACGAATCGTTCTCTCCCTGCAGAGACGACGGGAGGGCTTTTGAATGCTTCTGTATGGAATAGTAGGGAGAAGCAAAAAGAGCTAGGGGCTGTTTTGAGACCTACTATTTTTGATGTGGTACGTTATAAGGGTAAGGTAGTAGAAAATGCTCCGTATTCAGAGAAGTTGAGGATATTGGAAGAGGTACAGTCCAAGGTGCCTCGTTTACAGCTTCCACCTACAGCTCGAGATACAGCGGAGAAGGTGAAGTTATTTGGGCAGATACAAAGTGGGCAGCATCCAGTTACTTCAGAGGGTGTGATTATATGGAATCTTAATGATTCCCGCCCTACGAAAGCTAAATTTAGACCTGATGTAGATGTTGAGGTTGTGGGTGTGACTAAGGGGGAAGGGAAGCATGAAGGGCGTATTGGGGCTTTGCAGGTGCGGTTGCCTGGTAAGGATGCTATTACTCATGTGGGTACTGGGTTTTCTGATACACTGCGGGAGGATATTGCAAAAGACCCGCAGAAGTATATTGGTAGAGTAGCTAAGGTTCATACTATGCAAGTATTCCCAAGTGGCAAGCTTCGAGCTCCTTCTTTTGGAGGTTGGCATCTCGAGAAGGGAAAGGAAGCTAGTATAGTTAAAGAAGGGTCGGATAAGTTAAACATAGCAGCTTATGTGATTGGTCCATCTGGGGCAGGGAAGACAACTTATGTAAAGCAGCATTATCCAGCGGATAAGTATTTCATTCTTCATAGTGATAGGTACGCTAGGAAGCGTTCTAACGATACTGTTTCTATAGATTGGGAGAAAGCTTTATTGGATGGACAGATGTCTGGAAAGCCTATTGTGATAGATTCTTACCACACTAATTCAGATCTTATGAAGTTGGCTAAAGAGAAGATTCTTTTAGATCCGGGTAAGGTAATAACTCTTAGTCAGCTTATAAGCCGTAGAAAAAAATCTCTTAATGGTGTATACAAATACTCACCAGAAGAGAAGCTCGAACGATTTAATAAGAAAGCACGACCTACTGCAGAAACTCTTGGATTTAAAGAGAAGACTGCCACTATTCGTACTTTAGCGGAAAGAGTATTAAGGGGTCATCATGTCTAATCCAGAGACAGTATCCATTATCACCACAGATCAAGATGACGCTCCTGTATCTGGCGTGCTAGTTCGTGTTTTTGATTCTACTGGTACCTCATTTATCACTCAGCAATATTCAGCCATGGTAGGCGGTAATGCTGTTGCAGAGTTTACGTTGAATGGAAGTACTACACCTATTGTTTATACGATCAGAATGTCTAAAACTGGTGTAGCTTTCGACGGCTCACTAGGAGACTCAAGTAAATCTCCTCAATCTATTTCCGTTTATAGTCCACCTGGAACAGGCACACAGAATGTATTTAAAGTTGTGTGTGAGACTTTTGTTCGTCCTACTGCTCCAGACCCATTCATTTGTCGCTGCAGTGGTTTCTTTAAGGACATTACTGGTAATCCATTAGTATCTTTACCTATCCGGTTTATTAATGAGTTTGGACCTACGGTAGTGAGCGGATCTGCGGTACTTGGTGAAGGCATTGATATGGAAACAGATAAATACGGATATATGTCGATAGACTTATATCGTAAAGGTCTGTATATGGCTTGGGTAACTAGTGTGCAAGCTACGGATAATGATAGTGAGCATGCTATAGGTTTTCCTAGGTATATGATGGTGCCAGATCAATCCAGTGCAGATTTGCCTACATTGCTATTCCCAGTAGTAAATAGTGTAACAATTACACCTGATCCGATCAATTTGTCTGTAAATCAAAACGTAATCCCTACTGTAGTAGTGACTTCGGATGATGGACGTACTTTGATAGGTACTGCTTGTGATGACGTGTATTACGATATTGTGGATAAAACAATAGCTAGTTTAAGCGTTCAATTAGATAAACTCACTATACTCGGTGTTCAAACTGGAACTACTCAGTTGACGGCAATAAGAAAAGACCAGAGTATAGTGAAAATGCCAATAGTGCCGATATTAGATCCAGTTACTATTACAGTTACTTGAGGTGATAATGCTGATTTATGTACAACCTGTTTGTCCTGGCGGCCATGCTGAGATGCTACTTTGGGCGGCAGTAATACGACGAGCTGCGCTAGATATAGCTTTGTATAAAGGTACAAAACGACGAAATTTTAAAAAGATTTGGGATGATGCTTATCGTTGGATATTTTCTGAGGATACAGGGTACGAGAACTCATTCGTTAATGTCTGTTTTTGGTTAAATCAAAGACCAAATGAGCTGAGAAAGAATATTCTGGAATTAAGAAAAGAGGACGTACGAAAGTACGATATGATTGAACGTTATGGACGCGTCCACTCTAGCTGAAGAAGTAGAAGCTGCTGTACAAAAGTTTGTACAAAATGCTGTTGTAGTAAACAAGGATACCCTTGGGCCTATCGACGTATCATCTCGTTTCGATGAGGTGATGCAATTATTCGCATCTACTCTTATTTTCGATCCAAACGCGTTATTTTATTTGATCTACTTGGCGTCTAATAAGTTGTGTGCAGATACTATATCGGCTTTAGCATTATTGACAGATGTGCAGACGGCTATAGATGAGATCAACCGGAAGACAACTAAAATATCACAAACAACTTTATTAGGTGATGCTGCAGCTGCGCTTACGGTTATGAGTTCTATATTGGCTCAGAATTCAGCAGTAAGCACTCCGCCGTATGAGCGGTATGTTGCCGCTATAGATAAGTTTAGGGATGTGTCTTTAAAAGACAATATTCGTGACAAGAGTGGTGAGGTTCCTGTTATTGTAAGGTCCGCACCAGAGGCCAAGTTATCAGCCGTATCATCTTTATCCGGGTTAAGGTCGGCATATCCAGAGCTGTTAGCTAGGGCTGATGTATTACTGACAATGGTTGATCAGTATACTGCTTTAAATTTACCGGCTATTTCTTTATTGCAGTCATTGCAAAAAGCCCGGCAAGATTTGATTACGCTGCAACAGGCTCTAGAAAGCCCAACAGCAACAGAAGATCAAAAAATTGCCATGTCTAGAGACGCCTATTTGCGTATAACTGCAGGTAAGGCAGTAGTAACTAATTTACGCGGAGTGAAGAAACCTACAGATTTGAGAATGGTATCAACTGCTCCTAACGTCGTTCCAGCAATGACTGGTTCTGTAGTGATACCTAGTGCGCCTGGTGCATTTGTTCCTGCTACTGTACAGACGGCAGTAACAACGACAGGTTGGTCTATCACTGCGGGGATAAACGATACAATAATTATTGCGGAAGATGGAAATACAGCAACAACGTATACTATTCCTGTAGCTGGTTTTCCTTCAATAACTAGCTTTGGTAACTCAAGTACATACCCAATTTATGGTAATGCCCCTGCGGTTATTACTACTGCAGTAGGACCTTTTAATATACCGTCAATTAACGCTACGTTTTATGTAACTGTAGATGGTATGCTCTTTGCTGGGTCTATTACTCAAGGATCATCAGTAACTGCTGATAGTGTGGCACTTAGTTTGAGCTTACTTCAGTCAGTAAATACAGTTGGTTTTGCTTATGTATTACAGAGTTACGTTTCTATCTCTAGTGTTGGTGGAAAAGTAACGATTAGTTCTATTGGTTCAGGTCTGCATAGTATTCAGGTGTCTGATAATGATCAGGATGGCGTCAGTAAACATAGATACTTAACTAGTTTAGGAATTACAGTTACTAATGCCACTAGTACTGTTGCAAACAATGAATTGTGTATTGACAATCTTAACCCATTAGTGTCTTTAGGTACGATTTCGAGGAGCACCCCTAATGTACCTATAGTGGTTGAGAAGATAAACACATGGGCGTCTACGAATAATTTACCGTATTTTGCCTCATCTGTGTATTTGACTCATGATCCTGATGAGTCTCCAATGAGGTTTAAGATCACTAAAAATGTAGCTGGTACTCAATCTATAACTATGACGTTACCCGCAGATTCTAATAGGGGTACAGTAGCAGCTGCGTATGCGTTACTTGGATTTTATGAGGGGCAGACTGATAGTTCTACATCTATATCAGCTGCGGAACTTGCTACAGTTATAAATGATCAGAATAAAGTCACAGCTACTGTAGTTAAGGGAGTAGGAGGAGAATACGTTAAGATAGCATCTAAATCTACGGGGTTAAATACAGAGCTGGTTATAGGAGCGGGTACTGCCAATAGTACATTGGGTTTAGTTGCTGGGGTGTATAAAGGAACTACTACAGGGTTTACTGCTTATTTATCTGGGAAGGCACAAGATCCTATAGACTATGATGTAATAATGGGAGATGTGTTTTATTTTCCGGAGAATAGTGAAAAGTCACACGGAACTATTACTTCGATCACCGGTAATGTGATAAATATAGACCCTCCCTTTTCTACTAGTGATGACGTTACTTCTTTTAAAATAGAGAGTGGCGATTATATTAAATATTTAGCTTTTGTAGGCACAATGAATGCAGCAGAAGAGAAAAGATCAACAACAAAATACGAAAGTAATACACTTGAACTAGATCGATTGATGAATCCACTGCTTCAGGCAAAAATGCCTATTGAGTCACAGGTAACTGATGCAGAGAATGGTGCAAAAGTATTACAGGGGGTGCTTGAGCAGTTAAGAGATGCACTAAAGGGATATGTCATTAATCGAGTGCCGCGTATAGACGCATGTGTTAATATGTTACGTGAGCGTGGATTAGATAGAGCGTACGATACGTTAATGCGTGGGGACTTAATTAATTTCTTCTCGTATGATAAAGATGAAGCAGCTACAGCGGCATATATGCTTAAGACTATGCGTGTATTAGCGCAGCAAGATTTGCCAATATCGAAGATAAGTGAGACGTTAGACGACACAGTATTACAGTCATCTGCCATAACCAGTGATGCTAATTTTGATTTTAGTGATAGGGATAATGAGAATTTGAAGCTATTAGGATCTGTACCGGACCTTGATACAGATACTACCGTACCCGCTAACTACTTTAAGAGTACATACTGATGTCTAAACAAGCAAGCGTTTCATACACTTCTAGTGGAGAAGTATCCGTAAATTACGGAGAAGGAACAACTGGGGATACGGCTCTTAATCTAGAAATGCGTCGGATGATCAGTGACGCGTATGTGTTTGTCAGGGGTAATGATTGGAATAAATATGCAGCTAATCTAAGTTATGAGGAGTTGTTGGCATTAGCTATTGATCGTATTGATGGTAGCCAACAAATGGGCAATACTCGTGCTACTAGACTGGATAGAATAACTCGTATAAAGAATGATATAGCAACTGCGGTAACTACGGTAAAGAAGAAGCCACCAAGTGCATGGGGCTTTGCGGCTTATGATCAAGAACAAGAAGTAAGTAATGTGAATACAGCAGAAAATGAGACACCTTAGTTATGGATTTACAATTTATACAGTTCAGTGATTCTTTGCCTCTTACCGGGGTTCAAGAAGTACCAAATATGGTACCTAGGTCTCTTTTGGTACATGGTACAGATTTGACTAGTGCTATAGAGGTCCGGGTAAATGGAGATACCTCACCATCTTTTGTAGTAGCCAACTCTGGGACTATTGTTGCTCAAGTACCTTCTAGTTCGGCGGGTAGACTGGTAACAGACGTAGTGGTAGTGAGCTCTGATTTTACTGCGTCTCTTAGAAGCATCATAGATTTTAAGATTGGCAATTACCCCAAAAAAGTATCAGGTGTAAAAGCTCTGATGCAGACGTGGCTCAAAATACTGCTTACGACTCCAGGATATGATTCTTTTACACAGAATTTAGGTGGTGCAGCGCAACAATACATAGGTGGACAGTATTCTGGTGGTGGTGATGCTGTTAGTGCTTCTTTTTCTATGGCAGTACAACAAGCTACTAAGCAGGTATTAGCTCTTCAATCTACTAGAGTTGGAATTCCAGATGATGAACGGCTGATAGGTACTGAGCTTATGGGTTTTACTTTCGATCCTGAGTACTCTGGCCTATTGGCAAGAGTAGCTATATACACTCAAGCTGGCAATAGAGCAATAGCCAATATGGAGCTATAGATGTCTACTGATACACTTCAAGACTTCATAGAAGCACGTTTACGTGCCTATGACCCTTTAATTGATTTGAATCCTGGCTCCCCTGCGCAGGAACAGGTTGTGCAGCCTTTGTTAGATAGGTTTCAACCAGACCCGCTTGAGATGAATGTTGAGGATTTTATAGTTACTAGACTGCAGCAAGAGCTGCCTGATATGAATACATCAGAGGGTACTGGTGTTCGTGATTTTTTGGTTAAACCAGATCAAGTGCTCATAGACCCTATCATCAGAGAAGTTCAGCTTATCAAACAAGGACAATCATTACTCAATCCAGAACTCTTAGCTGATGCTGAAGCCGATGCGTTAGTGGCTAACTTTTTTATATCTAGAAATTTAGGGCAATTGGCTACTGGAAGGGTACGTCTGTATTTTAATGCTCCTATAGCTGTTAATATCACTATAGGAAATACATGTTATACAGCAGCTGGATTACGATTTTTGCCCACTACTCTTCAGAGTATTTCTGCAGAGGCGATGGCACTTAATCAATCTGGTAATCTTTATTACTTTGATATTAACGTTACAGCAGAATCTGCTGGAGCGGATTACAATATTAGTGCCGGAGATATAGTAGGTATCACTAATCTTACTGTAGCAGTTCGGGTAACTAATTTAAATAAGTTCAGTAATGGACTAGTAGATGAAGATACTACTTCTCTTATTCAACGCGCACAGCAGAGTATAACTGAACGCTCACTAGTAGTGCCTAGGGGTACAATTGCTAGGCTGCAAGATCAGTTTAGCAACCTTTCTCAAATACAAGTTATAGGTACTTTAGACCCGGAGATGAATAGAGATATAGTTACCGGTGGGGATTTAGGAGAAATACTTTTATCAGGTAGTGATGGTTACGCGGAAGATGATGGTAAAGGGGGAACAACTACTACGCGTTTTAAGACATTATTTGGTGATTTTACTGAGGTACTTAATATCGGCAGTGTTTCTGATGTGTATTTGATTACTAATGAGGTCGCATATGGGGCAGATGGAGAAGCGTGGGGTGTAGGGCGGTTCCATTGTGGGAGTATGGTATTTGCTGATGTAGATATAGGCGCTACTATAATTTTAGTACAGGCCGTTAACATACAGAATATGGGTGTCTTTCAAATTAGTGACGTATTTGGTATAAATACTATTGGTCTAAAAGATTCTGCTGGTTCTCAGTGGGTAGGTATTCCAGAGACTGGAGTATTTTGGGTGTTACTTCGTGGGCAAAGACAAACATTAATTTCAGAGGTATTAAATACTAATGAGCTTTTATTGGCGGATAAAATATCTATTACGTCACATCCATTAGCTTGGACTATCCGTCGTAAAGAATTAACTCTATCTAATATACCGGGGGGTATGTTGTTTGGTGACCAGACTAATACTATGCAGTCAAATGAGATTCATATTGGAGGGTGTACTGATTTTTATGTACGGGGTACAGATGTAACTTCTCAAACGTTGTTACTTACTGCTATAGAAGATGATTCTCCGTTAGTAGAGTCAAAAACTGGGCAAACTAATTATGTAACTAATTCCTTTTTATTTGATAATTTAGTTAATTTCGTTACTAGTGGTGTACTTCCCGGTATGCCGATGATTATTAAAAACGGTGTAAATGCTGGAACATATAAAATACTTCGTGTAGGTATAGATATTTATGGTAGTCACACTAGTATACAAGCAGCACATACTATACAGATTGACGTTACTGGGAGCCTATTTAGTGACTCAGTAGATGTGGCGGACAATAATTACGTTATTGTAAAAAGTATTACTGTGGATTTGATTAATCCACATACCATAAAGTGCTCTGGGGTATACGGGCAGTCTATACAAGCTAGTAAGGCATTTACTACCACAGATCTAGTAGATTTTGTTGCTTTAGGTGCTTCTGTAGGAGACGTATTACGTATTAGAGAAGGTCTTGATGCAGGAGATTATTCAATCACTGCTTTTGCCGGTACAGGAAATAGAGATGTTTTGTTATCTAGAGCAACAGCGCATACTACATCAAATTTAAGCTGGCAGATATTTACAGCAAATATTGGTGTACAGCTTCCACTTGTTCGTGTGACGTCAATAGATTTACTAGATGGAGCAAACCAACCTACAGGTAACGTGATTCCTTATGCAGACCCAGTTGATGCAAGATCAACTGCTTTTTCTAATTCTGGACATGGGGTTAAGTTATCAGTATCAAATGCTCAATTAGGTATCATAGGAAATATAGATATAGCACATGATTTAAGTTATCCTCTTGCAGATTCTGCGATTTCTATTGAGGCTACTTATGGGGCATCCAATGCGGTTGCAAGTATTAATCTTAGTGGAGCAATTAATGCTGCAAGTATAGTCAATAAAATTAATGCTGTATTCCCAAATATTGCAAGCACAATTATAGAAGAGACTGTTAATACACCTACATATACTCATTTAACTCTTCGATCAAGTGATAGGTGGATACGTGTGATTGATGTGTCAGGAGTATCTGTAGGTCTGATAGCCGGGGATGATAATAGACAAATTAAATCAAATGTAAATGATGTACAAATTGATTGGAATAGCAGTGTGTATGATTTGCGTCCAGCGATAGATGCTGTAAACATAACATCTGGAATAGACGTAGGATGTTTTTATTTAGTTGCGGTTAAAGAAGATAGGTTATTAGTAGTAGGTTTTGATGAGTCAAGCAAAGCAGTAAGATTTTTTAATCCAAGTCTAAGTACGTCGTTGACAGTAGGTGTGCGTTCTACTGGCGTAGCTAGGGTTTACTTTCTAGAGCCGACGTCATTTGAAGTACGTGGGGCGTACCATCCTGCATTAACTGATACTATAAGTAACCCAGCTAATAAAGCTATTAGTGAGTTTGCATCAGTATCAATTAATAGTGAGGAGCCGCCTGTTACGTATTTTACTGTAAATTTGAATGGATCAACATTACGCTATATCCCAGATCCATCTTTATCATACACAATAATTCCTACAGTAGATGCAGCTCCGCCTAATAATCTGACGATTTCAACAACTGGTAATGCTACATCGGAAGTTGCGCCTTCTGGTACGCTCGGAAAGATGGGACGTAGTCCTCAAGTAAATTTTTTGGCTAATTTAGTAAAAGTGGGGGATTTAATCGATATTACCTACCAACCACTACAAGGTACAAATGATCTAACAGCATTATTAGCTGCGACACCAACAGCGTTGGTGAATAAGTATATGACTTTGAAAATAGATGGATCTAGTAAGACTATAAGATTTACTAGTGATGCTATTACTACGAGTAAGATTGCTACAGAGATTAATAATGCTGTAGGAATGGAGATAGCGTTTATAGACATAATTAATGCTGGAGAATATATTCGATTAGAAGCAGACGTACGAGTACTTATTGTGGCTGGGGATGCAATCAATGGTGCTTTATTAGGACTTGATTCTGTTTTAGATAACTTATCCTTAGCTGCAGAGTTTAATCCATATACTGTTTTTGAACAGAGATTTATGCAGATTCAGTTAAATCCATATACAATACAGATTAGAGATGTGAATGGTAATTTACCTTCAATAGTTTCAGGAAGAGAACAAGCACATCATTTTTCTATTCGTAAAGCAGGTATGCAAAGAGTTCATTCAACTCTCATGGCCAAACAAACAGAAAATGGACTTTATTATGTAGACATAGAACTCATTTCTGATGGGTCTGGGGACGCATGGAATATTCCAGCAGATATGCGCTTTATTGTTACTGGATATACATCGGATGGGTATAAGCTTGTTGTAGCAGATTCGAATTTAAGTTATTCAATGCTTGAACAAGTAAAGATGGTTCTATCAAGAAGTATTTTAGCTGTAGGTCAGTCTGATACTCCAACTGCGGCTATTACGTTAACCGATCAAAATATTCAAGTGAACTATGAGAATTCAAGTATCGTTAAGAATATACAGTCGTTTACTTCAGCGGATTTGGATAGAGTATTAACAGCAAGTATCTTAGTGCGGCACTTACAGCCAGCTTATGTTAGTTTTGATTTAGATTACACGGGTGGTTCTTCTGAAGATGTTGTAAGAGCAGATATTGAAAGTTATCTTGCAGCTCTCACTCCAAATGAGCGTGTAGAATCCTCTAGTGTGCAGGATAAACCTAAGCGTAGAGGAGCATCATTTGTTTCTAATCCGATCACACTGTTAGCAATATCACATGATGAAAATAGGAATATAGTAGTAGAGAGGTCTACTAATTACGTATCTCATAGTAGACTGTCTACCTTCTTCCCCGGTGTGATCAATATCCAAAAGACCTAATCTTCTGGACCGTCTATAAGAGGGACAGTAGGAACAAATGCTTTACCTAAGTTACCCATTTTCAAAAGGATATTAGTGTGTGGGTCAAAAAGGCATTCGCAGTCTTTACATTTAAGGAGGAATCTAGGTAGCGGATCTTCTGGAATAAACAAGGTTTTGGGGTTTGCAACCTTAGTGAAAGTGCCCCCTCCACAACGTAAACATTGTCGGCTTTTATAAAAAGCATCTCGCTTTTCAACAAGGGGGCCGAGAATGTCTTTTTTACCTTCGAGTAGTTTTATCGTTATGCGTGGGTCTGCAGGTTTTAAATCCATTGACCTAGAGTACCGTGTCAACATACACTTTGTCGAGGCCTCAATGTGCTTACGAATAACAATTAGGCAGGAATACTAACCATGGCAGGTTGGGGCTCAGGTTTATGGGGCGGTATGTTATGGGGGGCAGGAACCACCGAACGGGTCTTGCATATTCCTACTTCTTCCGACTTTACTCTTGCGGATGTAAGTGGGACGCAGCTAGCTCCATTTGTTTCATACGTAGAGGTAAATGCTACTAATGGTGTTCCTTGGATAACCTATGACGCTTTAACGCAGCAGTTAGTTCTTACTAGTAACGCAGATATTTATACTTCTACTCAGATACAGGTCCCAACAACTAATACTTGGACATTAGAAGTAACCTTTCAGCCGTTATCATTGCCGACTGGGTTTACTAATTTAAACGCAAATAGATTATTTTTTGGGGCGTTCAATGCACAAGGACTTGGCGGAGGAATAGTTGTATCTCGAGAAGGTATAGCTATTGTAGATATTCTCACTGGGACGGCTTTTTCAATTCCTGGTAGTCAGAATCTTATAGCTGAGGGGGCAGATCTTTATACGTTGCGCATTGTTATGCTCGATGAAAAGATGAACGTCTATATCACTAAAACGAGCTTACTTCCTATTAGTGGGCACGTTTTAAGATATACCGTTTATGCCTCTAATTCTCCAGCAGGAATTAGCGATGGCATGCTTATAGACCTACAGGGGTCTACTGCTAAAGATGTAACGATTGTTGCTAATGCAGTTAGATTCAGCAATCTTGCTTTGATTCCAAATAACAGGCCTATAGCAGTTCCTGGAGCGGATAGTGTTATAGCCTTAGGTTCTCTTGCTAATTTTGATGGGTCTGCAAGTTATGACCCGGAAGGGGAACCAGTAACATATTTGTGGTCCTTAATTGGAGTCACAAATGAAACAGTATTTAAAATTAATGGCACGGGGGGCAATAGCCCAGTAGGACATCCATATCTTTGGGCAGTAAGTAGTGATGTTTTTAGCTCAACAGCTGCTCCTTTACTTCAACCTGGAGATACGCTTGTAGTTAGTGATGTGGCGTATACTGTGGCTATAGGAGAGCCTGGGCAGCCACCTATGTGGGAAATTACTCCTAATTCGTTAGGTAAGTATTTGAGGGTATCTGGGGTATGGTCTGATGATACTATAGCTTTAACAGCACCTATAGCGCATACTGCAACGAGCAGATCTTGGGCATTGTATTACTCTGCTACTTTCTTTAACGATCAAACTAGAGGAGTTACTTTTGCTACTCCTGATGTTGTAGGAGCGTATAAAGTACAGTTAGTAGTTAATGATGGTCAGTTAGATAGTTTACCTGCGTGGCTTCTTGTAGATGTTTCTTTTACAGCAGCTACGTTAGGGGTGATTCCAGATGTAAGTTGGATTTGGAGTCATCTTACAGATTTTATGAATCTATTAGAAGACCGGGATGTAGTAGAGAGGGTATGGTCTGGTTTTGCTCAAGGTGCAGCTAATGTTCTTATGACTGCCTGGCAAATTGATTATAATAAGAGTCTTAAAGACATTCAGAAGGTTTTTCAAAAGCGATGGCTTTCTTATCAGTTATTGGTAGCAGTAGATAACGATGCTGTTATTAGTGGAAATACTGTAACGACAGCAGCTTACGATCTTACAGTTTTTAAAGTACAGGCAGGAGATTTCGCTAAGTTTCAAGTAACGTCTACTGTTACAGGGTATATTCAATACGTTGTATGTCCTATACTTTCTGCTGGGCAGTATTCTTTTCAGTTTAATACTACTCCATTAGATCTGGTGTACGCTGGGTACTCGAGTAACTACACTGTTGTATTTTTTGGGGTATTAAAAGCTACTGTTTTACCAGTTTCTCCTTTAGTTGTGAATATTCCCCGACTACAAGAGATTATTGTAGACCCACCATCATATCTTACGCAAAATCAAGATTATCATATTGATCGAACTAGTCATGTTGGCTATGTTGATATTGTATTTGAGCCAAATACGTATACGACATTAGATTATCCTCCGGATAAGTTATGGGCAGAAATTACGTATCTTGATAACAATCTTACTATCGAAGCTAATTTTGGCAGTCTAGTAGATTTAACGATAGAGGATTTTGTAAACAATACTGCGCAGTCAGTAGATAAGATTGACTATCTTTCTGCTGTTCGTGGATTATGGTATGCGTACTTTGGTGGTCCTTCTTTTCAGAAGGTACAAGTAGGGACTCAGATTCTTTTAGGTCTTCCTTTTGCGGAGGAAGAGGGAATAGTTAGGACATTAGATCTGAATTTTAGTCCTACTATGGGTAGGATGTTTCTAGAGGATGTTAAAGATAATACAGTAGTACGTGGTTACACGTTTGATTTGATCCCAGATCATAAGGAAGATAGCGTAGCAATTAATACGCGTACCGGATCACCAATAAAAGTAGGAGATACGATTGGGCAGTTTGAGCCTCTTTGTAAGGGAGTTGAAGTAATAGATTATGTAAAAGATCTTATGTGGCCTGCATCATATAGCGGGTCATTTAAAGAAATACAAAAGTTTTTCATGTTTTTGGTCAGAGTGAATGTAGATGTATTTGACCAGAAAAATCTAATTTTCGCTCTGAACTTCATTCGTAAGATCAAGCCCCACTACACACATCTATTGTTTGCTGTGCTTAAGGACGTAGACAGATGTGAGATTGATATTCAAGAATATACCAATATGACCGTCTATCGACGGGTAGTAACATCTACAGATACAAAGAATATTGGCGGATATAGATGGGATGATAATATAGCTGGTGATTCTTTTGTCTCACCATATGCTTCTCTTAAAACAGATGGAGAAACATTTCAACATTATGATGCAGATATACCATTCTTACATGATCGACCAATTTTATTTCCTAATTCGATAGTGAGTATATACCTACATCAGATCAGCACCGATATCTATACTTTGATCGATTTATAATATTAATGATGTATACCGTAGACAGTGTTGGCTATAAGTTCTATAAGTGCGCTATACTGCATAATGAGAGGTACTAATGTTTTCTACTTGCATACACGCCAAATCGAATATGTTCTTAACCGCGAGAGAGCGTGGGAAGTTGGTGCCTGCAATGTGCAGGGAAAGCCATAACATATGGGTAGATCTTGGTAAGATGTTCCTACCATATGTCATTTCACCTACTGCAGGTTTTGCTGGACGGGTGGATAATAGCGTTATCAAATACATAGGCTTTGGTATCGGCGGAAATAAACAAACAGTAGATATTGCTACTTTATATCCGACGCTAAATGCAGATTATCCAGGACAAAAAACTTATGATAAAGAGACGCATACCATCACTACTTTAGAGCGTCCAGTGCTTGTAACAGGTACTGGTGGGTCAGGAGGTAGTGGCACTTGGGCAGGAACAGTAACCGCTCCGCCGACTTTTATTTCTCCTAACAATGATGGAATAAATTCTACAGTAGAGTTTATTACTGCTATAAATGAACAAGCTGTCAATCTAAGTGGAGCATACCCCGCAGTACCGCTTAGTGAGGCTGCTTTGATCTTATCTAGCCAAGTAAATAGTATAGTTGGGGCAGCTACTGCTAGTGTGTATGACTATTCAGATCCTCCTGGGTACATTGGAGCAGGCAGAGCTACATTAGTGGCATACAACAACTTTGCGCCGGTAACAAAGACAACAGATATAGCTTTTGAACTACGTTGGCTTTTAGAGTTCTAGGAGATAATTATGGCAACTGGACTTCCATTTCCGCATGGTGATGGCCCTGGGCAAATAGGTCACCAGGCGGATATAAGTAAAACTGATACTCCTACTTCTACTGGAGGCAGGTTCGTAGGTTTTGCAGAAATAGGTACCTCAGCTATATCTAATCGAGCAGCTTGGGCTCTATCTACTAATATCAATTACTTGTATGAGAAGGTTGTTGCTAATTCTTTAGCTGTTAATACAAGTGTAAGATTCACTTCAGTAGGAATAACTTCATATACTTTAAATGGAGTTGTTTTCTGCGGAGATAATACATACCCAGGTGATGCAGAAGGATTACGTGCTCTTTTTTCAGTAGTAGATTTAATGGGCAATAGCCTTTTAGACACTTCTGGAAATGTAGTAGGTATTTATTCCGTTGTAGGTGGCTCTAATAGTAGTGTTTACAAACAAGGATTCATTACGAATCCTAAAGTATATTTTTGTACGTATGATATTTATGGCAATGTAGCAATATCGCCTTACACAATACCAAATAGTACTGTATTGCGATTGATTTATTCTGTACAGAGTTCCTTAGAGAGTCTACCTACGGATGCACTAACTAGGTATGTTTCACTTGGAATTGAAGACGCATTTCCTCTTGGTGTTGTATTACAAGATGGCACTAGGGCAATGACAGGGAATTTAAATATAGGTAGCCACAACATATATAATTGTCAGGTTATGAATAGTACAGCTGTGAATTGTACTAATGTGACTTGTTCAGATATATTTGGATTAAATACAGGCGCTATTCTGAAAGCGAATAACGTTTTTACCATAACACCTACGCAAGGAACGGTAGCAACACTTACAGCTAAGTATACTGTTAATCCTGCAGAGTCTGGTATAGTAAAAGATCTCGCTAAGCTCAGTTTAGCTGGAGGTGACGCATACACATCACGTTCTTCTATTACTTTGCAGGGCAACCCAAAGAGTGGAACATCTAAAACACGTGTATTGTGGAATGTAACTGATACTACACAAACGCCATTGGGGATGACGCTTGTATTTGATCCTACAAATCTTTATTTTGGTCCTTATGACCAAACATCCTCAAATATGTCCCTAGGAAATCAGGATCATCCTTGGTCTACGTTATGTGCTAATCTTGTAAATGCAACGACTGCAGTTATTATTGATAGTCTTGTAGTCAATTTTGATCATTTACAAGTAGAGGATAAAAATGTTGAATATTTTTATAGACTGCCCTCTCCGCAAGATTATCATTTTATGCAAGATTTTGGTAATGCGTCATTAAATGTAATTACTGGTGGGGGAGATATGTATGTGTCTGCTATTGATGATGCATTTTATGTGTGGACTGAAATGAATGGGCAACAACCATCTCAAGTGATGGCAACTTCACCTGTATTTGGGCGAAGTACTTTAGCAATGATAAACCCAAGTCTGTTTGGTTCATATCAAGCAAGTATTGTAGGACCGACTATAATCTCACCAAATAATAATTTTTTTACTTTACGTACAAGTATATGCTTTGGGACTGATATAGGGAATAAAGGTTGTCTTTTAGGATTTTATTATGATGTGTATACGAATCTTCATGCAGTGGAAATAAGTATTTCTAGTACTCATATTGTAGCTAGAACGTATAATAGGGCAGGTGCAGTCACAAATACACAATCATGGTATGGAGCACCACCAACTTCACAGTTTATCGATATTACTATAGCGTTTACGCCATCTAATGTTTCATTATATACTTCTCATGGGGAATATGTAGAGTTTGCATTTGTTCCAACACAAAGTAATCCCTTAACTCCAATATTGACTGCAACGAATGGTCCAATATCGGTGGATTATATAGAGTTATACTCTGAAGGGCATTTAGTACGCCCAGCTTGGTAACATGTCAACTAAACTTCTTAAGCCTCGTGTAATTGCAGAGCCCTTTAGTGAGAACCAAGCTCAAAGTGTGCCTGGGGCTCAACTTATGGGTACTCGCATGGACGCCATTCAAGGGGATGCTGCTGGAGCAGTAGAAAAGGGTGCTGACTTCGATGGTGGAGGGTTCTTAGGTGACGGTACTAAATTACAACCAGCCTTGAATAGAATTTGGAAAGTAGGGCATGTAGTTAAACGTGCGATGTATTCTACATACGGCATAGAAGATATGGACGCTACATATCAAAGTCGTCTTAATCCTGCTATTAAAGATAATAGAGCTACAGACGCTGGTACTCGAGAAACCTCTTTAACTCGCCGGGGAGATGATATACCGATAGATGTAGCGCATACAGACCAAAGTCACCTAGGTCCTATTAATCCAGGCGGTAATCTACAGACCACATCAGATGTAGGAGTGCAAGGGGCCGGAGTAGGTACAGGAGAGATGGAAGATAATCCTGTAACTGAGGTAGAAGAGGCAGGGCCACAAAGAGCTCGTATAAGGCAAGCTAAGGGGCTTGATAAGCGAGCTGCAGTGGCTAAGGCATGGATAGCCACCCAAACCTCTCCGGCGTTATCAAAGCTCGCACAGGTGCTGCAGGAGCGAGCTTATGATGCTATGGATGCTGGTCCTGAACCCCCTTATGAGGGTCCTCCTATACGTTTCAAGATGCCAGGGCAAGTAAGACCAATGCATAAGGAGAGTGATGCAGAGGCTCAGCCGGGAAGAATAGAAGCAGCTACACAGGCTATGTTTGAGCCATTAGAGCCGATACAGTCGTCTAATCCTCTTGCGGAAGTAAAGAGAGACGTACTTGATACTCGTAAAGCTGTTAAACTGGTCCGGAAGATATTAAATGATCAGCCGTTAATTTAATGGCTAAGAAAAACCCAGGTGGGTTTAGTGGTGAGGACACACCTAGGAGGTTGGAGAACCATGGTGCAGCTAGCAGCGAAGATGTATCCTCACCAAAGTACTTATACCCTGATAAGTTTATTATTTGCTAGCTAACAAAAGTCACGAGTGTGACTTTTGTAGACGGGGGACTGGAGAATTATTTGCCTTTTACTGTATGTAACGCAGGCATTCCCTTCTTTCCCCAGGTCTTTTTCAGCATTTCCAGTTTTCCAACTCAATTTCCAGATCGTCAGCTAGACGATCTAGAGCCATCTGGTCTAAGCCAGATGACTGCTTAGATTTGAATACCTCCTCTAACTCTAACTTTTGTTTTGTCATGTTACACCAGGAAGTAAATTGCGGTGAATACTATCAAAAATGTCAAATCCCATTTGTAGATCATGTTTTTGAACATGGTTTTCCTCCTATATGTCTTATACCGTTAATAGGAGTAGAATTTTCATAGCTATGATCAAAAAGAAAGGGGGACGGTTAGTCCCCCTTTTTAAATTGAATGTCTACGAATTAATGAGATGATCTTCTCTTTAGTAGATACGTCGTCATCTGTTTGATAGATCACTAATCCATTTAACAGATTTTGTAACTCCTCTACATTTAAAGTATCAAGTTGCTGAGAAGGGATACACTGTGTTTCATTTGTAGTGGGAGCCCTAAGTCCATAAGTATTAGGGCTTATTCTTTTCCCGGTTCAAAATCATTATTGGCTTTTGTGATTTCAGCGTCTACATCAGCTGGTTCAAGGTCAGTAGTACCAAGGAACATTTTAAGCATAGCCATGAGCACATAGACTTGTCGTTGAACGTCAATAACTTCTGACTTTAGATTCTTTTCCAACTCATCTACTGCTAATCCAAGTTTATCGATACGAGTAATAACAGCATTCTCTTCTTTCTTGGAAGTTTTAGTAGGCTTTTCTGTAGGGGTTGGAGCTACCTCTTCAGATACCTCTTCCGTCTCTGGTTCAGGCTCTGGAACTGACTTCAAGCTAGTTGTCTTTTTACCAGGTTTTGTCTCAGCTGCGCCACCTTGCTTGCTAAGAATGAATTCAATTAGGTCTTTGGATGCAGCATTTACTGCTTCTTTTGGGGTCATACCAAATTCGTCACTAACTGCTAATGTACGAATTTCAGATCTGCGTAGTCCTTCGAGTTCTTCACGTGTGTAATTAGCCATTTCGGTGTCTTCTCCTCATTTTCGGCGATGCACTCTTTACTGTTTGTAATTTAGGATTTTCGAATCTGAGCGCCCAAGATCCGAAATCCCTTTCAATCTGAAAACGTGCATTCATTTCACTTTCGGCTACACGTTCCCAGGCACTGCAATGGTACCCTGTTACTATTTTATTTTCATCAACTACCGAACAATCTTTTAGATGTCGGCATGATGTACACGCCCTCATCACGAATCTCTTTTTCCCCGCACCATATCCGCTTTATTCATACGTCTAAAGCCTTCGTCATGATTAATAACAGCGCAGATAGCTACTCGAGCCGGTGGACAAAGAGGACAGAAGTAATCTTCAGATTTACACTTTAATTGCCCTAATATTGTGTCAGGGTGTGTCTCCTGCATGTAAAGCATTAGTTCTCGCTCATCATCTATAGGGTCCGGACTATCTATTTCGTCCGGAGATATAGTACCTGTGAGTAATCCTGTCAATACCTCTCTTCCCATTCCACGGTGTGCAGAAAGATGTCCAGCCTTTTTGCATAGAGCAATCAGTTCGGTTACATTTAGTTCATCGAGAGGATGTACTTTCTCTAGCATCATATTGTTCCTTAGTCAGACCCACTAGGTCCTCAGTGATAGGTTGCAGGGATATATACATCCCTGGATGTTCCGGATCACAATGTTTCTCCAGAACCAACCTGAAGTTATGCTCATCCCCTATACCTATTGCCTCAGAAATGGTGTCCTCTATGAGCTTAACTTGGTTGCTAAGATCTATACGCTTATACCGCATTCCCTTCGTAGATTTCAGGTACTCAACTTGATCAAAGAATACACTTAAGCGTAGCTCATATGGTACGTTCTCTTTAAGCCCCAAAAATGCTGCTCTACCATCTTGTTGAATAGCTCGCATAGCAAAGACTTTAAACGCCCTTGCCTCTGGAGATAGAAACCGTCCCTTCCCTGGGATGTTTATGTATATTTTGTTGGATGATGGGGGTAGTTTATCTATCCACACACGTAGTTGGCTCACTGACGACCTCTCCGGAAAACAGAAAGAACATCACTTCTAGCTGGACCAGCTTTGAAATTATTGGCTTTACGTTCTCCTGTATACCTATGCCCATCAACATTACTATTATGCTCACAACCAGTAATAACCCTAGAGATAGTCTCTATGTCCCGGTATAACCCCTCCGTAATGGCTTTGAGCATAGTATATTTGTATTCAGCTGTTTCAAGGTCTGCATTGAGCTTGATGTACCGTAGGTCTGTACGTGTAGCATCATCTTTATCAGATACTGTCTTCTCGGCTGATTTCTCTCTTCTGATTTTAGCCCAGGCAAAATCTCTAGCAGACTCTGCTGTATTCTTTGTTATACGGGCTTTAGGAACTAGGCTATTAGAGTAGTCATACCATGCTGTATACCAGTTTAGTAGGTCTAGTAACTGAGACATAGTCAAGTCGCTTATACGTTCTGGTAGATAAGGTCTATCTGCTAGGTCTCCATCACGTCTAGGTCTTTCTGCTTGAGGAAAGCCCATCATGGACATGTCTGCGTCTCCTTTGTCTACAGCCTGTGCGTACAAAGATATCCCTTGTCCATATTCTGCTTCAGTGATTGGCACTTACTCCTCCTTTCGTCGATCACTTCGAAAGATAGTTGCTGCAAGTGGCCCTCTTGATTTTCCAGGAGGTTTACAGATTTTGGCGTATTTACAGTTCTTACAAGTAGAGCCTATTTCCTGTTTTGGCTCTTTATTATTCATTGCACAATCACGTACATAATCTAGTTTATCCGTAATGGCTTTCCATCGATGCTCATCAAACTCCATAACATATTCAGCTAGACTTGAATCATTTTTGTTATAGTACAAAAAGATCATTACCGGTAAGTCTAAACAAGCCTGATACACGGTCCCTTGCATTATGTGTTCTGCATGTGGACCATTGGTTACTTTAAACCCATCCGTATTGATGGTCTTTATTTCTAGTCCGGCTCTAATATGTGCAGCAGGAGTGTTTACTTCGTACAGCCCGTCCATGTGCGCGGAGATATCATATTTATCTGCTATGATATTGTTCTCCGGACAGATTTTTACTTCATCTTCAAACTTCTCTGTCTTCTTGTGCTTCTTTGCGTACGCTATTAAATACAGCTGTAGCTGTAAGTGTATAGCTGAACCGGTATCAAAAATACGACGAAGTCTCGGATCAAATGACTTCTCAACTTTAGCTCCAATATACCCATAATAGAGGGCTCTACCACAGCCCATTGGGTAATTACCGTCTAATGTCTTTCCAGTTAGGCTACCTATTTCTGAAGCGTGGAAGATGTGACTTCTTCGTGGAGCGTCTCCTATACATAGTTCACCACGCATTTGCAGAGGTTCTATATTTAGGTCTTCTAGGAAGGACTCAATGCGGTCTTTAATTACTATATTCTGTAGTATGCTTCTATCAAATTCCCTGCTTTGCGCAGTAGTCAGCAATTCGGCTGTATTCATTTAAATTTCTCCATGAGTTCGAGGAACAGATCATAAGACAGTGTTACATATCGTTTGTCTAGCTTACGGAAGTTCAACACTAAAGCAGGTTTCTCTCCTGAGAGTTTAGCGTGTCTTGCAACAGCTTCTAAGTCGCTGCTGTGAAGTGTGTAGCTTTTGACACTGTCTGTATATTTGTGTTCAAACCTCCACTCACCATGTACTCGAACATCATCTTTGGCATCTTGATTTCCAGAACCTGGCTGTACAACACCATCGACGTCTATTGCTAGATTTCGTTCCATTTCTCTAGATAGGCGTACTCTTCTTGCAGCTCTTCTTGCAGCTTTTTTTGCTACTTCAGCGTCTGCATATTTGACATCGAATTTTATTACGTGGCCATTATCTTGACACTGATCACACAGACGGAAGTCTTGTAGAATATCTTCCGTCTGTGCGTTCCTAAGTACATACCTGGTACTTTCTCTAACTTTTCCGCAGCCATTACAGGAGAGGCCAAAACCTATGTATCTGATACCTAGTTCCAGGTTTGTACTCATTACTTGTACCTTATGTGCCCCTGTCCTGCGAACTTAATAGCCTCGATTCGTAAAAGAGATTGAAAGTCATTATCCTCTTCAATTCGTCTTTGCATTTCTTCTTTACTACCGAGCTTCATTTCTCCTAATAGGAAACCCACTTTTGAGCCTCCATAGGTTATGATGTTATTAGTAACACAGTAATTTTCTAAGTCAGCAGCAACATCAATTTGCGGAGGATTGAAATAATAGTTATATGTTCCAGTTAGTCCTTCGTGGGTACCTGCCTTACCTTTGGTCAGTTCCCATACGATCTCTTTACCTACATCTTTATCTTTAACTGTAATGGCCTTCCCTTTACGTAGTTGTATATCGATCATCTTTCCATGACGAAGAGCATAGGCTCCTGTGGTCTTATACTCCCTGGCGTGCCCATACTGCTTCAGATTAGCCCGGACTTGACGAAGACCAATGATAGTAGTTTCATTCTCCCACATATATGGGCGTTGGCCTTCCCAAGAGCAGTCTCCATTCCCACATTTATATGAGTAATTACCTTTGCCGAAGAGTTTAAAACCTAAAGGTCTATTTAAACATTCAGGACATATTTTTTGTGGAGAAAGAGCACCAAAGACTTTTCTCATCCAACGGGTTTGTACGTTAGATGCGTCAGCTACTTTGGCATTATCTTCCAGTTCTTTATTTTCATCAGCAATAGTCAGCATGGCGTCCCATGAGTCTATGCCTATGATCTGATAGGCGTTACAAGCTACCCAATCTACAACACCCTCTAGGATTTTCTCTGCTGCAGCACCACGGAATACATGGAAGTTTCCGATCTGTTCTCGAAATTCATCTGCTTCTTCAGAGGTGAGTTCAGGTTGTCCTTTTAGATGTCGTTCTCTACCTATTGCTTCTATTTCGTAGTTAGATAGAGCTACTTTTACACCTATAGCTCTAGCAAATAGCTTATCAAAAGCCCCTTCTAAACAAACCATGCCTATGTTGGTACTGCCTCTGTGTATACGTTGCTGATTGGCCAGGTAGTGATTAAGAAGTAGGTTCTTTCCAATACCATCTAGCCCATCAATTTGAGAGAGGCCCCCAGCAGGAAGGCCTCCACCACAAGCAATGTCTAATTGTACAATACCACTAGGTCTACGCAGATCGAAACGCCCTTCAATCTCCTCCCCACGCTGTAGAACAACTGCATCCCCACCTAACTTTGCTTGAAGGGCGTCTAGTAGTTCATTGGTGTCTGTTCGTGGAATTTTATTGCGGTCTATGACTTTTGTTTCAGTTACTTCCTTTTTAACTTTCGCCATTGACACTCTCTTGCTTTTTTGTAGGTTCCTTTTCGTATGGAAGGCTGCCCTTCTCATCATCTAGTGGGATATTGGCGTCAGGGTTATTTGATAAGTTCTTCCCTGCTATTTTTTCTTGTTCCACTTTCTTTGGGTCGATCACTACTGCATATTTTTCCATCTGCATTCTCCTTCGGTAAGTATTGGTTTATTACGTCTGGCTCCTGAAACAAAATTACGGAATTCCTAACTCCAAATTTTAGTGTTGTACAAGGCTTGAACCTTATTCTACGTCTAGCTTTAGTCCAATACCGTTCTCCGGTTTTGTAATTACGGACAGAATGAGGAGCTGCAGGTACGTTAAAGAACGTACCTACAGTATTCCATTTTACATTCTGTCCTCCAGTGAGCGCGTTATGTATTGTTGCTGCAACGATTCTTAGCAGTTTCCTAACTTCACGCTTGGTGTAGTTAGTTTCTTCAGATACTTTTGTGACTAATTCTGAATACGTCATATTAACCTTTGGCTGTAGCCCAACTATAACCACTACCACCATCAACATTTAACGGAACGGAAAGATCAAAAGGAAGTGGATGTTCCATTTTATGTTTGATGATTGGTAGCGCCTCTTCTACGGATTCTTCAGGTACCTCGAAAATAAGTTCATCATGTATTTGGAGAAGCATTTGTACTCCCAGATTTATTAAAGTTTGATCAAATTCACATGATATCATAGCTCTTCTAGCTACATCTGCTGCAGAACCTTGAATGCGTGAATTAACTGCTTGGCGTTCTGCTCTAGCTAATTCTCCACGTTCTCTACCAGTCATCGCACTACGGTACATTCCTCCAAGAGTTTCCATACCTGGAAATCTACGAGGACGGCTGGTAACAGTACGGACCATGTGTTGCTCACGTATCGCTCTATGAGTATCTTGTATAAATTGTCTAACTTTGGGGTATGGACGGAAATAGTCTTCAATTTTGACTTTAGCGTCATTTACAGATATGCCGAGGCTGTGTGCAAGTTTATTTGGACCTTCACCATAGGTTAACGTACTAATCCCAAGTTTCCTTGGGTACTGACTATACCTTTGAAGAGCATTGGAGTTGAGTAGTTTCCAATTACGTAACATTTTGCTCTTCTTCCACCGTATCAACAAGAAAACGTGAATGACTACACTGCTTGATTGATCAAGCTTCTTGTTGAGGACATCCTCCGGTGTCCAAGTCGATACACTACCCTTATTGGGCAGCACGGGATTGCCTTGTGCAAATGCATTTAGGTTTCCCCGTTTTGAGTGGATTTTACTTCGGCTTAACACATCGGTCTACCGAAGCCGACTGTCTTGCTAGCTTGTCGGGCAAAACACATAGCTTTTTCAGTATCATTGAGTATTGCTTCTGGGTTCTTTTTTTTCTTTAATGCCTTATTTAGCTCATCATAATCATACCCGTACATCATGCAGGCGGTACCTGCATGAATATCCCAACCACGGTTTATGACTCCTATCATGTTCTCGTCATTAGCCCCATGTGCCAGTAAGCGCATTTCTAGTTGGCTATAATCTAGTACGATAAACCGGTATCTGTGTTTAGGAATAAATGCTTCACGTAAGTGATATATATCGTTATCAGGACGAGGAATATTTTGAAGGTTAGGATCAGTGGAACTTAATCTTCCGGTAACCGTCACATGTTGTGTAAGTGTTGGATGTATTCTTCCATCTGGATCTGCACACTTAGAAAGACCTTCTACATACGTGCTTTTGATCTTATTAACTTTGCGTAGTTGTGAAATCAATTTACATACTTCTACACCCTCTTCCGCATATATGTTTAATGTGCTTTCATCTGTAGAGGGTAACTGCCCTTTAGTCTTTTTGATTGGTTTAAGTTTGAGCTTATCAAAAAGTAGCCAACGAAGTTGGGCAGTACTTCGTAAGTTGATCTCTTTTCCTGCCACTTTATTAATCTTCCGTTCGAGACGAACAATTGCATCGGACATCTGAGGTTTTAAGTCTTCTAGATACCCGGTATCGACCATAATACCTCTTCGGATCATATTGTAAAGCACCCGTGTAAAAGGCATCTCAACTTCTTGAAAGTAATCCCATAAAGAGATGTTATCTACCATCTCTTCCGCAGCTAGACGTTCTCTTAGTACATCTTTTACCTTGAATGTGGCGTAGGCGTCTAGTGAAGCGTAATTGATAGCAGCCCTGAAATCTTCTTTAAGTCCGCGAAGAATACGAGTTTCAGTGCTGTCATCTTTAAACTTCTTTGCAAAGGTATCTTTGAAACTGGCCATGTTCATGTTGCAGTAATCTAGAGCAGTTTCTTTTAAACCATGGCAGCCTTGTCTGTTCTCATCATGCAGCCAGTCCATTGCAAGAGTACAGTATGCGTTACCGATGGGGGCGCGTACTCCTGAGTTAGCTAGCATACAGAAATCGAATGTCATATTAGTGAGCCACCAAATCATGTTTGGGTCTTGAGAAAGTTCGGCATCAAAGATGCGTAACATGTCTCTACTGAAGCAGTATCGTTTTTCCGGAGAAGGACAAGCAGACCAAACTACAATATGATCTTTCCAACGGTTAAGTCCTGTGGTTTCTGTATCTATTGCACACTCTCCAGTATCTTTAGCGTGCCTTATAAATTTCATCATCTCTTCCGGGGTGTCTACCCAAACTACTGGGGGTAGTGGTTGAAGAATTCCAGCCAAAGCGCGGCCCTCCTATGGGTGTTTTGGAAAGAAGAAACCCCGCCCTCTATTACTAGAGAGCGGGGAGTTTATGCTGCTATTACTTATTGTAATTAGCTTGCCCGTACTCACGAGCTTGTGGAGCTGAATCCCTATAAGGATTCCGTATTCCAAGTATTTCTGCCTGTACGTCTAGTGGGTCCGGGCAGAATATTTCAGGGAAGTTCCAAGGCTTTGCCATTTCCAACAAGTCCTCAGATAGTACAGTTGGTGTCCAGCGTACAATTTGGACAGTTGAGCTAGCACCTTCTCCTTGTCGTTTAATGTCGAGGTCGCAGTCGTAGATAGAGCGTGGTTTCGGATCTTGACACACCTTATTTTTATTATTGCATTCAAGCTGAGTCAGTAGCCATCCTGTATGACCACATTTGCATTTATACGGAGAACCCGTAATGCGATAGTATTCTGCTGATTGCGTTTCATCTGCAAGATTGAAGTCATTTACAGAAATAATAGGCTTACCACATTCCTCGCAGTCACAGGTAATTTTCTCTATAGTTCCAATTCCGCCACAAGTAGCACAATCTTTCTCAATCTCGTCAATAGCACCAACTAGATTTTGTATGTGACCAAAGCCCATACTCCAATGTACTTTCTTACCAAAGCTCTTGGGTAGTTTATCGGCACAATATTCACATTTACGGCCTGTACATGGCAGCCTGTTAGTGATTGGTTCGCCTTTACGCTTTCCATTTTCAAACAGAACAGGCTTACCGTCACGTACTGCTGGCACATCGTGATACCAGTCTAGGTGTATTCCAGTGAAGGCGTGCATTACGCGCATAGAGACTGTGCGGTGATTTCTATCAACACCTTCTTTAGTCTCTTTCTCGAATTCGTCCCAACCTAGACAAGTGCCACCTATCTTTTCTGGACGACCATTAACTAGTGCCCATTCTCCGGAACTAACGAAGCTCTTACTAGTACGGGCGCTATAGAAAGAGATGTATTGGTAGTATTCCTTTTCTTCCCCCGCTAAGTCTTTATAGTTGCCGGGAACAAGACGGAATTTTGCTATTGTCCCTTTAGGGGGAGCCCATCTACAACCCCACCTAATGTTGAGAGATGCTCCTCTACTTTTATTACCTCCGCCGTTAAATCCTGCATTACGGCTCGCGATGTACCCATGTAGTCCCTGGGCGGTCGTAAGTCTTCTTGTTGGTGAGTATTCCATGTTCGTTTCTCCATTCATTGAATGTTTTTGCCGTATCTAGGCTTTCTTGGATTTCTTCTTTACTTAGATTGTCGGGTTGTGCGCCTTCCTCATATATGTCTGGGTAATCACATACTAGAAAGTTTAGCCCTCGATTTATCAGTCTTGGTCCTGCGTCAGCTGTTCCCTCCATTCCTGCTTTGTTTTTATCTAGGAAGAAGATGACCCAGCCATCATGCTTCGCTAGAGTTGCTTCTTGTATATCACTCATTCTACTTCCCTGTAAGGCTACAGTGTTTTCGAATCCTTGTTGTAGCATCCACAGGCAAGCTTTATATCCCTCAACTACTATAACGGTATCTAATTCGGTATGGAACAACTTAGGGTAGACATTATGCATGTTCCATAGAAAATGATGGTTCTTTATTTCGTATTGTTTGTATTTAGCGACATCTTCGTAGTCATCGGATGCAAAACGCATCAGATCTTCCTTCTTATACACCTTGTACCTAGGGAATGCACCAGTAACAGTACGTCCACTAATGCCCACCAAGTTACCATATAAATCCCGGATGGGAAATGTGATTCGTTCATACTCTTTGTCAAAACCTATGTCCATTTTCTGTAGTAGTACTTCATCAAAACCGTCATCTATTAATTTGATCGGGCAATAATCAAATACTCCTAGTAGACTCTCTTTTAGGAAATGTTTACCGTGTAGGTCTAAAGCCTTAGGTGGCGCATTTACTTTGACTTCTCTTGCCAGCTCTAATACTAGGTCTATCTTCTGTGCGCTTTCTCCCATCGCTTTAAGAAATTGAGGGAAAGTTCCTTTTTCACCACATGCATGACAGAAGTATAAACCGTTGCGGAGATTGATATAGAAAGATGGTGTTTTTTCATTTCCATCTTTATGGAAAGGGCAAGGCCCTCCGATATTACTGTTACCGGAGGGCTTTACAAACCTTAAGTACTTCTTAGCTGACTCGAGTACTACATCAGACAGAGCCACTGGCTGGTCCTCTACGTGAGATATTGATTGCTGGTCCTTTATTCCTTAGCTCCTTTCCAGGTGTAGGAGCGTTATGATCTGGCATTTCTTCTGGTACATAGTTCTTCCAGAATATTTCTTTAATGTCTTTAGAGTCGTTAAACACTACAGGCATCATCATTGGCTTTCCATCTGCTCCTACTTTTGCCCCGCAATCGTCATACACTTGCCGGTATAATTGAGAGAAGTTAGTTGCTGGGTCTCCATGAATAGCAAATCCTGCTATATTAGCTTCGCGGGAAGCAGTAATAGCAAGTGCTAGTTCATTATGACTAGAATCTACTCTCTTCTTTATGATTTCAATAGCTAAATCAGTATCCTGTGCATAGGAGTCTGAGAAGGACATATTGATTGCAGACTTACCTTGTTGGTCTTCTTTTTCACTAGCTCTGTTAGCTTGCAGGGTAGCTACAATTGGTCTTTTGATGTCTTGAGCTAGTTCTTTTAGGTCTTGAGAGATGGAAGCTTGATCTCCCCATTTCATAGACCTAGCACCGTTATCTCTATCATTACGCATTAGATAGACTGCATCAGCAATTATCAGGTCTGGTTTGAAATCGTCTATCTTATTTCTTAAACCACGAACGCCTCCGCCATACTTCTTATCTTGTCTATCACTGGTAATGACTATTCCTTTTTGTTTTCCAGTTTCAAGACTACAGGTAACCTCGTCCTGTTTCATTGTTTCCATTATGGAGTAGAAGTGGTCTTCCATACTGCCACCGTGAGGATGCGGAAGTGTATGAAGTAAACCATGTTTCCATTCTCTGTATGGTGTGCCTATAAGAAGGCAAACACATCTCTCCATCATTTGTTCTGGAGCCATTTCACGGGTATAGATAAGTATCTTACGGCTGCCATAATCGTAGGCGTACATTCCTATATTCAAGGCTATCCAGGTTTTGAGACTGTTGTGTGTTATAAAGTCCTCTACTACGAATACCGGTTCTCCCTCCTCTATGGTGATGTCATAACAGTCTTTAGGCCCTAGTTTTTCAATGCTTAGTATTGGCTCCCACCGTATGTCAGAATTGGCCCAGTCAAGTAGCTCTGGAGCGTCTAAGTGCTCTGCTAATCTGCGCAATAAATGTCTACTAATGTTTCCTGTTCTTCTGAATAATTTTCCTATGGAGAAGCCTGACCACAAGTATTTCCACTCTTTGATACCCTTAGCAGTAAGGATAGCCTGCATTAACTCATCGGAGTACGGAATACCATCATCGTGTCTTTTGCGTCTGATATCGGCTTCCGCTAATCTTTGTAGTTTCTTTGCTTTATGTCCACATTTTAGATCAAGTAGCTTGTGTAGTACTGCGTGCTGTTCTTGTGAGAATATGTGTAGATGCCATGCTGTAGTGCCGAAGTTAGTTTCTACCTCAGATATAGTTCCGGTAATGCCAAACCGTAGTAATAGGTGCTTTACGTCTCGAATTAGGTTATAGCTAGCACTACACCAGGACACAGTGCCTTTTCCTACCGTACCATCTGTATCTGTATATGCAGATAAGAAAGCCTTAATAGCGGTATCGTGGCTTCGAAATAAGACATCTGGTACGTGCTTATCCGGTCCTTTTTGACCATGACAGCCTACCCTCTTTAGTAGGTCTAGTATTGTATTTCTGCTAGTAGATTTACCAATTATTCTGTACTGTATGTCTTTACACCCATCAGGTTGGTGTAATACTGCTCCTAGTGCCTCTACGTTATCGTATAGATCACCTATTACATCCTTGTCTTCGTTTGTGAACTGCACTTCATTTCTAGTATAGTTACCGTCTCCTATTAGATAACCTAGTACTGTAGCTTCTGCGGTACTTAGTGAGTCAACTGCGGGAGTAATTGATGGTAGTTTTCTTGCTATGCCTATATATGCTCCGACAGATAACTCCCCGGCAGCTTTGAAAGCCATATTGGGTATCATCAGAGGGTGGTCTTCCCCTACTTCAATGGTATGGCCACTTTTAGTTGTTATTCTTACTGCATTCTTTATGCCTGCATATGTACCTGAGCACGGACCCCAAGTTAGTTTGTGCCCTTTTGTGACAGGCACGGAGTCTGGAGGTGTTTCAATGGGAATTAGGCTACCATCTTGAGCCATTACCCGTTGACCAGCTACCACACATTTTGGCCTGCCATAAAAGATGATGTATTCGCCGTCTTGCATCCCTCTAGTTTCATCGTTTAATACTTTCCAGGGGTATGGTATTCCTTTGAGTACTCCTCGATTTTTATTTTCCTCGTAGAGATACCGCACAGATTCAATAGATTCAGATACAACAATATCTGTACTTCCTCTACGTTGTTTACCTAGTTCTTTTACTTCCCGTTCAATATGAGCAATTGCTTCGTCAGGTCTATCTTTCCAATCCTCAATATATGCGGATAGTTTTAAGAGTCTAGAGGATGCATTATGTTTTTGAAAGTCCTCTATTGTTGAGGACATTTTCATTCTATCTACTGCCGGGAGATCTATTGTAGGAAAATCCGCTTCAATCTGTTCTCGAGTAGGTATGTCTCCGCCAGTTTTTACGGCATGATAGAACTTTAACATATGGTCGAAGAGCATACGTGCATCTGAGTCAGTGAGGTGGTCTATACGTATACCGGCATCTATTACGGCCCTCATACCGGTAGGACCGACGTCAGCTATTTTCGCTATTAACTTCAGATCTCTATTGGCAGCCATAGTACCCCTTTCACAGTTGACGAATAGATACAATTCCTCCTTTTGTGAAGATACGAGGGCTGTTCTTTGTTTTTTCGACTATGCAAATGCAATATCGATCTGTCCATTTCAATATACCGTCGTAGTTGAGGTCCAAAATTGTTTCTATTCTTACTTCTTTACCGTACCAACCTTTAATCTCACTGTGCCAGTTTTCATGCACATTAATGGAGTCCTTAAGTGCACTGACTTCTTTTTGTAAGTTGAAAACTGCTGATGCAAGTTGTACGTTGTCTATAATGCCACTGTCTCTACGAAAGGTTTCATGTGGTGGTCGCATAGTTTCCTTGAAAAATATAAGGAACTAAGACTACATCGGTAGACGTAGCCTTAGTTCCTTATTGTGTGGTTATTGCGCTACTGCAGCCAATGCAGTGAGCTTAGGTGCCATTGAAATAAATCGTCCAGCCATATCTTCAATATTCACACGCTTATCCATATCTTCATTGATATCTTTTGCTGCACGAGTAATAGCCTGTAGCACTCCGTACATGTTATCTAATGGTTCAAGTTTGAATGCATCTTGTGCTGACTTAATGAATGTTTTACTAGCTTCTAGCTTAATCAGTTGAGCTTCAATTTCTTTTTCGGCGTTATTTACAGGAATGCTACTCAATAGTTTTAGCTTATTCCCGGTGGATACCCATTTCTTATCTATACCCGCAAATACATCATTTAATTGTCGGTCAAGCAATGCTTCCTCAATAGGACGATGTTGTCGGTATAGAAGTCGGCTCTCGCCAACACTAATAATTGCCCCATTCAAACAAACTAACCGGAAGCTGAATTCATCGATAATTACTGCGGTATACCCAACTTCAGAATTACGCATGGTTAACCCTGGATACACTAGGTCAGATGCAGGAAGCTTTCCTTCCCTTTCTGCAATATCATATATGCGTCGGACATCTGGATTAGCATGTCCACGATCAAGAGGACCTAGGTCTATTGGGTTCTTAGCTACTAATGTGTAATAGTTGCAGTGGTCATTGCCCCATTGCTCATGCTTATTGAAGTGCCCCTTCATAAATCCGAGATTGGATAGTTCGCTGCTGAATCTACGTTCACATCGATCAAATATCTTTTCGTCATCGATGGGTTCGTATGTAGGAGACAATACAGCGCGAAGGTATCCATCTGCTTCTTTCAATCCAGGAGCACCAGGACGATATTTTTTAGTCCTGAGTTTCTTACTCTCACCACTATGGGTGAACCTACGTTGTAGCTCTTCTTGAATTTGAGCATGGTTCACCCACTTAGTATTGAACCACTTATCCCAATGAATCCCCAAAGATTGCCCGAGTTGGAATTTAGCCCAATTAGTTATGCTGTAAGTACCGATGCCAGGAATATCCATGTTCAGCTTTTCATCAATCTGAACATCAGACATCTTTATTACTACATCTTGATTTTTTAGATCGTGCTCTTCTGCTACTTCTTGTCTGACTGTTTCAAACTTGATCAGTTTCTTCGTGTCCTCTAATCTCAGTCCGTTCATTGTTTTTCTCCGTCGTTTGAGTACGTTGAACCATAAAGTGTCTAGGTATTAAATCGAATTCCATTGATTCTAGTAGTTCTTTAAGTGTTGTGAGTGTTTCTTCAGACCAGTTTTTAGGATTGGCAGTGCATTTACCGTGTGTATGTACGATCTTTTTTGTAACTTCGTCGTATTGAGCTAGTGCATATACAGCGTGAAGTAATATTCCGGTGTCCGGAAAGTTGGTAACGGAAAGTTCTGTTACTTGCAAAGCGTTTACCTTACTTTCTGCATCGCAGACTCTCATAGGTTACCTTTTTGCGAAGTCTTGAAGGTAAGCGCCCATTTCTTCTGCACCCTCTTTTGCTTTACCTTCTGCTACGATAGCTGCTTGATCAATAGATGCCAGTATGGAGTGTATGTCTTGATTACACGCCACACTTACGGTTACGGTAGATTCAACGGTTAGTCCTGCGTCTCGAGTACTGAACCAGTTTTTGAATCCACGAGTGACACTTACGTTACCACGTCCATCTCCTATGTCAAATGGGAATTCTATATTGTCGTCTAGATTTTTGCTGTCTCTAATTCTGCCGCCATCGGTACGTATTTTTTGTGTAGCTTCGCCTCGAATGGTAGCGCTAGCAGGCACACCTGGTACAAGTTGTTTGGTCATGCTTTTTTACTCCAATGGAAGTGCCGGAAGGGTGAAAGGTTTTGGGGTTCCTGGTATAGCTGATGGGGGTTGTGCTTTTTCATGATATGCCTGTCGTACGATGTCATTATCTACTTCCCCTTGTCGTACCATTTGTTCGAGCATAGGTTGGTTCAGCTCGTATATTATTTTTCGAGTCAGAACTAATTCTGCTTGACCTACGGGTAGGTGTTCAGACAAGAAATCTGTATCGTAATATCTTTCGGTTTTCTTTTGAGCGCCTATACCTTCGTAAACCAGTTGTCTATGATCAGATCTTTGTAGTTCTGATTTTACATCACGAATAGCTACGTCTAGTAGTTCATTCCTATGTTTTACTAGGGCATAAAACTCTTCAAGTACTGGGCGTACATTTAAATCTTTTAAGAAGGCTACTAACTCTTCATTAGCCTCTTTGTATTTTTTAGCGTTTCTTTTTGCTGTTGTTTCTGGTGGTGCTTCAATCGGTTCTGTCTTCTTCATCTAGTTCTTCCTCAAAATCTTGATCTTGTTGTTTTTGCTGTTCTACATCTGGAGGCAGAATTCCGTAGTATTTTTCTCGTAAGAAATCTAGAGCATTACAAATAGTGCCAAAGTCTTCTTCAGTTGGTCGCCAAGGACCTGTGGATTGTGTTCTATTTGAACTAGAAGCAAGTGATGCTAAGTCATGCATTGGAAATACTGCGTATCTTAATTCTGTACGTCTTCCCGGTAAGTGCATGACTTGTACTTCACCACGGGTTCTAGCTGTAACTGTTCCTTTACCGGTCAATGCTTGTAGTGCAATACGACCGAATGTTACTATGAGTAGAGGGTCTATAATATAGATCGTCTCTAATAGTCTCTCCCTACAGGCAATTCGTTCTATTTTGTTAGGCTCTCTGTATGACATAAACTTTTTACCTGTACGTTCGTCTTCTTTTTCAATTTGCGGATAACAACAAACAATGTTGGTAAGGTAAATGTCATTCTTTAGACTTAACTTTGCCCCTTGAAGAAATTGATGGAGTACTATCCCAGCATCACCTCTAAAAGGTCTACCAGAAATATCTTCTTCTTTTCCAGGGCCTCCCCCTACAAACAGTAAATCTGCATTAGGATTACCTTCTCCAAATACAACGTTTTTTCTGGTTTTGTGTAGAGGGCATTTTTCGCATACAGACCATTTATCCTCTAGTTCTTTGAGTGCTTTTTCTTTGTTCATGCTGTGCCCATACTCCACGTAATATGACGCATCCGGTAGATTTCGGCACCGTGCCGAAATCTACCAACTGCGTTATAAATCTTGATCTAACTACTCTTTGGTAGTGATGTCGCCATCACTAATCCAGAACTTTTAGCTCGAAGTTGTTGTTCCATGTCTTTACATGCATTCATGAGATGCTCTACTACGTCTCTTACATCCGGCTGAGCTTCTACGTCAATATACGTAGTAGCTTTTATATAGATATCTCCACCACTCATAGACAACGGGAATGGAAATATTTTGGTACTAGCAGAAATACTAGGACCTTCTGCGCTCATCAATGCAAACAATTGGTGATGAAAAATTCTAGCATTTCTCAGAAAAATAAATTCTCCTCTATCCATACTACGAATGAGTATATCGTTATCCTCGTCAACAAATCCTACATACATGTGCTGTGAGTTACTGTTTCCGAGAATTACTAGTCTGCTCATTTCTTGTATCTCTCCAGTTCATCAAATGGTCGAAGGATTGTGTATTCAAATGGACCGCCTTCATCAACAGGCCATTCATTAATAAGTTTCTTTAATTGCCTACACATTTTGTGGAATTTTGGAATGAATACATGGTCGAGTATTACTACTACTGGATGATTACCACCTCCGCGATAACCAAGTATGCGTCCCATACCTTGTTGTAGAGTGTTCTTTCCCCCCATATCAATAGCGCCACTACCAAACGGAGTAAGAAAGAACACAGTATCTAACGTTTTCTCATCTAGTGCTTCTTTAACTAATTGAAGCGTTCCAAATGTTATTTGTTTAGCCTTTAGCGTTTCTATTCTAGCTGCAGGCTTTTCATCCCCAGTACACAATCCTGAATCTGGGAACATAAGATGAAGCGCTCTTAGTTGATCTACGCTATGACTTAGAGCAAGTATCTTACGTCCTTTGCTGACTGGTAATTGAAGCTTGTCAGCAATAAACTGATTGTTGGCCGGAAGAGTACCAAGATAAGTCCTCAATTTAGGTATATTGAGTTTACCTCGAGTATCGTATACCCTGCTTGCAACTTCAGGGTCTCTCAGGTCTATTGTGATTGGGACTTCTTGAAGATAGATACGCGGCTTCACATCTTGAGCTAAATCCCGGAAGAAGACAGGACCAATATGATATTGGTAGATAGGCTCCAGTCCATCTTCTCTATTTACTGTAGCCGTCAGTCCATATCTATTTCCATAGAACATAGGAGCTGTGTGTATGAAGAGTGGAGCACTTAAATGATGGCAGTTATGCACCACTAGCCCATTAACCAGGTACGTATGTGTGTCTTCTACTTCAAGGTTGTAGACATAACCGTCTGGACACACCTCTCCAAATTCCGAGTCACTTCCCTGTTCGTAAACCTCAACACTGTCCACCCGAAACCATTTAGTAGCTCGTCTTTTCTCGCATCTTGGTCCTTCCTGCCCCAATGGGACCGACCATCTACCTCCACATTTATCATTCTCGATGGGCAGGCTATGTCTAGTTTGTAGTGTGTTGGATAGCCCCCCTTGTGACGAGGTTTGTGTGTAGGCACTATGTACTCCAGGCACCAACCTTTTTGCTGTAATTGTAGAGCATCGTACAAGATCTTCTGTACCGTTGGGACGGCTGATCCATTTCCACCCCGTACTGGTGGGCGTAAATCCATGCTCTTTAGCTTCTTTTGTGTAGCTTTTCTTATCTTCAGGTCGAACATAGGATTGTTCTTTTTCATTCTCTCTGAGAGGATGTCGGATCTCTGTATATTCGTCCTGCGCATTGTTAATGAGGATATTTTTCGACGGTACTCCATAGAGCATGTTTGTGAACAGTAGGCTCTCCCTGATTTTTTGTAGCGGTCTATCTTGCTTTTCTGAGCCAGTATTATGCCCTTTCGGCATGTAGTGCATATTGTAGATATGTTGTTCATTTTTAGTTCCTTTTATGTAGTCCCCTGCCGTTAAATTACCTGCTTTAACCCACCCAGTAGCAGTTAGGAATGGGTGAGGAATGGTGCAGTAGTAGGCCGCACCTTCTACATTTATCTTAACAAGGCACTTTGTTTTTCTTCTTGTTACGCCGATTACTTTTTTATCGACAAATATGTGCGTGCCTTCGTCATATGAAGGCACAATGTCCCCAGGCACTATCTTTTCTATGGGAACTCCCCCTATAGGAGTACCTGCGATAAAGCACTCATCATAATATACACCACCAAAGTACCGATCAAATTTCTCTGGTAATTGTTCATAGCGTATAGCTAGCGTGTTAATCATCGCTAGTACTATTCCTCTTTCTTTCCAGTCCCATTTAGATGGGTCACCTTGTACCACGCCAACGCCTCCTTCAACATCTAAAAATTTCTCAATACGCTCTTTCCATTGATCTATGAGGGTGGTGTTATTTACGATCACTATTGCTGGTACACCTTTGTCGGCAATAACTTGTAAAGCTATCTGGGTTTTGCCGCGCCCACAAGCTAGATTAAGTATTCCCCCATCTATTTCTGACATAGCTTTGTGGGCTCTACGTTGTACATTTTCTTCCGGACGAAGAAAATCCAATACAATTTTGCTTTTGAATTTGATCTTAGTGTATTTAGTAGGTCCTATATCTATGATCTGAAAAGGAGCATCTTTATATTGGCTTCTTGGTATGAATTCTCGTGGAACAATTATATGCGTGGCATTTTCTTCCCAAAGTTGCATGAACTCAACCCCAGTATCTGTCATTACAGGAAACTCGAGTCCTGCTTTTATAGACCTGGGGTTGATATGCTTTTTAGGAATCCAGAGTTGTCTTCCATAGTACCCTTTATCTGGGTCTAATTTGACTAGTCGTAATTCTGTATTATTTGAGTCGGAACACTTGCCAGAATCGATACCATTCATAGAATCCTCCACGGGCTGCCCCAGCTACTCCATCTTTTAAGAATCTAGTGATGGGGTTATCTGTTTCGCTTATAGGACCTGGAGCCCAGTTTGCGGATTCTACTCCACTACCTTGCGGTCTGTAGGGAGCAGTATACGCTCCTTGTGGGCGATAGGATGAATACGTTCTATTGGCGCTGGCCGAAGGAAATGACGATGTATAGGCAGATGCTACTCTAGGAGGTCCCATAGCTGCGGCAGATGCTCTAGAAATCTCTGTTCTACAAGTATGTTGAAAACTACAAGCAGAGCAGTCCGCATCTCGGGTATCATAAGAGTCTGCATCCCCCCAGCAAGCTGGCCTTTCATTTACATTGACGCGATCAGCATAACTCATTCAAATTTGGTTCCTTTCTGTTGGCGAATTAGGGGGTGTTAAGTTAAATGCTTATACCCGCAATTTACAGTTATTTGCACATCCTTATAGTCTTTGTTGACATACCTTGTAATAGGAACGTACTATCATAGGAAATACGGAGACCCTTATGCGAACAGGCACCATCATCGACTTTTATGATGACCCTACTGGGTCTGTTCTTAAAACTAAAGTAGCTCATACACAACTACCTGATTACATCAGGTCTTCGAGCTATCAAACTGAAGAAAAGCTGGCTTCTTTGCCTGATGATGCCTTCGCTTTGATCATGGTGGATAACGGGAAGGCTATAAGAAAGTTTGCTTGTGTAGATAAAGGCAATACTGCGCTATCAACTTTGTACTTTATGGAGAACAAAGATAAGTTGCCGGAAGAAGCTATGAAGGTAGCTGCAGCAAATCTGTTTGGGTACTGCCTTGCTTTTGGAATTGAGCCCCCTTTGCAGCTCGAAAAAATAGCCAACCAGCTTCCTAAGTTTAAAGAGAAGAAGGGGGATTTGATCGGCTCAACAGTAATGCCTCTTCAATCTAACCCTAATAAGGCTGATGATCCTGATAGTCAGCTTAATGCTACTATTAAAAAGACAGCTGCAACTTTGTATGTAGACGTGACTGGTAAGAAACCGGTTTCTAAATTCGTAAAGCAGGCGCATTCTAATTACGCTTTACATAAATACGGTCAAGGACAGTTCCCTCTTGATTCTTATGGTGATGTGCTTGAAGCTAACCGTTGGTTTGAAGAGAATGGTAAGACACTACATCCTTCTGAACGGAAAGAATACTGTACTAAGGTAGCAGCAAAAGCTGATCAATTAGGTATCTCAGTAACTAGTACTCTTCGTAAATATGCTAGTTCTTCTTTTGCTCCGGAAAATGAAATACGGGCAGCAGTTAGTACTCGTATGCAATTCTGGCAAAGTGACGCACCAGAACGTAATGTACTACAAGGTATGCTTGATAAATATGCCAGTGTAAAACCGGATGTGTTTTGTGCAGCACTTAACGCATTTGACACCGATCACGATTTACAGCATTATTGGGATGACTACGTGATAGACCCGTGGGCCTCTACGTATGGAATGGATAAGACTGCGGAGTGGAGTTGGGAACAGGGAGCGGATAGGCTCACAGAAGATGTATTGAAGCAGGGTGTTAGAGACGGTAAGAAGATTCATGAAATAAAGGCCAAATTCGGGAACGACCTGGCGAGTGAAATCGTTGAGAGCCCGAGTACGGTATTTGATTCCATGCCACTGGATTCAAAACGTATACTTGCCAGGATTCTCAACGACTCACAATAATAGGAGATAGAACATGTCCAGTAAGTCATTTGGTACGCAGTACGCAAAAATTGAGCACCTAACAGAGGGTAAGACTGGCCTTGCTGGCGAGATTGATGATCTCCGCCATGACGTAGAGGCAGGCTTCGTAAACAATGAGGCCAAAACAGGTTTCCCCTCATTAGAATGGCTGGACGGTTCAGAGCCTACGGCTTCTGGGTCTACAGTTGTTCTGCGTGGTAGTGCTCTTAATCAGAGTCAGACGTTTGATAGCTTGACCTTGGCCTCGAGCACTGCTCGTTTGGTCATCACGGCTATGAAGCCTGGTAAAAGCGGAATTAAGGTAAAATTCCTTGCTCCTGCTAGTTCAGCGTCTGTTGCGTATTCTGAGTACGATACTGTAAGTTTGACTTCTGGTTCGGCTGTTGTAACTCTTACCGCTGTAGCTCCTGGAGCTTCTGGGCTACAAGCAGAAATGCTAACACCACAGGGCACGTTAGCTGTTACGTATCATCCTGTTGGTAAGAAGATTAGTATTCAATTGGCAGCAGCTGGTAGCACTTCGCAGCAAATTGTTGACAAACTTAATGCAGATGCTACTATCTCTGCTCTTGTCACGGCCACTGTTGGTAACGCAGCAACTGCAAGCACAGCAGTAGCAGCTACTGCTCTTGCTAACGGTCGTGTACTTATTGTTCAACTTGCAGCATCTACTGGTAATACTGCTTCGGAAATTGCTACATTGATCAACGCAGATAATGCTGCGTGCTTAGGTAAGTTGTGGGCAAGTGTGACCGTTGGTGATGCTACTGCGTTTACTGCAGCAATAGCAGCTACGCCGCTTACTGGTGGTGCAGGGCATTATGATGGTAACGCTGTTCTCTTCTCTGGTGTAGAAGGCTTACCAAAGAATACAACTGGTGCGACCGGAACAGCAAAATGGACAGATACTGCAATTACTGTAACCTCCCCAGATTTGACAGCCGCTAGTCCAGCACGTGCAACTGGAGATGTGATTACGATTGTAGTTAAGTCTAATGGTGTACGTACCAATTCATTAACTTCTCAGCTTGGTGGTGGAATCGCTGGTCCTCAAGGTAACCAAGGCAACCAAGGCAACCAGGGTAACCAAGGCAACCAGGGTAACCAAGGCAACCAGGGTAACCAAGGCAACCAGGGTAATCAAGGTCTGCAGGGCGCTCAAGGCCTACAGCACGCTTAATTTGGGGCAGGGTGACAGATCACGAATCAAGTCTGCTGGCCGTCTTACAAAAGGTCGGCCAGCAGTCACCCACAATATCGGTAGACGAGTCAGCTGTACTCGATGCAGCTACCATTGTTTCTACAACAGACAGATACAAAATAAACTTACCGGAACCTTCTTTTATTCCGCCATTAACAGTGCCGGATTTAAATACTAGGAAGGTTACCCCGATAACGAATAAGAATCTGTTTGTACACCATGATGCTCACCCCGTGGTGTTTGATATTGTTCTATTAAAAAAATATAAAGCAGAGTGGTTTGAATGGCAGCCGGAGACTTTGTGGAAAGAGATCAAAGAGGATTTTAGAGTTCCTTCTATCTCAGATCACGCAAAGGCTAAAATTCAAGCAATTAGAACACTCCATATAGGAGAGATGTTCTGGAAGAGTTGGGAGTCGTTTTGTTGGATTACCCAAGCGCTGAATAATAACATTCCAGATTGGCATGTTCTACAAAAGCCTTCTCTTTCTCAATTGATTAGTAGTGTTGATATATCAGAAATAATAAGAGCTGGAGAGGTTTTTGCTCTTGAGGTTACTAGTTTTATAGCTGCTAGTGTGCTTGATGAGGGTGTTTTTTATGCCCCCCATCCTATTTCTTTTTGTCAAAGTGAGATAGACCGGTATTTAGATAGCAAAGGAATAGAGCATACAGAGATAGCTGCGGCGGTTCAAAAGAAGTATCGTGATGTAATAAAAACTTCTGGTATGCCTTTAGAAGAAAATATAGTAGATATTCAGGTAGCTAAATTGAAGGTGGCGTGGGATTATCAAGCTATGAGAGGGAGGCAGTTGAAAGAACAACTGCAGCTACTTACATGAAGCACATTACTGAATTACATTTGGCTGGTATGCTAAGCGAGCTAAAAAAAGAAGCTGGTGTTGCATCAGATATTGCTTCACGTGGTCTTCAAATGCTTCGCAAGGTACCTACGTTACCACTTGTGAGTAGGATTCCTGGTATAAATTCTAGAGTAGGACAGACCCTTGCTGGCGGTGCATTAGGTGGTGCTATCGGTGCTGCTACTGGTGAAGAGGGCGATAGACTTCATAGAGGTGTAATGGGTGGGTTGTTAGGAGCAAGTGCTGTAGGTCTTGGGCACATGGCTACACAGAGTGGTAGAGATGCTGCAAAGAAATCTATGGGGAATTTATGGCAGAGGTCTAAATACCAATTTACTGGTAAAGGTCTAGAAGGTACGCCGGAAGCTAGGATATTAAAGGCCAGAGAGATTGGTCTTATTCCTGAAGCAGGTAAAAATAAAGCTGTAGATGCTGCACAAGAACATGCATTGAAAAATGATTGGTTATCATTACCTGGTGCGGTACATGGTCTAGTTACTCAACCCGGACAAGTATTAAAGAATTCTTGGAATAGAATGGATACAATGGGTAAAGGGCTTACTGCTGCAGGTGGAGCGATTACTGCCGCAGATATGATACAAAAGCCAACTCCAGAAGGTCCCGGTAGATTAGAAAAGGGATTGGGTGGATTAGCTTCAACTATAGGCTTTACTGCAGGACCTGCAGGTATCTTACCGGGCATGTTGATGGGTAGTTGGGCAGGTAAGGCAGGACAAAGGGTTGGACGTGTGGGGGATAGATTGTTAGGGTACAACCCTGCAGCTGAGGCAGCGCCTATGTATGAAGGGGCTGTACAATGAGTGTAGGTTTAGGCGGCGCAGATTCCTCTGCACTTCGTTTCTCTAGAACTCGAGGTCGTACTGGAGCTTCTTCTGATTACGGGCTACAGTACCCTAGTCCTTTTTTTGATATCGGGCAAACGTATTTACCCGCCACTATTAAACAGATGTTTAGGTGGTGTCGGTATTACTTCTTAGTTAATCCATTGATCAATGCAGTGGTAGCTAAGATGGCGGATTATCCTGTTACTGATATTATTCTAGATACTGACAAGCCGGATTTAAAAGAAAAGTGGTATCACTTTTTAGATTCACAGCTTAGGTATCGTCCTTTTCAGATTGAACTAGGACTTGACTTTTATGCCTATGGTAATGCTTTAGTTAGTATCTTTTATCCGTTTATAAAGATGCTTAGGTGTAAACGTTGTGGGCATGAGAAACCTGCAGCGGATGCTACATATCGATTTCAGAATTTTGAATTCCACTGGGAGTGTTCTAAGTGTAGCCATGCTGATATTGCTACTGTAAGAGACCATTACGTTAAGGCACCTAAAGGTATACGTCTTTTACGTTGGAACCCGGAAGATATAGATATCAGATATAATGATATTACTGGGGATACGGAATACTATTATACGATTCCGGTACAGATCAAAAATGATATTATTATGGGGAAGAAGTCTACTGTAGAGACTATGCCTCAGCTCTTTATCGATGCTTTAAGGCTAAGAAAAGCCGTAGTGTTTTCTCGAGACAACATCTATCACTTCAAGCGGCCTACATTGGCCGGAAAAGATAGAGGTTGGGGTACTCCTTTAATACTGCCAGTACTTAAGGATACCTACTACCTCCAGGTCCTGCGAAAAGCTCAGGAATGTCTTACACTTAGCTCTCTTTTAGAGAGGCCATTTGATCTTTGTAAAGCAAGCGAGATTAGGATTGGAGACCTAGTAAAGACGCATACAGGAGCGTATAAACGGGTAACAGATATTCGTCCTAAGCTCATAAACGAACAAAACGGTGGTTTTACGGTACAAGTAGCTACTAAGGCTATGAAAGCTTTTCCGACCGGTTATTCTGACAATCATCCTCTCTATGTATTGCGGAGAGAAGAATTGGCCACTGGGTGTAGGGCGAATAAGCACATCAATACTAAGTATGTTCGGCGTTATACAGACGAGTATGCGCCTAAATGGGTAAATGCTGGAGATGTCAAACTTGGTGAGTACGTAGTTTATCCTATAGATAGGCTAAAGAACACATCCGGGGAGGTATTGGATATATCACAGTATACTGGATTGCCAGCAACAACAGACTGGGTATATCAGCAATCATCTAAAGAAACAGTAGATGCGTACGAGGCTCTTGAGCAGGGAGACGAACTTCCGTGGGCTGATAACGCCCAACATGCAGCGCATACCCTTCATAATAGGGGAAAGACGCCTCCACGGGTAAAGAGGTATATCTCATTAGACGAAGATCTTGCTTACTTATCCGGGTGGTTCATCGGAGACGGCAGTACAGGTGACCGACAAATAAGCATAGCTCTAGGGCTTAAGGACGATTATAAGCTTCTTGCTAAGGCATTTAAAAAGGTATTTGGTAAGGAGCCTAAAATCTCTAAGAGTAAGAGATTTAATGGTCGTTTACTTGTTCACAGTGATGTGATTGCGACTAAATTTATGCGTGGTTGGATACCTGGTGATGCACACACTAAGAGCCTGCCAAAAGAAATTCAGCAAGCTCCAGACCAAATATTATTGTCTTTCCTACGAGGATATGTTGAGGCAGATGGGTGCTTTCATAACGACCTTGATCGAGTAACATTTACTTCGGTAAGTCCTCAGCTTGCTTATCAAGTATGGAAGCTTCTTATTTCTCTTCGATGTGTGGCTAGGGTATCCAAGAGAAAAGAATCGCAATCAATTATTGAGGATAAGCTTGGACGTAGAAACAAGGCTATAAGTGGTGTCTCTTATGATATAGTCTTAGATGGGTCATCTGGACGTAGATTACGTGCGCTTTTGTATGGTGGAGAAGTTGAAGACGCAGCCGGAGGGCATACAGGATTTTTTCACGGGGATTATTTTGCCTCTCCTATTTGTAATTGGGAACGCCTAACAGAACAGCACGTATTGAGTTTTGAAGTAGAAGATGATCATACTTTTTGCACTCCAGGAATGGTGACGCATAACAGCATCGCGCTCGAGCACATTGTGCCGCTACGCGTCTTATTCCCACAAGCCGGGTCGGCCTCCTCGGACCCATACTGCGTTGCGTTAGATAGCCTTGTAGAGACTCGAGAAGGAATATTTCCTGCTGGGGAAGTCAAGAAGGGTGACTGGCTAAAGACACATACAGGTGCGTGGAAGCCTGTTGAGGCCGCCGTAGATCGTAAAATTCGTACTGGTGAGAAGGTATACGAATTTTCTATTGCTTCTCTTAGTGCCTTTCCATTTAAGGTATCTGAGGAGCACCCAATACTCGCTGTAAAGCGGCCCTCAAGATTTAGAGGCTATGAGAGCCTTACCGAAGAACCGGACTATATTGAGGCCAAGAATATTGACGAGGGGGACTTTGTTTGTTACCCCAAGCATAGAACCGTTTGGGATAGTCTTGACCTAGATCTTCACGAGTACTGTCCTGAGCGTGCATTCACTGCTGAGTATATGTACCGTAGGTTAGATCAACAGTCTGCGGACATCTATGAGTACTTTGAGGCTAATGGTGTGCCTAGCTTTGCTCATGGAGAACGTAAGACCTTCTTGGCCGACAAAGGTTGGACCGAAGATTACTACAATAATGCTAAGGCGGTGTTTAGCCAGCAGGAAGCTGTTGATAGGATTCCTAGGTATCTGCCAGTTACAAAAGACCTGGCGTACGTAGTAGGTATGTATGCGGCTGAAGGTAGTCAGAAGGATTTAGGTATTTCTTTTAGTCTTAATGCGGCTGAAGATTCCATCATGGGCGCTTTGGACTCTGCGCTACAAGGGATGGGGTTTGCTAGTGGGCACAGATACATACGAGATAACTCCGCGCAGTACGATGTTGGTGATGTATTTTTGGGCAGCTTACTGCCTCAGCTGTGTGGCAAAGGTGCCCAAAATAAACGATTACCAAGGTTTATTGTTGAGGCTCCAGAAGAGATTGCGCTTCGTGCAGTAGAGGCAGTGTTTCTAGGTGATGGTTGTTCAATAAATAGTAAAACTCGTAGAGAAGGATTAAAGACTGTCAGCCCTCAGTTAACTATAGACGTGCGTGCCATACTACTTTCTTTTGGTCTAATAGCTAATGTACAAAAGAGTATTCCTGGGGAGCACGAGATAGCTAAACTTCCGTACTACCAAGTCAATTTAAACGGATCACAGGGAGACGCCTTCGCTAACCTGTGTAGTAGCGGAACGCGTACACACAAAGGATTCAGTAGGTGTGGGTTTGTTCGTGGTGATTATGTCTATCTGCGGGTAAGTAAAAAATCAGAATCTCCAGATGTCAAAGTAGTACGTGGCTTCCAAATCAAAGGAGATAAGTCCTTCTGTATTGTTGGCGTAGCTACGCACAATACGAGCGTGAATCTTCAAGATTGGCACGATCAGATCGCAGGAGAATTACGTCGTTGGAGAAGCGATAATTCGTATATTCCTATTCTTCCGTTACCTATTGGACAACAGACCATAGGTGGTGATGGTAGAGCTCTGCTTCTTTCACAAGAAATACGAGTATGGAGCGAACATATTATTGCGGGTATGGGTGTCCCAACGGAGCTCATTTTTGGTGGTCTCTCGTATTGTCAAGCTCCTGATACTCTCTTGTTTACGTCTCACGGTCTCGAGACATTAGAAGAGCTGACCCCAGCTGAAGAGGGGCAAGGGACATCAAATCGCAAAGTAGTAAGCCATATGGGCGTGAGAGACGTTGTTAGAACGCATCACGTAGGTCTTAAAAAGGCAGCGTCGGCAAAAACTAGGCTTGGTCTGGAACTTACTGGAGCGTATACGCACCCCGTGTATGTACTACAGCCAGATTTAACTATGGCATTTAAAACTATGGAGGAATTGAAGCCAGGAGATAGAGTGGCTGTAAAAGCGGGAGCTAACCTTTGGCCTAAGGACACACCTAAAATTGACTTTCATACGACAAAATCTGGAGACCGGTTTGAGGACGTTACTATCCCACAGGAGTTAACTCCAGAATTAGCCAGACTTTTGGGATATTTAATAGCAGAAGGTTCTTGTACTGAGGCGCGTAGAATTGGCTTTGGAAATTCTGATCAAGAAGTAAATACTGACTTTGCAGATTGCGTAGAGGCTGTGTTTGGATACCGTCCAAAGTTCCATCTAAATCTAAGTATGCCTGTAACCACCAAACCATTTTATCAGACTGAGATATCAAGGCAGCAGGCAACTGAGTTTCTCTACGCATTAGGTATCGGTGGTTATGCTGCTGAAAAAACGGTACCTAGAATTATACGTCTTGCTCCTAAGCATCTTGTAGCAGAGTTTTTACGAGCTTATTTTGAAGGAGATGGCGGGTCAGAGGACGTAGAAGACAAACAAGCAGTTACCGCCTGTTCAATGTCGGGTAGACTCCTTCAAGAAATACAGCTATTGATGCTGAATATGGGTATTGTTACTTCTAGGTATTTCCCAAGAGTTAAGTCAACGTTCACACTACAAGCCAGGTCAGAGTATGTAGATATTTTTGCAAAAGAGATTGGGTTTATTTCCAGCTGTAAAAAAAGAATACTTTCACAGAGAACCCCTACTAGAGGATCTTCTTGTCTATCATCTCAAATTCCATATCTAAAAGAGAGATTAGAGGAGTTTAGAGATCGTCATTTTGAGAATAGGTCTTCGTGGAAGTTTGAATCTGTAAACGTTGAGTTGCTGCAGGAACAGTATACTGTTGATGAGATTGCAGTACTTACAAACAGGGAACGCTCTACTATATTGCTGCACATTAATTCTGGAGCACTTACAGCGGTAAAGCAGCCATCTGTACAAGGTAGATTTGCTGCATATACTGTCAGTCGTCAAAATTTAGAATATTTTCTTAAACATCATGGTTTAGGTAGACGTAGAACAACACCAAAGAGTTTCTGGGGCATGAGCTATGAGAAGCTAGCTACTAAAGATCTTTCTTTTATTAAAGAAAAAGAGCCTGATTTTGCTCGGCGTATAGAAAATTTAGCTGAGATGCGTTTAATCTGGGATGAGGTACAGGAAGTAAATCTTTTGGATATAGAAATTCCTATGCGTGATTTGACGGTGGATGAGGCTTCTACGTACCAAGGTAACGGTGTAATTAGCCATAATTCCGGATCAAATGTATCTTTACGTATGCTTGAGAATATGTTCCTTGGTTATCTTTCCGATCAATTAGCTTTACTTCGTTGGATAATCGAAAAGACTGCCTCATACCTTGGTTGGGCTAAAGTAGGAGCTAGGTTCAAGCCATTTAAGATGGCAGATGATCTGCAGAGAAAGGCATATCTATTCCAGCTTAATCAAGCCGGAAAGATATCAGATGAGTCTCTTTGCTCTGATGCTGATTATGATTCATCTAAAGAAGATGCGATCATGGAGAACGAAGCTACTCGTCGCATAGGAGCGATGAAGAAGCAACGATTGCTTCAAGCAGAGATGGAAGGCGAAGCAGCTATGGTCCAGCAGAAGTGGCAGACCAAAGCACAGAATAAAGCTATGTCAGAACAAATGGCTATTCAAGGAGAAGCGGCTAAAGATCAAATGGCATTCCAATCTCAGATGCAAAATGGAATGATGCAAGATCAAATGGCTGTTCAAACAGGACAAGAAGCGCCACCTAAAACTCCAGATATGATGCCTGCTCCTCGAGACCCATCGTTGTTATCTGTACCTAAGGGGATTACCTCTCCATTAACACTACAAAGTGTTCAACAGCATCCAGTTTCTGCGTCTAATGCAGATATAGCTGGTGGGCAAAATGTAGACCTGTTGTTTATGGCTAGAAAATTAGCTGATAAGTTTTCTAGACTTAACCCCGGAGAGAAACCAGTAATGTTAAGTAGGCTTAAAGAACTTAATCCTATACTGTATTCTACGGTTACAGGGCTAATGATGAGCGGAGGGAATGGACCCACCGCTGCAGCTCAAGCCTCTGCGAGGCCGTTGCCATTGCAACGAACACCCCGCAGAGGATCTGAAGCTGCTCAAATCTAGTGTGTACACGCACACGTACATGTTTTAGCGTGAGCACTAGCTTGATCCATCAATGATGTTGAGAAAGATTTCTCAGCATTGTAGATATTAACTACTTTCTGGACTTCTTGGTCTCCTGATAGACCAAGCTCTTTCTGACGTTTGAAGTAGTCAACTGCCCTTATTGCGTTCTCTTTAGGAAACCAATAAGTTTCTGCTCTAGTTGGCGCTATTAGCTGAATTCGATGTTCATCTTTTGCCAACCAGAGGTACGTGTTCGTTGCTCTGCTTGTCACTAGTAATGCCTCTGTTGCCATGCTACAAAATTTGCAGTTTTTGCATTTATCGTTTTTCATAATCCCCTCCCCTTATTTAGGGGGTTACATCCCATTTAGTTAGTTTTCAGTTGTTCTTTCATACAATATGACATCTCCTTCTGCTTCATCACCCTCTCCCAATATCTTTCTGATACAACTTGGGCAAAGGATCAGTTTTTCACAAGTAGCATCCAGAGTGTATTCTGGATTGCCGTTTTCTACTTCTGCTGCTTTCTCAGGGCACCATACGGTGACCTGGTATACTCTATGTCCCAGATCTAGACACCTACGACAAGCATCACAATGTCTAGAATCTCTATCATCTGGTGCTACAATCTCGTCATCTAACGTTCCACAGTTACTTATGAAACAATCATAATGAGCAAAGATGGTAGTTACACACGCATCTTCTGGCAATGCATTGGTAGGCAAATCTGCCCATGATTGGAACCGTAAGAATCGCGGGTCCTTTCTCATAGACAGCATTTGCCCACCTTCTATGACTACCATTTGATGCCCAGCAATCTGGGTATCACACTCACAACTTAGGCAATCTGGAGCATCCGGACAGTCCGGACAATGTTCCCTTGGACAAATCGGACAATAATTAGTTATACGAACTACAGGGACCATGGCTTATTAATGAGGCAAATAAGGCCGATAAGAACGCAAAAATAAATATCAATTTTCTTCGTTTCCTTCCTCTTTTTCTTCTTCTTCTTCTTCTTTGTTTTCGCCTCCAATTTCGTCTTCGAAACGATCTGACAGATCGCTCAAAGAATTCTCACTCTTCTCTTCTTCTTCTTCTGGTCGCATAAGTCCTCCTTTTTGTAGAAGCGAAATACGTTCTTCTACACAATACTTATACCCTTAAGCGTCGTATAATTTCATGCCCATATTCCTGTAATTCTGATACCTTAAGGACAACACACATAAACAAGCGAGGAATTCTTGGCACGCATTGCACCGGAAGAGGGGTTTGAACTCCTCAAAGACCGAGTACAAAAAGCAGTCAGTGGATTCTTCCCCATAATCGGGCGGAAGAATACGCTAGAGCTCCATGATATATCGGTTAAAGATAACCTGAATATCGATGATATTAGGTCCCAGAAACACGCTAAGTTGAGTGGTCGTTCCTGGACTGTACCAGTAGAGGCAACTATTGCCCTAAAGGACAATACTACTGGGTCGATAATCGATAAACAGAAGATGAACTTGCTTAACCTGCCTAAGGTTACAAGACGCTATGGCCATATCGTAGATGGCCAGGAGTATCAGATAGATAACCAGTGGCGCTTAAAGCCCGGTATCTATAACATGGTTAAACAAGACGGAGCTATTGAGTCTCACTTTAATGCGGCAGGAGGCTTTAAGATACATTTTGATCCAAAGTCTCGTCAATTTACATTGAACTATGGTAATTCTAATATGCCTCTTAGACCCTTCTTACACGCCATGGGGGTGTCTGAAGAGGAAGTAGAAAATCGTTGGGGTAAAGATATCGCTACGGTTAATCATGCTGATAGTTCTAAAGAACTTATTAAGTTTTATAGAGCATCCACTGGGGATAAGACCGTTAAGCCCACTATAGATGAGGCAAAGTCTCATTTGTGGGATGTAATGCAAAAGACGGTACTACGTCCGGAAGTAACTAAATTTACTCTAGGTAAAGAATATACAAACGTTACTGGGCATACGCTTTTAGATGCGTCAGATAAATTATTGAAGATATCTAGAGGCGAAGCGCAGCCAGACCCTAGAGACGCTTTGATGTTTAAAGATCTCCATTCAATTGAAGATTTTGCAGCAGAACGTCTTATTAAAGGTTCTAGAGAAATTCTTCGTAAAGTAAATAATAATATTGATCGTAAAGATAAAGTACGAGACATCATAGCTCCAGAAATATTTAATCGTCCGATCAAACAGATGTTTGGAAAGAATTCCTTAGCAATTGTTACTGATCAGACTAACCCGTTAGAGATGTTCTCCGCTAATATGAAGACCACCATTATGGGAGATGGTGGTATTAAATCAGAGCATACTGTTTCAGATGAGGCGAAACTTATAGATCCGTCTCATTTAGGATTTCTTGATCCAATACACACTCCCGAAGGATGTTACGATTCTGAGACAGAGGTCTACACAAAGACTGGCTGGAAGAAGTGGATAACCGTAACAGAGCAAGATCAATTAGCTTGTCGAGTAGACGGTAGATTAGAGTTTCACCTCCCTACAAATCTGATCAATGCCCCATATAAGGGGAAAATGTATGGGGTAAATACCGCACGAAACAAGCAGCGTAGAAAGAGAGAAATTGATTATTTAGTAACGCCCAATCATAGAATCTACTGTCGTACTAGAGACCTCAGGGGAAAGGCCCTATTTCGTATAGAGACCGCAGACGTGGTGCACGGTAAAGCTAGAGACTTAGAACTTGGGCATGACCCGTATCTAGGTTCCAAAGAAACGGGCGTATTTCATTTGCCTTACGTAAAGGGAAACAACTCTTCAAAGAACGTAGACGAGATCAACATAGGTGACTGGGCTCAATTTATAGGGTGGTTCCTGTCTGAGGGGAATTGCACGTATGATGATGTAGGTTCCCACTATAGTGTCTGTATTTCACAGAGTATAGTTACGTCTAGAACTAACTGCGAAATTATTGAGGCGCTGCTCGATAGGTTACCCTTTGCTTGGAGTTTTTCTGAAAGAGAAGATGGTAAACGCACCTATCGGGTAAGTACAAAGCAGCTAGCGCATTATGTCTCTCAGTTTGGACTTAGTTACAATAAGTCCATACCAGAGTACTTTTTCGAATGTTCTGTGGAAACACGAGAATATTTATTAGAAGCACTGCTGTTGGGGGATGGCAGGAAAAACTCACATAGGGCTACTGGCGCATCTTATAAACAGCTAGTATACTGCACAGTTAGTCCACAACTCGCTCTAGATGTGGAGCGCTTAGCAATAAGCTTGGGGCGTCCCGTATCTATGTGCCGGTATGCAGATGACCGAGAAGAGCGATATAGAGACGTTTATGAGGTACGTTTACTGTGTCAAACAAAACGAGAAATTCAAGGCGCTAAAGGACACTTTTATACCTCTGAGTACGACGGCACTATTCACTGTGCAACTGTTCCAGGAGGGCTACTGTACGTACGCAGGGGAACGGGGTTAGCACACTGGAGCGGTAATAGCGCCACAGGTATCACACTGCGTTTACCTTTAGGTGTACATAAAATAGGGCATGATGTTGCTATTAAAATGTACAATACAAAAACTGGAAAAGTTGAAAACGTCAATCCTACTGTCGCTTATAAATCTCATATAGCTCTGCCAGATCAAATTACTTGGGAGGGCAATAAACCTAAAGCTGCTGGTAAAGTTGTAAAAATTAGTGGGCCGGGTAATGAAATATATGATGGTACGTTAAAAGATGCTGATTATGTAATGAAGAGTCCGATGCAGATGTTTTCCATCTCATCTAACATGATTCCTTTCATGCCGTCAGATCACCCTAATCGTAGTACCATGGCCGGAAGACAGATGGAACAGGCTATCTCTCTAAAACATAGAGAAATCCCCTTAGTACAAAGCTTGGCCGGTAAAGAAAGTTTTGATCGTATACTTGGAAGCTTTGCCAGTCATAGCGCAACTGTTAGTGGTACAGTATCAAAGATAAAACCAGACGCTATAGTAATTAAGAGACCTAACGGTACTAAGGAAGAAGTGTTCATTTATGATCACTTTCCACTTAATGAAAATAAAGCGTTTATGCATGCAGAGCCTTTAGTAAAGGTCGGAGATAAAGTAACTAAAGGGCAAGTTATAGCTGATACAAATTACACTAAAGATGGCGTATTAGCTATAGGTACTAATTTACGTACAGGGTTTATGCCTTATAAAGGATATAACTTTGACGATGGTATTGTAGTCAGTGAGAGTGCAGCTCAAAAATTAACCAGTGAACATCTTCATAGACATTCATTAGAACGAGATGTATCTCACATTTTGGATAAGAAGAAATTTACGGCTTATATGCCTACTGTACTGAATAAAACTCAGTACGATAAATTAGATGAAGAAGGCGTAATCAAACCAGGCACTGTCGTAATGCCGGGAGATACTCTAATAGCAGCATTACGTGCTTCAAATAATCCGGAACGTAAAGAAGATTTAGAACTTTCAAAGTTACATAAGTCTATTGTTAAACCATATAAAGACTCGAGTATTAAGTGGGAAAGCGATTACCCAGGAGTAGTTAAAGAAGTAGTTAAGATTGGTAAGAATGTTTCTGTACACGTAAAAACTGAAGAAGCCTTAGACATCGGAGATAAGCTCTGTTACGACGAAAAGCACGAACTATTGACTACTCGTGGATGGGTTCCGGTAAAGGACGTAAAGGTATCTGATGAGGTGTGTTCACTCAACCCGGAGACTGACGCGATAGAGTACCTGTGCCCGGAGAAGACAGTCAGCTATGATTGTGTAGAGGATGATCTGTACGTCTTGGAGACTACACAAGTGTCTATGGCTGTCACCATGGAGCACAAAACATATGCAAAGCCTAGGGGAGCGGATAGGCACAGCCTAATTCCAGTCTCTCAGTTAGTAGGTAAGCGTTATCATTTAAAGCAGCACGGTAAATGGGTGGGGGAAGACAGAGAGACATTTGAGTTCCCCTCTATGGTAGTCAAGGCTGGGCAGAGTGGTAATGGTACCAGAGTGCTGCCATCAATACAGATGCCGATGGACACATTCTTAATGCTTCTAGGAATGTACTTGTCGGAGGGCAACAATTATGGTGGTAACGGCGACTACTACATAGAAATCACTCAAATAAAGCAACCAGGAAGAGCTCAGACAGAGGAGGCTCTGGCATTAGCAGGAATACGTTTTACGCGTACTCCTGAAAAGATACGCATACACGGTAAGCAGCTGTATGAGTATTTCGTGCAGTTTGGGCATGCGGTAAATAAATTTATTCCTGATTGGATTTTTCAGCTTCCGAAAAAACGGTTACAGGTTCTGTATAAATGGTTAATGTGGGGGGATGGCTGTGAAAAAGGAACCACACACGTATACACCACTATATCCCCTCAGCTAGCCGATGATGTACAGCGTTTAGTTTTCCATCTTGGTAAGGCAGGCAGAGTGGTGTGGGAGCCTGGTTATCGTGGCCAGATAGAGGGCAGGTATTACGATTTTAAGCCTAGATATAGAGTTAGGGTAATACGCACTAAATTAGAGCCCACAATAAATCACGGGCACTCTAATTCACAAGGCGGACAAAAAGAAACTATAGAGAAGTACACCGGTAAGGTGTACTGCGTGGCTCTTCCACGTAATCACGTACTCTACACACGTCGAAATGGTAAATGCCACTGGTCTGGTAATACGGCGCGCCACGGCAATAAAGGCATAGTGACACGGATCATACCTGATCATGACATGCCCCATACTAAAGATGGTAAGCATTTAGAGGTGTTGTTAAACCCGTTAAGTGTTATGGGTAGAACTAACTTAGGTCAAGTATTAGAGGTTGCTGCAGCCAAAGTGGCGGAGAAGACTGGTAAACCTTATATGGTTAAGAACTTTTCTCCGAATACAGATTTACATGCCCAAGTCACTGCTGACTTAGCCAAGCACGGTTTGACGGATAAAGAAGAAGTTATAGACCCCGTTACAAATAGAGTAATGGGTAATGTGCTTGTAGGACCTATGCACATTTTTAAGCTCCACCATCAGGTGGAAAAGAAGCTTAGTGCTCGAGCAGGTGGTTATGGGTATGACTACGATAAAGATATGATTCCTAAAGGTGGTGGCCCACGAGGAGCCAAGTCTCTCGGAACACTAGGCCTTTATTCTATGCTGGCGCATGGAGCGACATCTAATCTGCGGGAAATGCAGACTTATAAAAGCGATGCGTCACAAGGTGATCAATTCTGGTCTGCTCTCCAAGCTGGAGAGATGCTTCCTACTCCTAAGCCGACCTTTGCTTACAATAAATTTCTTGGGTACATCAGAGGACTTGGTGTAAATGTTCAGAAAACAGGTAATAACCTTACGCTTATGCCTATGACTGACAAGCAGATCATAGAACAAAGCAATGGTGAGATTACCGACCCCGCTAAGTCAGTCACAGCTAAAAATATGAAGCCTGAAATAGGGGGATTATTTGATCCTAAAGTTACAGGTGGTATTGATGGTACAAAATGGGGCTTTTACACACTCCCAGAATCTATGCCTAACCCCGTATTCGAAAGTGCTATTACTCGTTTGTTGGGAATGAAGCAAAAAGAGTTTGCAGGCTTAATTGGTGGTACGTTAGCAGTAGACCCAAAAACCGGAAAGATAGGAGATTCTCAAAAAATTGAGGGAGGGCTGGTTGGTGGTAAAGCCTTTGCTCATATGCTTAGTAAAATAGATGTGAAAAAGGATTTAGCTGCTGCCAAAGTAGCGCTAGATAAACCGACATTAAGAGGGACGTATCTTGATCATGCTAATAGTAAAGTAAAACTACTAGAGGCTTTAAACAAGGTTGGTATGACGCCAGTAGAAGCGTACATGTCTAAAGTCATTCCTATATTACCGCCATCTATGCGACCTGTTCCAGTGTTGCCTAATGGTACTATTAGTGAAGAAGATTTGAACGGTCTTTATAAGAATCTTCATTTGTCTGCGTCTAGATACGCGAAGATGTCTCCATTGATTCCAGAAGATGATCAATCTAAAGTAGAGATTCGACAAGAAGTCTATGATGGTTTACGAGCAATAGCTGGACTTGGTGGTTACCCACATCAAATTCGTAGAGGAATCTTAGACTACATACATGGTAAGAAGATGGACACTCGTACGGATGCTAAGATAGGTTCTCCTAAAGAAGGATTCTTTCAAGATAAATTGGTTGAACGTAAGCAAGATATGTCTATGCGTGGAACTATTATCCCTGAACCATCTTTAGGTCTGGATGAAGTAGGTCTCCCAAGAGAAGCAGCGATTGAAGTATATAAGCCATTTGTAATTCGTGAATTACGAAATCTATTGGGAATACCGCCTTTACAGGCGCAAAAAAAATTGGCGGAAGGTGGGGAGATAGTAGACCGTGCTTTACAAAAAGTTATATCTACTAGGCCTATTTTGCTTAAACGTGATCCGGTACTACATAAGTACGGGGTACAAGCGTTTAAGCCACGTATAGTTGGTGGTAAAGCTGTACAGGTTCACCCTCTAGTTACCAGTGGTTTTAACGCAGACTTTGATGGCGATGCAATGGGTGCTTTCGTACCTGTAAGTATGGATGCTGTAGCAGAAGCATATAAAATGCTTCCATCTAGGAACCTATTCAGTCCGTCTAGCGGGGAGATCATGTATGCTCCCACTAACGAGAGCAGATTAGGTCTATATGGTATTACTCAGACTGGTAAAGATACTAATCATAAGTTCACTAATATGCAGGACTTAGAGACTGCTATTAGAACAGGCGCAGTAACCTTTACAGATCAAGTAACCGTTGGCGGTATTAAATCAAGCGCTGGTAAGTTTATGGTTGCTGGAGCCCTTCCAGAAACTATGCGTAGAGAAATATTAGAACGAAAAACACCTCTAGATAAAAAAGCACAAGAAGAACTCTTTACTCAAGTAGCTAGAGAACACAAGAATGATTATGGTGAAGTAGCTAATAAGCTAAAAGATCTGGGCAATAAGTGGGCTACAGACACTGCCTTCTCTTTCGGTATGACAGATATTGCGCCGGAACGACAAGTAAGAGATAGGATTCTTGCTGCTGCAGATGCTCAAGTTCATAAACTCACTGGGGCAAATAAAGATAGTAAAAAGATAGACATATACTCCAAGGCAACGGAGGAAATGAATAAGCATTTGAAGGCAACTCCTGAAAGCCAAAACAACATTATGATTCTACATAATGTGGGCATGAAAGGAGGCACGGATACTTTGAGACAAATACGTGCTACTCCTATGCTTATGAGTAATCATAAAGGAGAAATCCTCCCTAATCCTATCCGCAAATCTTATGCCGAAGGATTGGATGTTGCAGACTACTGGACGGCTATTAGTGGTGGTCGTAAAGGTATTATTCAGAAAGTTCAATCTGTTGCCGAACCTGGTTATATCAGCAAACAGGTAATGAACTCTGTTATGAATAACCTTATCTTAGATCATGATTGTGGTACTGATAAAGGCATCTCTTTGCCGGTAGATGAAAAAGATATTTTAGGTAGATTTACTGCTGCGGATATTAATGTAGGCGGACATGTAATAAAATCTGGTGCATTAATTACCCCAGAAATGCGTAGTACGCTACGTAATAATAATATTGGTAAAGTAGTAGTCAGGTCTCCTTTGCGTTGTTTACATGGTCCTGGTCTTTGCCAGAAATGCAACGGATTAACGGAGAATGGAGAATTACCAGCAAAAGGTTTGAACGTAGGTGTATTAGCTGGTCAAGCATTAGGAGAACGTAGCGTACAGTTGGCTATGAAGGCTTTCCATAGTGGAGGTAGCGCTGCTTCAAGGAGTGGTTTAGTTGATGATTTTGAACGTGTAAAAAATCTACTATCATTCCCGAAAATACTTCCTGGTTCTGCTACGCTTAGTGAGTTGAATGGTAAGGTAACAAAAATAGCTCCCTCACCTGCTGGTGGTCATGAAGTAAGCATAGAAGACAAAGTACACTATATTCCTCACGCGTTAGGGGCTCCTGTATACAATGGACAACCTTTAAAAGTTGGTACGGAAGTAAAAAAGGGGAGTCCTATCTCTAACGGATTGATAAACCCTCATGAGATGTTAACGCTTACAGGAGTAGAGCCAGTACAACTTCATCTCGCTAGTGAGCTAAGTAATGCTTATGCAGATTCCGGAATCCGTAGAAGAAATCATGAAATTGTAGTTAAAGCACTAACTAATCTCACTAAGGTCAAAGACCCTGGCTCTTCATCCGGACTTATCCGTGGTGATTTTGCTTCTACAACATATGTATCTAACATTAATAGAAACATGCCAAAAGGCTCTAGACCTATAGTACATGAGCCCATACTTAAAGGCGTTAATGTGCTACCTTTGGAAATGCAAGAAGACTGGATTGCAAAACTTAATCATGAGAATCTATCGGAAACCATTATAGATGCAGCTCAAAGAGGATGGACTAGTAGCTTACATGGACTACATCCTATTCCAGCTGTAATTTATGGAGCTGAGATTGGATTACCCGGTAAAGGAAAGGTCGGATATTAATGGGGTCAACGTTTCATAACTCTGTAACAACTACCGGAAACAGAGCTCCAAGACTTGAAACAGGTATAGTGTCTAGCGTCAACCCACAGAACATGACACTAGATTGGGTGGCCCAACATACCGGAAAACAACAAGCTGGGGTTCAAATTATGACCCCTTATATTCATTATAATAACGGCGAGGGCTTTACCTGTTTGCCAGAGCCAGGTGCTGTTTGTGTTTTATGTTGGCCCTCAGATGAAGAATCTCCCTTTGTTATGGGGTTTATTACCCCACCAGAATCGGCCCCAGCTAATGCCGGTAGTACAGATAAAAGTGCTTCTCCACCTGTAGTTAAAACTGCTTCATCTACTGGAGCTGCAACACCAGCATTATCAGACGCTAGCTATAGGTGCAATAGACCTGTCTTGAATCCAGGAGATATGCTGTGGCAAGGTAGAGATGAGAATTTTATAGCTTTGCGTAGGGGTGGTGTTCTTCAGATAGGTTCTACCAACATTTGTCAACGGGTGTATATTCCTGTTGGAAATTATATTAGAGATTTTTGTGAAAATTGGGAGGTGAATACTGCTGCAGGTTCTATGAGCTGGGTAGTGCACCCTTCTGAAAGTACCCCGGAAAGTAATGCTCCTACAGAATTCTCTCTTATAGTCAGAGAATATGCTCAAGATAAAATGGCCTCTATTAAGGTAAGTGTAGGTTCTTTATTCAATGAACCTAAGTTGCCTAGCGGAGTAGATTCTTTTTTAGAGATTATTATTGCTCCAGATAACATTGATCCAAAAGATGGAACTGTATCGAGTCCCTTGTACACACTACGTATAGGTAAAGATGGTAGTACTGAAACAATTCAGGCTGATCGAAAAGTAACTATCAACGGTAAAGATAATCTAGACGTTGAAGGAGATCAAACTATCTATGTAAAAGGGGATAGAGCATTGACTGTAGATGGCGCAATTACAGAAGCAGTCAAAGGTGCATATAGCATCACCGGAGAAAAAGGAAGTGCAGAGATTTGGCATGAGGTTAAGTCAATAGATGCTGCTGCCGTGAAACTAGGTTCAGCAAGCGCTTCCGAGCCAGCTGTTCTTGGATTACAATTATTAAATTGGCTCGCAACGCATACGCATGTGCCTAATGGACCACCTACAAGTTCCCCCACATTATCTAGTATTCTTGCCAAGAAAACTTATGTAGCGTAAATCATGCCTTTAAATCCAAATACACTTTCAGGTAATATACACTCATTGCTGAGGGCTACACCTATAGGGCAGTCCCCAGTTACTGCGGTTGATAAAACTTCAAATGCTGATGGAACAATTACAGTTAAAACATCAGTAGGGTCTATGCAAGACATCATTATGCCAGACCCTATGGCACAGGTTATAGCTGATGCAGTAGCTAAAGCAGTGATAGCATATTTTCAAACTGAGGCTGTTATAGTAGGCACATGCCCTCCTGGAACAGCGGGTGGCCCGTTACTAGCAGGAAAGATTACGTAGGAGAAATCATGGACCTCTTTTTAGATCAAAATCCAATTCATATTGAGAAACTAGGTATGGAGTGCCTATTAAGTGAGGATGCTAACGATTGGCCTCAACAAATTCTAGATGAGCTATATCGTCAGGTCCCTTACGCTAGTGAGTATGCTCCTAAAGTTGTTCTTCGTGTAGTGGATTCTGATAGACGATATGGTCTTGGACATATCGAATTACTCAATAAGATGGCAATTAACCCACGAGATGATGATACCCCTGCTACATTAAAGGGTCGTCAAAAGGCAATAATTCCTGTCATTATTCAGGACGGAAAATTAAAGCAATTAGACGTATTGGTTTACGATGGTAAAGTAGAGCCACTCACGGAAGAACGTTTAAGAAGGGCTTTGTTCCGTCCCAATCTATTTGAAGCCATTCGTGAACGTCCTGGTGATGTGAGCCTTATTGAACAACTCTATCCGCCACATCGGCAATATGGTGGTGCCCGTGGACCTATGATGGCAGATGTTGGTGCAGCAGGAGGGATAGGTAAAGAAAGCAGTGTTCATAGTGAATTTCTGTTTGATGCTATACTGCCTACCATTACTAGAGAGCAAGCTAATGAAGTTCTCAGTAAAGTAGGCGGGGATACTTCAGATGCATATAGCTTGGCAGGTACTTTGGCTAAGAATGCTGCGGCTAAAGAGATCATAAGCAAACTAGCTAAAATAGCTTCTGGCAATATTGTTACGGGAGAAGATTACCTACGAAAAATTGCTAGTTCTATTAAACCAAACGTAGTTCAGGTTCGTAGAGTAGATAATGGTTTCCGTATCAAGACAGCTAATTCTGAAGCATTTATACCTGATGCCCAAGATATTCCTCGCCCTGCTGCTGTAGGTGCTCTTGGCGGAGATATGGTATCAAAAGTAGAAACTGATGGGACTACGACTATCACTACTCAGCCTGCTGTAAAACAAACATTAACTGATTTAGTGATCGAAGTAGTTAACAAGTTTGGGGTATATAAAGTCAAAACTCAAAATGAAAATCGTGAATTGATCGGATGGGTATTCCCTAAGATCATGGATTTTGATGGCACACTACTACCTATGGCGCTGTTCACTAATGGTAGTGAATCTGCGGTACAAGAAAATATTGCAGGGGTGGCTGTTGCTAAGACTTCAGATCTTATTGACGTAGACCCTGAAGGACTTGGCTGTTTCTATTACGCATCCTCAGAAGGCGCAATTGCATTTACCCCAGTTAATGTTACTGCAGTAGAAGAGACCCCGCATGGTAGTAGCTTTCATTGTGATACTACTTTAGGGGAAAAGGTCATGGTTACTAAGGTACCTGGATTAAAAACCTCTGCCATGATTGAAGAAGGTCATTTCGGTATTCCAGAAGAGTGTGGATTTATCTCATTTAATAAGACTGTAGATTTAGCATCCTCTCCTGATGAGTTCACTAAAGTCGGTCAAGCACTTGCTATGACTAATGCGGTACGTGTGATCACAGACGGTACTACATATACTTTTGAAGGACAAGTGATTGATAAGATTGCTAGTGTTACTCCTACGGAGTTTTTGGATAAAGATGATACTGTGTTCTTAGGTGCTGTACTCGGACAAGACCCAGATCAGTTCTCTAAAGATTTAGATACAATGCATAAGAGGGCAAGTCAAGAGCTTTGGTTTTCTTCTCGTCCAGTAACTTTAATGAGCGAGAGATATGCTAAAGCTAAGACTGCTGCAGCTACTCATCTTAATGGCTTACCTCTTCTTCGAGCATATTTATTAAAAGAAGCAGCACTTCTAGAAGACCCGACGGCAGTAGATAAAGTATTATCACTAGGGTTTATTACCCCTGAAAATGTTTCAATCTTTGCCGGGTATATTCCAGAGTTTGAAACAGTTATACGGAAGTTAGCAGAATTACTAGTGGCTACAAGAATGGGTCTACATACCGTAGATGAAGGGGCGTTACAAAGGTCTTTGGTGCATCTAGATAAGGTAGTGAGCGGGTTAAAAACACTAGATGCGGCTCCACAGGCCTAAGTACTTGAGGGTACCGTGGCAGATCCAAAACACAGCCCCTGCGAATTCTTCTGCAAGTTCCTGATTTCAAAACGGGAATACGATATAGGTACGCTTATGGCTATTCTTGAGGACCATCAGTTAGCGTCTTTAGGTAGACGCTACCTGGAGGAACTCAAAGAAAAGATGGAGCCATTCCCAGACCCATGGGTAACTACACCTACCGGGGAGGAAGAAAACTATAAGATAACTATGGATTATCTGCGGAAACAGAATATCTATGAGTTATGGTTTCCTACCCCGGCAGTAAATGAAGCATTCAAAATACTTGGAGACCCAAGATTAAGAGAAAATACTGAACAGCTAATACTGTCTTCTTTACGCTTCGAAGAGATCGTAGCTAAACTCAATAAGTATCACGTTACTACTCTTACCGTAGAAGGCGTCTCTGCTTTCCAGCACTACTTCTGGAATCGTCGCCTGTTATCCATGACAGAGTGGGTAGAATTTATGGACCATAAACCTGGTTCATACGCTCGTATCACTACCATTATAGCCTCCCCAGACGTACAAGATATGGTGGTGCCTTGGTTGTCAGGAATGACAGGACCACCATCTAGTATCAATACAGGCGTCGTTGCTCGCCGTATGCGAGATGTGGCCTTTCTAAAGGTTCTTGAGATTGAAAAGCAACCTGCTAGTATTATCCATTCTAAGATGATGAAGAACTATATGGATGTTATTACGGCTGCAGAAAATGAAATGCGCCAGAGTGATGTAGCTCTGAAAGAGGTTCTACAAGCTTTCGAAAAGTTCAGAATGAAGAAAACTGTAGGAAAAATTCCATCTATAGAAATGCTAGCAGGTGTAAACTACAGTCATTCTGGGTCTGGAACAGACCAGACATTAATAGCCGATGCAATGCTGGAGGACAAAGATGACTGAGGTCGTACCGTTTTCTGCTACTGAAGAAGAGCACAGTACCATAGATACCCTACCCGTAGATACTATAACTGTAGATAGCCTATTAGCAGCTATTCCTAAGTTTAAAGATGTAGTAAGGGGTAATCTGTTAGTACAATGGGCAATTCTTCCTGTTCGGGGGGAAGAAAAGGTATTAACATATCACATCTATAAATTAGACCGAAAAAACATATTCGATGCTGCTGAGAAAGCGTTACAAGATACTAAATGTGCAGAAGATAAGCACACTATATCTATAGAAGCTAATGCTGCTTTAGAAGAGGTGCCTTGGTGGTCTGGATTTGAAGAAAATTTACAGCAAGCGCTTAATGATCATTTTAAAACAATTACAGGTAGGTACGGGTATTATTTAGAGGTAGATAGTTGGTCTGTCTCTATAAATATTACTGATATGTTTCTTGCTGTGTGGCCTGAGTCATTCATTGAAGCCTTTGTAGATAGGTTAAAGGCTAAAATTGAAGGCTAAGTTGAAACCGGCTAACGCCGGTCAACCAACTTTGATTAAGGGTCTGTATGCGAACAACACATAACAGACCCTACCAAGTTGGCAGAGTGACAAATTGAGATTAAGATCTCCCTTTTGTCACAATACTTATACCACAATGTGGTAAGATTTTACATGGCTACGATCCGAATAGATGAAGCTGATGTCTTGAATAGTGCGAGAGCCATTCCTCTTTCGCATACTATGGATGGTTCAGATATCCCCTCTTTTGATTACAATGAGGCAGGAGAGGCACAGGATTTTGGTTTAGACTTAGAGCCGGAAGATATTGAAGAAGAGGAGTACAATGCCTCTAGTGCTCTAATAGGAGTTTCCCCTTCTGAGTTTGCGGAAACAATAATAAGAGTGCCGGAAGCAGGAAGAGTTTCAGATTTTTCTTTTGAAGGTCGTGAGTACTTAAGACAAATATACGATACTCCTGCTGATAAAGTATTGCTGCAATGCGGCAGACAAATTGAGAAGTGCTGTCATGTAGCAAGTAAGATATCTATGGAGGATGGTAGTGTAAAGAAGCTAGAAGATATTGTGTTGGGAGATAGGGTTATTGGACTAGCTCTAGACAAATCTCATACTGACGTCGGAACAGTAATTTGGAAGTCCGAAAAGATTACTAAATTTTGTGTAAAGATCAAAACGAGGCAAGGGCATGTTACTATAGTTGCGTTAAGCCACCCTATGCGTGGGTGGAATAATTGGTCGCTAACTGGTAGTCTTTCTGAACAAGAACACTTAGCTGTCGTACGTAAAGCTGGATGGTTTACGGCCACTACAAACTTTTCGGATAGGGAAGTAATATTAGCTGCGTACATGGTGGCAGAAGGCTATATGCCGGAAGAAAATATTTGTACATTTACGCAGAAAGAAGGGCCGGTATTGCAAGAGTTTTTGTCATTAGTAGAAGGGGACGATTACAGTACTAATGAAAGAAAGCCTGGGCTTTGGCATATTAGATTTAATGCTAAATCACAAGTATTGGCTCTCATTAAAAAAATTGGTATCTGGGCAGAGCTTTCTGCTAATAAGCATGTTCCTGATTTTGTGTGGGGGTTAGATCAAAGGCAAACTGCTCTATTTATTAATCGATTATGGGCAGGAGATGGGCATGCGAGTTTGCAAGAATCTTGTTACCATTTAGAGTACGATTCTATATCTGAACTTTTAATTAAAGATGTACAACGGTTATTGTGGAAATTTGGTATACCATCTAGTACTCATAGATGGAAACCTACACTTTATAAAAATACTGATAAGTGGGCATATAAACTTCGTATAGAAACTCAAGATGGGGCTATTCGTTTTATCCAGGATATAGGAGCTCTTGGAAAAACAGAGGATATTCCTATTATTGATGTAGATACAAATTCAAATAGAGATGTTTACCCAATAGGTATTGTGGAGGACATATCCACTATTCACAGGTCTAGGAGTGGTTATCAGCGTAGAGGACAATACGTACCACAACCTTCTTTACGTTCTGCCGGACTTAGAGAGAAACCAAGATTCTTGCTAAGTAGGGATAAGTTACGGCAGTATGTAGATTTCTTCAGGTCTGATGATCGATTTGATCAAGTAAAAACAGAGCAATTAGCACGGCATTTAGATACTGATTTGTATTGGGATGAGATAGTAAGTATAGAGGAAGTGGGCGAACAAGATTGTTACGATATTACTGTAGAAGGTACAGATAGTTTTGTAGCTGATGGGTTTATCACACATAACTCGACTACACTTGGTAATAGACTTCTTTGTTACGCAGCACTGATTAGTAATTTTAGGTCTATATACGTAGCTCCTTCTGCGGAACAGGCAAAGGTGTTTTCAAATGATCGTATTAAAGACGTCATTGATGCCTCACCTATGCTGCGGTCCTATACCTCTTCCAAAATCAATCAAGCAGTCTTCTTTAAAAAGTTTATTAACTACTCTCAAATTAGGCTTAGATATGCGTATTTAACTGCCGATAGGGTGCGTGGAATTCCTGCTGACATGGTATTGATTGATGAGCTTCAAGACATATTAGTGGATAATATTCCTGTTATTGAACAATGTGCATTCCACTCTTCTTATAAGATTTTTCTTTATTCCGGCACACCTAAATCTGTAGATAACACTATTGCTCATTATTGGAGTGACTTCTCTACGCAGAATGAGTGGATTGTTCCTTGTGAACGACATGGGTTACCTAATGACTCTAGTACTTGGCATTGGAATATATTGACGGAAAGAAATATAGGATCTGTGGGATTAATCTGTGACAAGTGTGGTGAGACTATTAGTGCTAAGCATCCTTTAGCACAGTGGGCGTCTATGAACCCAATGACGGAAGATAATAGAGATAAGGTAACATTTGAGGGGTATAGGATTCCTCAGATTATGGTGCCCTGGGTAGATTGGGAGGAAATCACTATTGCGCAAGAGCAATACTCACGTTCTCAATTTATGAATGAGAAACTGGGTATGTCTTATGATTCCGGCGTACGTCCTATTACCCGTGCGCAGATACAGGCTATTTGTAGACCTGAGCTCGAGATGGGGGATATAGAGCAATTTAAGCGTTTATCTCAAGGCAGGGCTATATATGCTGGAATCGATTGGGGTGCAGGAGCAAACTCCTCATACACACATATTTCGTTTGGGGGGTATTTAGGGTCTGGCAACTTTACGATCTTTTGGTGTCATAGATTCACCGGACAAGATGTAGATCCTGAAAATCAAATGGAATTGATCACTCAGATGCTCTCTCAACTACAGGTACGTATTATTGGAGTAGACTACGGTGGTGGTTTCTATCCCAATGATAAGTTGATTAAACGCTTTGGTGCTCATAAGGTAATGAAGTATCAATATAATCCAAGGCAAAAAAAGAAGATATACTGGGAGCCTAATTTAAAGCGATGGATGACGCATAGGACTGAGATCATGAGCGACCTGTTTAACGCTATGAAAGCAAAGAAAATAGATTTGCCTAGGTGGGAAGATTATAAAGAACCACACGCATCTGATGTACTTAATATCTTTATTGAGTATAATGACCGGTTAAGAATAAATGAGTATAAGAAACCACCGGGGAAGACAGATGATGCATTCCATTCACATCTACTCTGTCTGTTAGCTTCTTGTTTAGAGCATCCACGTCCTGATATCTTTACACCTATGCAAGATACCGGATTAGTAGAAAACTATGATGGCTAAAGAAAACTCCCGGAATTGGGTAGTTTTCTAAGAGGATTGGTTCAGGCTCCTCTCATGCCTGGTGGGACTACTTACAGCAAGTGAACCCTGCTGGAACTCCTGCGGTACCAAAGACATACTTATCCAGGAGTAGATAACCAGCTACTCCCACTGCTGGGGCGGCAATCACCTGAAGGCTACCCTCCACGAGGGAGCCCTCCTTTATCCGGCCCAAGCCGCTGCCGATGCCGAGTTCGTACCAAGGCCTAGTTTTTCGGTAGCCGAGGGCATTCATGTTTGTATTGAACTCCTCAGCTTTCTTTTTGGCTGCAACTGCAGCCTGGACTGTGCTCTCAACATCAGCGGGGATATCTTCACTCTTAGCGGTCTTCTCAGTTGCCATGTGGTTCTCCTAATTGTAAGGAAACGGCATCTCGGAATGAGATGCAAATTATCGTTTCCTCTGTCAATATACTTATACCCCCCTACACCCCGTTTTTTCACTATTTAGGGGGTATTTGGGGTAGGAGAACGGTTTATAGCCTTTATAAGGGTATTTTGGGAACGGTCGGTCGGGTTTACCCCTATTTTAGCTCCGCTAATAGATTGTTATCCTTAAGGATTACCTTACCTTTGGCGGTTAAAGAATCAGGGTATTTACGGCACATAATTACCGCCGCATCTCTAAGATTCTTTCTGCCTTTATTTAACGTGGCAAATAACTGTTGAATGGCAGGATTTTCTCCTAGGTGTTTGTCTTGACGAACTTGGGTCATCATTTTAGTGCATAGAAGGAAAAATGGTTCCCAAGTGTGATCAAAGTGTACTATTGGCTGTAATCTAGTAAATTCATACTCAGAGAACTGTATGAAGTAGTTAGACCATCTTTCTATTACTTCTAGGTCTACAGCCCTCTGCATGATCGCTAACATATGCACCGCTTCCTTATATATCGTTAAAAGTTCGGCATCAGTAGCATTACGAAAAGCAGATAAGTCTAGGCCGTTAACCCGGATAAGGAAGGCAATTTGCTTCTCGAGATTTGTTATACGAGCATCAGTTAATCTATGTAGATGCTCTTCATCCTGCTTGCTTCCCACGTCAATGTGCTTCATGTTATCTCTAGATTATCAATGAGTTTTGATTTTCAAGAGTTGACATAATGCGGTCAACTCTTTATCCTACCTACAAAGGGGAATTCCATGAGTGATGCACCAGGAGCGCTTCCGCTTGGTCTGTCCTTACAGCGAGCTGCAAAATCAATAGACCCAGAACAACTCGAGCTAATGGGTAAAAAGGCTGCCGCGTTATACAGGGATAGTGGGTGTAACCTTTCAGAAGCCGTAGTAGAGACGGTCAAAGAAGCTTGCTTATCCCCGGAACAGGTAAAAAGGGTGTGTGAGTTTGCAAACACTAGTGCATACCTTGCGGAGTTTGAGAAAGCTGGAGAAATGAAAAATGTAACATTTACAGGTGGTCCTGCAGACCCTGGATACGTATTAAAAGATTTAAATGATGGAGGTAACCCATCGTTAAATACTATCAGCTCTGATGACTATACCGCTCCTGTAAAATCTTACAAGACTGCTTCTATGGGTATGAGTAAGATAGCAGAGGCTTTTGGAGTCATTGATGATGGAACTAAAACTGCGTCGGCTGTAAGCCGTACCAGAGACCATGCAACTCACTTCAATCCCATTGAAGATGTTAATGACCTACGTATAACACTAGAACGGGCTAGAGAAGAATCTATCAGTAAACTCTCTTCTGCGAAAATCCTGTATGATGACGTGACTAAAGATTTATGCCACACAGTGGCACAAGCCGTGGAATCTGGTACCTCTATGGGGGACATTAGTAGAGCCTGGAGTGGGTATACTAATGATGTACGTTTTCTTAAAGAGGCTACTGTACACGTAACCAAGCATTTAAAGAGCCGGGGACATACAAAAGAAGCATTGTCCTCATCTTTTGATAAAACGGCTAATATGGGTAGTTTACCGAATCCATCGCATCCTTTAGTAGCTGGGTATGTGGCTTTCCTTAAAGTAGCGCAGGCCCATAGAATACTGAAGACATCTATAGACGTGCTAGATGAGCGCCTAGCAGAAGTAAATGCTAAGCTGCATCAAATGGCAATGTAAGGAGATGCAAGATGACCCCGTCTAGATATACAGCTGTAGCTTCAATTATGCGTACTAAGGTTGCCGGAGAGATAGCAGACGCAGCTAAGAAAATGACTATAGGTGAGATGGCTGGCTCTGCGCGTAGAGGAGTAGGTCATGTTTGGGATGCAATCAATGCTGGTGCTCAAGCCACTGCTAAACACCTAGAGGCTAAGAAGGCTCCTAAGTTCGTTTCTGGTCTTATACATGCTGCACCAACTGTTGGTGCAGCGTACTTAGGCTATAAAGGCCTTCAAGGGCTTTCTAATTGGAACACTAACCGCATTATGCGGAATCAAGTGCAGGGGGGATACTAATGAACCCTGTAGAAGAGTTTCTAGAAGTTGCTACTCCAAAAGAGAAGACTGCCGCTCCTCTTAAAGCCTTGTGGCAAGGCATGAAGTTCCAAAATCTCGAGGATATATTAGCGAAGGGCGCTAAGGCTACCTCTTCTGAGAATTTTGCACACACACTAGGACAACAGTTAACAGCTGGTGGTGCGATAGGGGCAATGACATTAGGTGGCGAGGCTGCTTTCCGTGGGGTAAGACAGCTTGTAGATATGGGGGTAGATAAGTGGAGAAAGCCTATAGAATATAAAGCAATGCTTAATGCTCATCCAGAACTGCGGGAAGAAGATGCATCTAAAGTACAGGCATTGTATAACTCACTAAGACACATGTCTCCTCATATGGCAAAGGACCCGGTGATAGCTGGTTCTTTTGTACGTACGTTATTGACCCAAGGTAGTGAGGGCAGTGTGGCTATGCCCATGGATACAGCAAAGCTGTTGGCGGATACACAAAGTAAGGTAGTAGGCTCTCATAGGATGGAACCGTCCCAGTTTTCAGCGTATGTAGCTCATGGTGTTCCTGGAGAAATGCAATATCGACAGCAACGAAAAGATAAGTTAGAAGATAAAGCGCAAGAAAATTTTGATAAAGGGTAGTTAGGTGATCATTAAGGTTTGTCAGTTTCAGGCACGTCGGCAAGACGGGGAAAGGCTAGTAGAGGTCTTTCAACCGGGGGAGATGGAGAAGGCTGCGTCTTTTTTTAGTATGGGAAAGACTGCAGCCCCTTTACTTTCTCCGGTTAAGCAATTGCTCGAGACTATACGGCCAAATCCACAAAAGATTGTACTGCTTGTAAATGCACTAGGTGCTAGTGAATATTGGTCTAGTAATATTAATGGAGATGCATTTCCAGAAGCATCTTTGATCCATAAAGGTCCAGCGTATGGATATGAGACTTTCCGCACCGCAGGCATCTACACACACCATAAGAACAAGAATATAAACGAAAGTATTGGAACAATATTACTTTCGACTTGGCACGATTTGATGAAACGTGTTGAGCTTGTTGTGGAGATAGATAGAAGTAAAGCAGCTCAATTTGGTGCCACTAGTGTTTGTGATAAGGTAGATCAAGGAATATACTGCGATGTGTCAATGGGCTGTAGCCCTCCTGGGACTAGAATATATAATGATTTGGGGCAAACTATTGAGATAGAACGTGTGCAGATAGGGGACGCTGTAATATCACATACAGGGAAGGTGCAACACGTATCTAAACTTATGACACGTAAATATAAGGGTACTCTTTATACTTTTAATGTTTACGGATTTCGAAGAACACTTAGTCTTACTGATGAACATCCATTATGGTTAGTTGATGAGGCGCAGCTTAAATGTAATCCGTCTATAGAACAGGATAATAAGAGCAGACGACAAAGGCATTGTACGCCTTTTGTACAGAGTAAATCTAAAGGATGTTCAGGTTGTATGGTAGTTCCTACTTATCAATTTGAATGGAGGCGAGCTGATGAGGTTAATGTAGGAGATTATTTAGCTTTTCCAGTTCTTGAGGGGTGTAGTAATGTTATTTCATCTATAGATGAGGCTAGATTTTTAGGGTTTTATTTAGCTGAAGGACATGTAGGCAATTACAATGATAGGCCATTAGAACAGATAACTTTCTCATTAAATTTTCTAGAAAAAGACCTTGCTAATGAGATAGAGCAGTTAGGGCGTAAATTAGGGGCAAAGGTAAGTTGGCAGCACGAAGTGCCTGAACGTGGTGGACGATATGTAACCATAGTTAACAAGGATTTAGCCGATAAGTGTCTACAGTTTTGTGGCTCTGGAGCTAAGACAAAAGTAGTTTCTAAGGAAGTACTTTTGCTCCCTGCTGAACGGCAATTAGCTTTCTTAGGTGCTTATTTAGATGGGGATGGCGGAGTGTATAAAGGGTCTATTTATTTTTCTACTGCATCAGAACGTTTGTCTGAACAACTGTTCACTATGCTTGCTCGTTGCGAAATCATTGCGTCAATAAATAAAATAGAACATCGTCCTTCTGAGAAGTCAGTAGTGCGTAAAGATACTGTGGAGTACCAAGTATGGGTGGGTACAGATTATTCAGTTGCTCTTCAGCCATATACGCATAAGACAGGCATATATGTATCTAGTAAGGTGAGGGGACAGCGATTTTTTTATGACCATGAGGGTGCGACATATTTGATGGCCCCAATACTGGAAATAGAAGAATCTGTTTATGACGGCGATGTATTTAATTTTTCGGTTGAGGGCGATGATAGTTATGTGGCTGAGGGGTTGGCCGTACATAATTGCAAAGTCCCGTTTGATACTTGTAGTATTTGCCTTGATCTGTCAAAGTATGAAGAAGCTAAGACTACTTTTGATCCGTCTATACATAAGAGTCCTGGAGAAGCTATTTTAATTGCGCATAAGAAAAATCCTATTCGTGGTGTTTCAATTACTAGAAATGACTATTGTGCTCATTTACGTAAACAATTAAATAAGATTCTTCCTGACGGGCGTAAAGTGTGCGCTATCAATGACTATCCAAGATTCTTTGATATCTCTTTTGTGTTTATTGGTGCGGATAAGACAGCCAAGGTAATGGCTAAATTAGCTTCTAACTCTTTCTCCGGTGAAACAATTCCTTCCTGGCAAGTGGCAGAAGAAGATGGTTATACGGAGATGCCCATGGAAAAGGCAGCTTCTGTAGGTACATTACTTCCACGAGTTAAGTCTGCTGCTGAGATCAAATCTGGAGAAATAGAGAAGGATGTTATACCGTCACAATTTGGTTCTAAAGCTATACCAGCTAAAGACGACATCCCTAATGATATTTTGGATACTTTGGGTGGACGAGATTTAAGTGAAGCTCTCTCTACACCTACTATGATGGGTATGTTTCTACGCCCACGTGAGTTCCAGCGTATAACAATTATCAGTATGGGGAATAAACCTTTAGCTGATGAATTGGATAATAAAGGTATTGTGTTCCCTCATACAGATGAAGATGAATCTCCTGCAGATATGGGGTCTGGTCATTTTAGCGATGTGATTAAAAAGCTATTGATGCCCTTTTTAGAGGGGCGTAGCGCATTAGAGCCAGTAGCTAAGAGAAGAATGGTTAAGATTACTATTATGGGCAGCCCCAAAGATGAGGCCCCTTTATTGAAGACCTCTTCTCATCCATTTATGCAGAAATTATCTGCTGCATATAATGGATATCTTCGCAATGCAATAGGGTGTTTAAGTGATGTTCCTGATCTAGTAGAGGCAGACCCCTATTTGTGGTCCGCTGTTCACAATAGAAGTGTAGGCGATATCTTTTTTAAGACTGCAGAAGTTAGTGCTCCACATGTGTTAGGTGCAGCTATTGCTGCTGAAGCTATTTCTGTAATGGCTAGGCGGGATATAAAACGTAAGGAAATGCAGGGGGAACAGGCCGGATTAATAGAAGATCTGATTGCCACCCACCCCCACGTCCTGGCATCATTAGCCGCACTAGGTGTTTTACACGCAGAAGGTTCTTCCCTTCCGAAAGATTTACTAGCAAAATTGACCAGTATAGGTAAGAGTGTGATTTCTCGGTGAGGTTAGAGGCTTCGTACCTCGAGGAAACAAGATCACCGACAAGCGAAACCAAAACAAACCGAGTATTAGGAGATTCCACATGGACGCACAGTTGGCACAAATCTATGGCACTGGAAACAATGCCGAGGATGATCAGGTTAAATTGGCCGCTGCAGAGCTTCTTGTAAAGCTAGCAGAGGATAATAACGTTGATCTAAATCAGTTCGATGACACTGAAATTGCTCAGATGATCAACGAGCTTCACAAGACTGCAGAGTTCCCTCCTGCTGCAGAAGAGAAGAAAGAATCTAAGGAGACTCCAGAGTCGAAAGAATCTTCATCTGAGTCTTCTGAATCGGCGGAGAAGGCTGCTGAAGAGAAGGTAGCTGAGGCTGATTTCCTTGGTCGTGTAATGGCTCACTCGTTTAATCAAGAGCTCACTGAGATTCAGAAGCAAGCTGGAATTAAAGATATGGCAGGCAAGGCCGTATCAGGCGCTAAGGGTCTTTTTGAGAAGCATATAGCTCCCGCAGCTAAGCGCGGAGGAGAGCTCATCACTGGTAGTCGTGCAAGGGAGCTTAAGGGTGCGGATGAGATTGGTAAGCGACTAGCTCCCAAGTCAAAAGAAACTAAGTACGTCAGTAATCTGCTTAAGGGCGAAAAGAATAAGGTTCTAGCTACTAGAATCGGTCTTGGCGCTGGTGCAGCAGGTCTTGGCGCTGGTGCAGCTATGGGCAAGAAGAAGGAGTCTTCGGCTCTTGACACTCTAGCTTCTGAGCGTGCATGGGAACTAGCTAAGGAAGCTGGTTGGGTAGACGCAGAGGGTAACCTGGTCGTTCCTCAGACTGAAGAGAAGGTAGCTTCTCAGGTGGACATCGAAGTTGAGCGTCGTGCCCTGCAGATGCTCGAGGCAGAGGGTCTTCCCGTTCAGTGGAATGAATAACACCCTATGACTGGGATCGGAATGTTGGCGTTTTTTGAAGAACTGGAAAAGCTGGGCGGTCTAGCCCGCTCTATGGATAGTCCTTGGGGAACCAAGACTGTTGGAGCACCTAGGTCTAAGATCACCCCAGCCCAGTTCCCTAAAGCGCCAACAGCTCCGGGCCCTATGTCCCCTAAATTGGTAACCCCGGCAGCTAAGTACGGTCCCAGCCAAAACTATTCTCAACCTAACTTTGCGACCCCACCAACAGCAGGTGTTGCAGATGTAGGTGGAGTATAGCAAGGCAGCACTGCCAACAAGTTTTGTAATTGGAGGATTCGATGCATATCTCGCTACAAGCAATGGTTGCTACAGCGCTGGCTGAGGCTGAGGAACGTGAAAAGCTCGCAGCAGCAGACGGCGATGCCGTAGCCAACGGAGAAGATACTGATATTAATGATGGAAAGGGTAAGGAGCCTAGTGCTGCTAATGCCTCTCCCAATAACCCTGCTACCGTTCCCGAAAGGAACGAAACTAGCAAGGCTGACGGTGAAAAGACCTCGATGGTAGCTAATAAACTAGCTAGCGCCATTGAGTACCTTAATGAGAACTGGCTGTCTAAGGTAGCCGTAGGAGAAATTACTCCTCCTACTCCGGCCGGACAACCAGAAGCTAAGATTGGTCCAGGCGAAGGTCCAGGTGCCTTTGAGACGAATGTAAATTCGCCTACCCCTGGTGTCCAGTCTGAGGCTGTAGGACAAGCACAAACTGGTGTTATCCCTATGAAGCCAGGCACTGATTCGGCCTCCCCCGGACAGACAAATACTGATACTGCCATGGAGACTACTATTAATAATCCTCCCGGTGGTAGTGAAGACTGGACTAAGAAAGATGTGCTTAAGCAAGCTGCTGCAGCTCTCTTAATTAAGAAGGCTGCTAGTAAGAAAGTAGCTCGAGTACTTCAAATCATTAAAGAAGCAGATGTCCCTCCACAGGCAACTGCTTCTGAAGAGGGTGTACCTGCTCTCCCAGGACCTGCTGCGTCTCAGGAGAGGATGATTGATAGTAATCAAGCAGCCATAAACTATACTAAGCGTGATGCGAAGGCAGAGCCCAAAGAGCGGATGGGTGAGGTTCTTAGTGAGCCAGCTCAGAAGAAGACGACGGATACTGTCCTTCAGAACAACCTCTCTACTACTAACGAAGCTGGGACCAAAATCTCTTCAGCTAAGATAGCAGCAGCGAGGGCCTACCTCAGCAAGATTGCGGAGGAAGGTTGCAGCTCTGATGCTTCGCCGGAAGCAAAAGAGAAGGCGGATAGACTTAAGTCTATCCTAGAAGCCAAGCAGAAAGAGAAGTCGAGTCAGTTCGATGCCTCTAAAGAGACTTTCTAAGAAGGATGAAGAACATGGAATCTAAGACTAAGATCAGCGCAGCACAGGCAGCCCAGGTCTACGCCGAGGTACCAACAGTCCTTCGGAAGCTAGCCTCTGAAAGAGATCAACTACAGCGTGAGCTAGACGGTTATCGTCTAGGTTCTCGAATTGTGAAACTTGCTCAACTCATGGAAGACAAGAAAGTCAATCTTGGCCTTTCACGGGAAGAGAAAGTTGCACAAATTAAAGAAGCTCATGCCAAGGGTAGGTCTCTAGAAGCAATTGAGGAAGCTATTGAGATGACTGCTCCTAACGGAGAAATTGCAAAGATGGCTTCTGAAGATGCCGGAAACGGTATTAACTCGCTCGAGTCGTATCTACTTGGTGACCTGGCGTAAGTCAGGGTTCCGAGGACAAAGTAACAACAAATAGGAGAATACCATGATCGTCAACTTTGAACTAGTCACAGACGTACAGGACCTGATTCGCAGGGACTTTACGGTTGCTGACCCCACCATCGTTAACCCAACTAATTCGAACCCACTGCTTGACGGTGAGTTCGTAGCACTTAACTCGTCATATCAACTTGTTCGCGCAGGCACAGGAGGCCTTGGCTTCGCAGTATTTGCAGAACGTGGACGTTTCGACGTTCAGGCTCTTGGCAAGACTACAGTCTTGTTTGCAAAACCATACGAAGCAGACACTCGTATCTTCACCGCAGCAGGTCTTACCTTGGGCGGAGCTCTTAAAATCTCATCCTCGGTTACTTACGACAGCCAGACTCGCTCTGGTCTAGTTGCATACGATTCAGGTATCGTTCTTGGATACGTGACTCGTTTGCCTGCAAATAATGGCAGCAAGCTGCGGTTCCTCAAGACCCTCGGGTAATTGAGGCTAACAAGGTTTCTTACAAAGGATAATAAAATGAGCGTTCCATCCAGAATTTTGAATGATCTGTTCACTCAGAAGTTGGACTCTGCTGAAGGGCAGGAAAAAATTGCTGAGTATGCTGGTACTTACATCCGCGACCGTTTGCGTGAGGTTGCTTTCTCACGAAAGATTATTCCACCGCAACAGGTAACACGGGCAGATTGCCAGCGTTCAGTACATCACGATACACTAGTTAAGATCGTCGATGTAGAACCAAAGAGCCGTGCAATGAGCTTGACTTTCCGTGGTCAACCCACTGCTCGCTTCATCCGCGCTCCTCGTGCGGAAGTTCCCTTCTTCACTATCTCCTCGGAAAAGTTCGAGAAGACTGAACAGGAACTTTTGGCCTACGAAATGCCCATCACTAAGGTCATTGAGGATAACTCCGTTAAGGATATCCAAGAGATCGAAGACCGCGAGTTCACAATCCACATTGAAGCAGCCGTCCAAGCTCTACAAAAGGAAGCTAATGGCAATGTGGTTACCACTCTAGATGCAACAACAGTTGCCGCTGCAGGTGTTGTAGAGTTCTCTGTTCGTAAAGGCGAACTTGCTCGTCACGCTTCAACCAATACTGCGGTATCTCTACCTATTCAAAAGCCTGACTTGGTTAACCTGTTCAAAATGCTCTCGGGAAACCGTCTGCGTGGCGAAATGGTTCTGATGACGGAAGTAGATTGGGACGATATCCTTCAGTGGACTACTGAAGACGTAGGTAATAAGATCGTAAGTGAGACTACCGTTGAAGGGTATAAGTACAATCTGCTCATGGGCCGTGCGTACTGCCGTACCATCAAGACCGACATTCTTCGTCCAGGTAACCTCTACTTGTTCACGAAGCCTGACTTCTTCGGTAAGTTCTTTATCTTGAATAACACCAAGTTCTATATTGACAAGATTGCCAATATGATCACTTGGCAGTCATGGGAAGATATCGCTGTCAGCGTTATCAACATTGCAGCAGTTCGTAAGCTCGAGCTCTACTCGGGTGATGCAACCAGCTTAGATGCAGATAGCATCCTGTCAAGCGTAATTCCAATGGCAGAGGAAGACCTCGGTCAAGAAAACAACAGGGTCGATGTTGGAATGACATTCCCGACTGTCGAAATTTATTAAAATCTCTTAATTAGCTTTATAGCTAGTTCTGAAACGGGGAGTTTGGCTGGTTAGCCAGCTCCCCGTTTCGCTAAGATGATACGTACTTTTAGGAGAAACCAAATGGCTGAGTTCGTTCCCACATACGTAATCCATAATCAGTTTCGTGCCCAAAGCTCTCATGCACAGCGCTCTATTGCCCCCCAACCATTTACTTCTGTAGAATGGTTAGCCGGAAGAAGAATTCTACCAAAAAGACCCATTCGCCTAACTGAAAAAGAATACAAAGCCTTAGAACAGGAAATTCTAGCTAAGGTACGTGAAGGACGCCTGGCAATAACCTGTCCAGACTTGTCTTTTATAGATTCCCGGCCGGATGGTAGAATATTTATTACTTATTTAACTAGGCCAATTGCTGAAGAAGGTATCACTCTCCCAGTTGGGCTAAGTACTATTACAGATGTTCTATCAACTCCACCAGTAACAAATGTAGTTACTCCTCCGGAAGTAATCACGGTTGAGACAGTTGTGCCTCCAGTTACAGACGAAGTTGCTATAAAACTTGAAACATCTAGCGATGAGGTAGTAGCTGATACATCGCCGGATATGGATGAGAATAGTATAATTACTTTAGATCAGCCAAGAAAGAAACGGCGTAAGGGAGAGCTCAATGGCTAAAGTATTAAATACCACTGATAGAAATCTTACCGTAGAAAGATGGACACTTCTTGCCGGAAGTACTAAATGTATAGACCAGCAAGGTAATGTACGTTATGAACTGCCAGATTCTGTTGCCTTTGGTCCGGTAGTAAAACATCTAACGGACCTAGGACTGGTTACACTTACTGGAATAGCTCATCAGACAATAGAAAAATCTGATAGCGAACCACCAGTTCATTATGTGTCTAAGTCTCAACGTAAAAGACTGCGGGAACAACAGAAAGGGTAGCTGTGGCCCAGCAATTACAAGGCCTGGCCGGAGTAGCAGGAGGAGCAACTAGCCCCCTCTTTAACTCCTTTATCCAAACCGTCCGTTTCTTTATGAGGGACCATCCTCAATTGAACCGGTTGGTAAAAGGACAAGAACATTCAGATCGTATGATCGCTTGGGCTATTATGGACTTCCTGTCTGATTGGGCAGGTACACCTCCAGACTTAGGCTATATGACTCTAGAAGAGATGTTCTATAAACATTATCAATCTTTTGCTCTCCGGGGTACTTGTGTAGCCTTGCTACAGTCAATAGGTATCCTCCAAACTCGTAATCAATTGCAATTCTCTGACGGCGGAATAAGTGTAGATGCAAATAATAAAGCACCTATGTGGATGCAGTGGATTAGAGATTTTTCCACTAAGTATGAACAAGAAAAGGTTCAGAGAAAAGTAGCGATCAATATTGCTAATATGATGACCAGTTACTCTGGCGTTCATAGTGAGTATTTCTTCGTTAATGGGTGGTATGGCGTTTACTAATTTGCCAATGGCTGGTATGGCGTATATCCTTGCAACTTACTCCTTCAGAATATCAAATGATTACAGCCAGTATATTTGATGAGCTAGAAAAGATTGCTCTTAACGCGGGTTCGCGTGGGGGTAAGGTACATCATTATACCGCTAAAAATAATCCGGTTTATCAAAGTGATATAGATCGCCAGAATAAAGAAAAACAATCAAAAGGATGGACGGTCGGTAACATAGCTAAAGGTGTAGCTGGTGCTGCTAGTGCTGTTGCGCTTGGTCTTGCTGCACGTAAGGTTCTTGGGAATGCGGCTGCTAAAAAAGCGGCAGAACGTATAGTTGATAATCATGTTAAGTGGACCAATGCTAAGAAAGCGTATGAAAATATATATGATATAGGCAAAGGTGTGTACCATGAGGCAGATCATACTGCTGGTTATACAGCGTTTAATAAGCATTTTGAGGATGCACGTAAAGCGCACGATAGCGCACATTACGCTAATAATTGGAAGAAGTGGGATAAATGGAGTGCTAGTAATAAAGCACATGCTGCCAGTCATGATGCTTATGAGCATGCAAAGGGAGTTAGAGAAGATCTGCATAATAGTAGACAAAAAGCTAAATGGGCTGCAGAAGACACAGAATGAGCTAAATGGGAAGCGAACAAAGCTAAATGGAAGGCAGAAGACACAGAACGAGCTAAATGGGAGGCAAGTGATCCATTCGCAGATTTTCGCAATAGCTGGAAAAATGAGTGGGGGCCAAATCCATTTGAAGGATTTCATTGGGGGCAAAAATCTGGAAGGAGCTACGATCCTGGAGCTCGTACCAAAAATTATAGTGTCGGGCATGTTACTAAGTTAGAAGAAGCGGGTTTACCTGGCTTGGGTAAAGTCAAGACTAAGGCTGAAGCCAAGAAAGTCTACAGAGATTTCGTGGTTAAACACCATCCAGATAAGCTGCAAAATGTTAGCGCACAAGAACAAGCAGCTATGACAGAAAAACTTAAGACGGTTAATAACCTTTGGAGTTCATATAAAAACTCGGATGAGTTTTCTAAACTAGCAGCAATACGTTATGCTTTTTTGACTTTTATAAGATGAACACAAGTATCCCATGAATATCACACAGCAAAACGTCTTTCAGCTTTGGTGGCCCTTATAAAAGGGTTATGATTTGCTTAGGCGTTTTAGAAAGTAGGCATCATGGGACCATCAAAGAAAAAGCAGTTATCTGACACTGATGAGGCCCTTGTTGCTATTGCAAGTGAAACCGGTGGTGAGATTGGCGCGCAAAGAGTTTTAGACCACATAGACATACCAACTTTTAACGCAAATGGGTTAATGCACGAATTAAGTGACTCTATGAAGGAACTGATTCGATTAATCGCTAGAGATATAGTAAGTAGTCACGAGAGGGATTGCGCTGGATTGGAAAGAGTTGAAAGGCGGGTTGACGATATGCAGAAGACAATAAACGTACATAGCGATGTAATCAATCAGTATTTAGGTGAAAAGAAATTTAAACGATATGTACAGCCTATACTGATTGGATTTGTTGGTAGTGCAGCAGGAGTAGCCCTTGTTGGACTACTTCTAAAAGGTCTTCTTTTTCATCACTAAAATATTTTTATATTTATTTTAATCCGCAAACTCCCCAGGAGATTCTATGTATATTTACAAAGCGTTCAGTAGCCCAGACGAGCTAACAGATTTCTTGAACGGTGCTATCTTTAGCTCCCCTCTTCCGGCCACTGTATATGGTCTGCATGGGCTAACCGTTATAATCAATAACGGTTCTGCGGATAAGACTACAACCTTTTCAGACCCTACCGGTGCAGGTCTTAGTCCAGCAAACATACTGGCACAGATATACGCAACCGACAGTACTATGCAAAAGGTAAAACTGCGGTCATATGGGTTAATTCCAAATAAACCAGTGCTTGTAATCGCAGAAACAAGTTACGCAACTAAAGGCGGTACAGCTGTAACTATTTTGGGTCTGCCCTCGGCTACTACTAATGTTACAGCTATATCTAAGACCAATATCGTATGGGTAACTGCCTCTATCTCGGGCAATCCTCGTTACGATGTTCTATACGTTACTACCTAAGGAGCACGTTATGAGTGAAGACGCTCTATTCAAAGCACTCTCTACCAGTAACCAGATTCCTTGGGATAAAGCTGCAGAACACTTCATGTACATGAAGATTGCTTCTGGTGGATTATACGTTGACGAAGTAGATTTGTTGAAAGAGGCTGCAGCAGGTTTAGCTCCAGAAGATGTTCAAAAAGCTTTAGATCAAGGTACCATCTCAGGTATCCGTTCTTCCGTAGCTCAGGACATTACAAATAAAGCTAAGCATCAACGTACTCATGGAGAACGTATAGGTAAAGGTCTAGGTTCTATTGCTGGTCTTGCAGGTGGTGTACTCGTCGGACGTGGTGGGCATACCCCAGGTGAAAGGGCTTTTAGAGCCGCAGTTGGTTTAGTTGGGGGGCATGAGGCCGGAAAAGTAATAGGACAGGAATTAGATGCACATAAGCTGAATAAGCGTGGGGCAATGGAGAAGGACTCTGGAGTCCTCAGCAGTATTGGTGGTTGGGCTCTTAAGAATCCTAGATTAGCTGTAGGCGCTGCCGGTGCAGGTCTTGGTGCCTTAGCTGGAGCTGCAGGTACAGCAGGTGACCCTAATGCTAGTATGCTTGGTGGAGCAGCAAAAGGTGCCTTACTTGGTGGTGGTCTAGGATTGGCAGGCTCACACCTTGGCATGAAGGCCATGGCTAATAGGGGTATGTCCGCAAGTATGAGATTGCCTAAAGGTAGAAATCTCACTCTCACCCCCACATTAGCTGCTGGTAAACTAAATCCTGGGCTCAAAATGGCTGCTATGAATACGCTCAAGCAGGCCATGATTAAAGAAGGTTGGAGTCTTCGTAACCTATTCAAAGCTGCTCCAGAAGTTATTCCTCCAGAGGATGTTGGAGAGGCTGCTCTTTCTGGTGGCCTTCAAGAAGGTCCTTCTGGCGCTATTAATGAAGCAGCCGGACAAGTAGGTGGATTAGCTGGTCATGCTCTTGGTGAGAAATTACATTATCCGGCCTTAGGAGCTATGGCAGGTAACCTAGGAGCAAAAGGCATAGCCGGTCAGCTCACAGAAGGTATGGATAATCCAAAAACTGCTGCAGCTAATAAACTTCTATCTGCTATCCGGGCATTTAAGAAGACAGCAGAAGAACCTCGAGGTGGCCTCTCTACCACCGATGAAAATGCCCCAGTAGGTCCTAATGAGTTCTCAGGAAATCAGTACCCACCAACGCATGATGAGATGGGAGCTGCTCCAGATGCAGCCCCAGTGGTTAATGTAGACCAAGACCTACAACCAGACCCCTCAGATGCCATTATGGCACTTCTACAGAAGGGTAATGAATCTGAATTCCATGCTGCTCGAGCAGATGAGGCACAAGAGGCTGCTGCTTCTGCAGAAGAACGTGCATCTATGCTCGAGAGCCAGATGCAACAACTCTTGCAAGAGATTGAACAAGTAAAACAAGAGTCTGGTGGCCAAGCACAACAGGCTAGTGAACAAGCTATGATGGCCTCACAAGATGCGATGGCTGCTAGAACAGAATCACAAACTGCTCAACAACAAATGATGCAGTTGCGTCAATCTATCACCTCCTACCGGCAACAGCTAATGGACATGCTGGCTCAAGATCCGACAGTTGTAGCTGGTCCTCCACAAGTACCAGTAGGTCCTCCACCAGGTCCTGCAGGTATGACTGGTTCTACAGGAGGTCCTGGAGATATAGGCCAACCTATGCCATCAGGTCCTATGGGTCCTGAAGGTGTCCCAAGTCCTGAGGCACCACAAGGAGCTCCTCCGGCTGCAGAGGGTGCGCCTAAAGCAGAAGCACCTAAAGCACCTAAACCTGAAGCCCCAGCATCTGGTGTAAATGTAAATATACATCCACCAAAAGCGGCAAAGCCTGCAGCTAAGGAGTAGCTGTGCTCACAGCTGGGCAGATAAAATATGCAGCTTTTAAAGCTGAGCTGTCCAAGTTATCTGGTATTGTTGACTGGGTAGCTGAAAGACCCCTCACTTCTGCTGCATTAGGTGCTGCAGGGTCAGGTACTTATAAGCTTTTTAGGCATGGTCCGTGGGGAGAGAGTGGAAGGTCTATACCTGAAACCAGAGACATACAAAAATCCCAGATGCTAGAGGGTGCAGAACTAAAAAAAGCACTCAAAGATCAAAAAAGCCATGCCTTAGCTGCTGAAGCTGCTGGGGCGGGTATAGGTGCAGCTGGAGTAGCTGGTGCAGGGCTGTTAGCTAATCAACATATACTTGGACCAAGTATTGTAAAAGCTGAAAAAGGATTAACCACCTCGCAGGAAGAGTTAGGGAACATGTTTACACGTGCGGGTAGTGATTTGACTGCACGTGGAGCCCCTATACCAAGAGCATTTGTGGCTCCTGATGGCGGATTAGATGTTGGGGTGCATATACCAAAAGGAGGTTATCAGCCTTCTTTTTTACGCAATTGGGAAGCTAGGCAAAATGCAGTACCAGTCGCAAAAGCGCTACAAATAACCCCAGAAGATGCTAAAAAATTAGTTCTTGATGCCATGAAGGGAACTGGGGCGGTAGTGCTGCCTGGAGGTGTAGGTCCTCATGTAGCTGCACACGAACTAGGACACTCATTATTTGGAGCTACCAGATTAGGTAAGGCTAGTAAGGCTTTACGTTTACCCGGCTACTTAGGAACAGCTGCTGGTACAGCTATGGCATCTTCAGCAGACCCTGACTCTACTACGTCAAAAGTTGCTCCATTAGTGGCAGCTGCAGGTATAGCTCCAGCTATGGGTGAGGAGCTTGGAGCCTCATTAAAAGGGTTGAAGTTAATGAAGAATACTGGCTTTACCCCTGCGCAGCTTAGTACTGCACGTAAGCAAATGGGTAAGGCTTTTGGTACGTATGCAGCTGGAATAGGATTACCAGTAATTGCTGCTCCTTATATTATCCGCAAAGTTAGAGAGTATAATCGTAAACGCCGGGAAGAGAAGGGCATAGAGAGCCCTGGTGTATTGCAGAGCAGAATAGACGCTCTAGGAGAATGACCATGGATACTTTCCTTTCTGATTTATATGACCGGGGAATTGTTAAGGCAGCAGTAGCTGGACCTACTACTCCACCTTGTCCAGAAGCCTCTGCTGTAAAGTCTTTAGAAGCTGAAATTAAAGCACCGGCAAAGAAGGTCACTCCACCAGAGATACCTACTGCGGCGGAGAAGAAAGCAGAGATGGTTATTACTGCTATGAGGGCCACTAGAAATGTTCCTATACATATTAAGAAGGCAGCAGCTAAGTATTTGGGGCAGAAATTAGCAAGGAGATAAGATCATGGATTTCCTAACAAAGTTGTACGCGGAAGAAAAAGAGAAGAATGCTAGTGCAGAGCTCGAGCAGCTCTATAAGCAGATGTCTGTCTCTCAACTAGAAGATGTTCTTGGAATTAAGACAGCTGGTAATGTTAAAGATTTGGCTTTGGCATCCCTACTAGGTAGTGCTGCAGTAGGGGGTACTAGTGCTTTAGTAGATAAAGAACATGTAGGTCGAAATGCTCTAATAGGTGCTGGATTAGGTGCTGGTGGTATGGCTGCTGGTAAGATGATAGGCAAAGGAATGGTTGGGTTAACAAATCGTCATCTTAGAGATGCAGCGGCAAAATTAGCTAAGAAATAAATGGCTCAGAATCTCACATTCATAAATACTAAAATCCGAAGCTTCTCTTTGGATTTTCTGGAAGTCCTATGGGAGATCGAAGATACCAATATCGACCCCCTAGACTACCAGCTTTATGTATTGAGATCAGAGTCCCCCATGGGTCCGTTCGATACTATTGCCGGACCATTTGAAGACAAATATCGCTTTGTAGATAATCATGTAAACCTACTGCATAGATGGCGGCAGATATACTACAAGATTAGAAGTGTTCAGAAGGTTGATCAAAACAACTTCGTAGAGTCTGAACCCTTTACCTTTGCCAATAATCCGGATTTGATTGGACAAGAGATTCAACGTCTCGAACGCTTAGTATGGAGCGAATACGCTGGTAATAAGTGTTTTGTCTTTCCTGTCCGGACATTTGGTAAGAGATGCCAGAATTGTTACGATGGCCCGGAAAAAGGTAAAGGGTTCACTAGTCAGCGTAGACGAAGTAATTGTTTGAGTTGTTTTGATACAACATATACTCGTGGGTATTACGATCCAATCGAAATATACATGCAGATAGATCCTAGCTCTAAATCCATACAGAACTTAAAAGTAGGTGAGCGAGGACAAACTGATACTACAGCTAGATTACCTAACTTCCCATTGATGAAGCCTCGAGATTTGATAGTTGAGGCCAATAACATTAGATGGCGTGTAGTAAAGGTCACTCCGACGGAGAGAATGAGGTCAGTAGTACATCAAGAACTCGTACTTCATGAAATTGTAAAAGGTGATATAGAGTACCAGCTTCCCATTCGTATAGATGACTTGAGAAGCTTTGAACCTAGTCCTGCTAGAAACTTCTTGAATCCTCAAGATTTGCAGGCATTTGAAGAACAAGCTATTAATGATATTTACGCTGTGTACGGGATGAGAATGCCATGATTAATGCAGCATTTTTTGATGAGCTAGAGAAAATCTCTGCTGTTCTCTCTTTACAGCATCGAGAAAGCCTACCCTCTAAGAGTTTTGCTGTTCCAGAAAGAACGGCTAAGCGTATTGGGGTAGCTAATGAAATTCAAGGTGAGTCTAAAGGTAAATACCCGATTCATGATAGTTCACATGCTCGAGCAGCTCTTAGAATGGTAGCCATGCATGGTACTCCTCAAGAGAAAGAACTTGTCCGGGCAAAGGTTAGAGCAAAATATCCAGAGATTGGACAAAAGACAGCAGCTATGTTCGATGAGCTCAGCAAGATAGCAGAGGAGGCTGGCGAAGGTCCGGGTGGCCCTTTCGTTACTAAGGATAGGCTTAAGAGACTTGGAATAGCCTCTCTTCATACTGCTGGGGGCGCTGGTCTTGGTTGGGCTACTGGTGAAGCTATTAAACGGTGGATAGATAAGTCACCTAAGAGACAGAACATATATGGCAAAGTTCTTCCAACTTTAACTGGAGCAGCGGCATTAACAGCCTATCTACACAGGCATCACACAGATAATTATATCCGTCACGGGAAGAAGAAAAAAGATGTCTGAGACGACTAGTGGACGTATTTTTACCTCTGAAGAGAATGATATCTCTTGGGGTAACGATCCGTTAAACTATCTAGTCCGTGTATTCATTGCCTTCTTGCAAACTATATGGGAGTCCGCTCCTCGAGGGGCTTTTCATTGGACTCCTTACGCGGAAGACACTGAAATTGTGATTACTGAGGAGAATCCAGTACACACAGAGACTATGGAGAAGCGTCCTACTTTGATCGTTTCTCTTGGTCCTACTAGATTTAATGGTACGACGTTAGATGATCTGTCTGGATTGAATCTGCATAATTCCGCAGAGAAGCATACAGACTTAATGCCTACCAACGTCACTATCTTTTGTGTATCTCGTGTTCCTTCTGAAGCTAGATTTCTTGCTTGGCAGAATGCCAGGATGATCTGGTCTATGAGGAAACTCTTTATCGCGGAAAAGGGGATACAAGATTGTGGTAGACGGAATGAAATAGGGTCTGTGACGCCTGCTGGAACGTTGGTGGTGGGTGATACTGAAGCAGAGTGGTCGGCATGCTCCGTTACGGTGCCTGTGTACATGCAGTGGAGTGATTTGGTGACACCGTTGAAGTATGAAGTCGACGGGCATCAGATATATAAATTAGAGCATATTAAATTAGCATTTCGGGGACGGATGAAAGAAGTAAGCGCTTCCCTCGGCCTCCCTCAGTCTGGTAATGATAGTAATATGCAAAGGTGGTCCGCTGGTACGGAAGATAGAGTACCAACCGTATGTACGGGAGGTAGTCTTCGGCCACCTATGATCAATGGAAGAGTTATTCAGCAGACAAAGGTTAAATAGGAGGCCATTATGGCTACTGAGCTTCTACAACCAGGCGTAACAGTTATTCAAGAGTTTCGTACTGTCAGCCCTACTATCGTAACTCCTACATTGGTTCCGTGCGCTGTTGCGCCAGCATTCCAAATTGTAGATGCTATGACGACTAATGCTGCGGGCAGTCAGGTAGCAAATTCTGAAGCTGTTGTATCTGTTCCCGCCGTGTTGGTATCTACTTCAGCAGCGCCTTATGCGTCTATGAACGCTAAGGTGTTGAGTGTAAGTATCAACAATGGGCCTACGCAGTCATTTACTTTTTCAGATCCTACTAGCGCCGGTCTAGACGCTGGTCAAATCTGTGATCAGATTGCTTCTCAATCTCCTGCTGGTTTTGGTGCATATGTAGTTACTAAAAATACAACTACTTATGTACAGCTGCGTACTACAGCTAGCGGGGATGGACAATATCTAAAGATATTAGCAGGTACTGCTAATTCAGTACTTGGATTCGCGGAGGGATACCAAGTTGAAGGTGTGTCTAGCTACAAACAAACACACGTTCGTATTGAACAACTGAATTTCCCAGACCCTAGGGGAATTGCAGATGAGATGGCAGTCAATACTGACTCTATCAGAGCTTTTATCAATACCGGTAAAGCTCTTAAAGAAGTATTCCGTACTGAAAGCTTTTTGCGGAATAAGAAGGAGACTACCTATACCTCTGGTGTAGATGTTACCTTCCCAGGTGGTGGTCTCTCTGGTCTGACTTTTATCTTCCAGCAAGGTCTACAAGGGGCAGCTACTACTTATACCTTCACTACTAGTCCGGCTACTGTTGACAATCTAGTCACAGCTATGAATACCCTATTGGGTACTGCTGCTACTATGTCAGCCTCCGGAAATAAGGTAGTACTAACTTCTGAACAAGGTTACATTAAGATAGGTGCAGGCACAGCTAACACTTATTTAGGTTGGACTGCAAATGCAGAAGCCTATACGCTCATTGTTGTTGATGACGGTGATGGCGACTCAACCAGCCCTCTAATTAAAGTAGCACAAGATAATTTTACAGCTACTGCAGGATACGCCAGTATAACTGGCACTACTACTATCAGTACAGAAGTAGCAGTCAATAATCTTACACTTCAAGTGTCTAATGATGGTTCTGCAATGCAAGAGATTGCATTTAGCGCTGGTCCAATTTCAGGCTCAACAGGCGGAGTATCTACTGCTCTTGATGGCAAATCTTTGTTCTTTACAGTTAATGGAACACATAAAACTTGTACATTCTCTACCCCAGCAACTCTAGCTGCTGCAGTAACACAAATCAATACGGCTGCTGGTACAACGGTTTGTTACCTTACTAATACGGATAAAGTTAATTTCCAAGTTGGTGGAGCAACTCCAACTTTGGGTGGTGATTTTACTCTTGTATATGGTGGTACGGCTAATGAAGATACCGTTTACGGTGCTCTTAATATTGATGCTCTAGTAAGCACTCCTACTCCGTCGGTTGTCTATCAGACACTCAGTCTAGCTGAGATCATAACTGCAATTAACACCGTCATGGGTGCTGGATTTGCTTCTAATGCTACTAATAAGCTGAAGCTCACCTCACCAATCACTGGTGCAGAATCTGAAGTTCGTATTGGTCGTGGTACTGCCAATACAATCCTAGGACTCGTCAATGATGCTTATGCTAACGGTTATCCCTTCCCACCAAAGGTAGGAGATGATGTTTACGCTGATGGCGTATTCATCGGTAAGGTGTCTGTCATAGCTCCGGGAGCTGTAACAACAACTTTGAAACTCGATAGAGAACTGGCTCTCACTTTCGTAGCACAAGCTATGTATATTGAATCAGTTAATATACCAAGTAGCTTGCCTGCCGATAGACCAACACCAAACTTGGTAATAGACCTATCTGGTGCTGTTCTTGTCAAACAGGGAATCCTACGTGATACAGAGGGTTTTGCTTTGGCAAATGCCTCTGGAGCTTTGATGATAGCTTACAAGGCTCTACGTCTAGATGTTACTTCTCAGGCTAGTAAACCAGCTCTATTAAACTTCTCGGACATCACTACACTCGAAACAGCTCTATCTCCTCTTAATGTAGATAATCCACTTGGATTGATGCTCTATTTCATGATGCTTAATGCACCAGGAGTGACGATTTCTGGTATAGGTGTCAATGAGGTGAGCGCTGCTAATCCAGATGGTACCGTAGCTGGTTACTCTGGAGCTTTAGCCTTCCTAGAGCCACAAGAAGTATATGCTCTTGCTCCTGCTTCACAAGATTCAGTGGTCCATCAAACATGTGCTACCCACGTAACAGCTATGTCAGAGCCTGAAGCTGGTGGAGAGCGAGTTGTGTTTATTAATCCCGCAATGCCAGATGAAGATTTGCCTACTCTAGTAGGTAGTGGTGATGGGGATAGCCTTCCATCTACCAATTGGTTTGATACTCATGTATCTAGCTTGGCAGCAGACCTGCTAGCAAAAGGTATTAATCCAGTAGGCACTATCCCTGTGAGCGCTGGGTTATATCTAACAGTGGCCGGAAGTACAAAACACTATAATATTGCTCAGATATCTGGTACTCGAGTACTTGTACGTGTTGCTTTCTCTGCCGGAGATAACACAGATGGGTTCTATTCGATTACTAATCTGTCCGGAAGTTTAATTGGTACTGCATTCTCGCTATACATTCGTGGAACGGCTTTAGTAACTTCTACTGGTTTGCCGGATTATGAACGTATAGCATTAGCGTACCAAAAAATGGGACAGACATACTTGAATCGTCGGGTACGTATGGTTGCCCCGGAGAAAGTGGGAGCAACAATTAATGGTACAGAAGAGCTCATTCCTGGGTATTACCTCTGCAGCGCTCTAGCAGGTATGGTAGGCCAATTACCTCCACAACAGGGCTTTACGAACTATCCTATTACTGGCTTTACTCGAGCAGTAGGTTCGAATGAGGTGTTTAGCCGGAGACAAATGAATGTAGGAGCTGCTGGGGGTACGTGGTGGGTAACTCAGAGTACTGCTGGGGCACCACTGCAGACACGTATGCAAGTTACTACGGACTTAACGAGTATTGAGACTCGTGAGCATTCGATCACAAGCATTGTAGACTTTGTGGCAAAGTTTATGAGGGTTGGATTGAGGAACTTTATTGGTCGGTTCAATATCACTCACTCATTCTTAGACTCGTTGTCTACGGTAGTACAGGGGCAGCTTGGGTTCCTTCGTGATGCAGGCATCTTGGTAGGTGGGGATTTGAATAATATTGTTCAAGATTCTACATCACCCGACAGCGTCAACATAGATGTCACCTTGGATGTCCCCTACCCATGTAATTATATACGCCTCGTAATAACCATCTAATATTACATTAAATCATGGTATAAGTACCACAGAGGTATTTATCCATGAACAAAAGACATCCAGGAAAACAAAAGAAAACAGATTACGGCCTTTGTAAGATGGAAGGGTGCACAAACACTACAGAAAATGGTGCGTTCGGATTTTGTCGAACGCACTATATGGCTTGCCGTCGTGGTCAAATAGACCGCAATGGGCAATTTCTGTATGAACCTAAACGGGTAAGAAGTTATGGTGTTGGTGCTCGTTGTCTAGTTCCTGAATGTGGTAATAGACCTAAAGGGCTAGGTTTATGTGCTACACACTACCAACAGCGTAGTAATGGAATAGACCTAGGTATAGAAATTCCAAATGGTGGCTATTCAAAGGAACAACCCAGTTATGAGGGCGTATCGTGCGTAGTGAATGGTTGCTTAAAACGCCCGATAAATAAAGGTATGTGTAGTAGGCATACTGAGCAAAGACGGGCTGGGATTATAGATCAGCAAGGTATTCCGCTTCGGGAACTGATGCCTAATGGGCGAAAAAGAGAACGTGAAAACTGGGTGGGAAGCACTCGAGACGGTTATATCCTTCGTACTGCTCCAGATGGGCATCCGCACGCTAGAGCAGATGGAACCATTTTAGAACATCGTTTGGTTATGGAGAATCAGTTAGGGCGGTGTTTAGAAGAGTGGGAAATTGTCCACCATAAGGACGGCAATAGAGCGAATAACGACATCCATAATTTAGAGCTAGTGGATGGTAGGGCGGGGATTGGGACTAGACACCACCCAGGTCATGACTTTGACCTGCTTACTGCGGCCCAAGTCATTGCCCAGAATAAAGACACATTACCAACTGCAATACTTGAGACCTTAAAAGGCATTCTCAACAAAGGAACTAATTAAAATGCCTAGAAAAGCCCTCTGGCTTTTCTTTTAGCCCTCAACCGGATTCGGTATAAGGAGAATTGATATGAGCAACTTTTCAGACTGGAAGCCATACGAGAGATTCGTTCAAGAGGGCATGAGTGACGGCAAGTTCCTTAATGCCGGATTTACCCTTCTGTGTGCAGGTCCTCCACGATTGGCAAATATGGGAGGAGCAACAGGTTTGGGTGCTGCTGCCTCATCTGCAGCAATAGATCAACTTGTTTACCCAATCGGCGTCATTCAAAATGTTAACCTGTCACACAATAGACAGTTTAGCCGGATATTCGAAGTAGGTTCTGAACGTTCTTACTTTATCTCCGGCAGAACTGTTGGACAAATGGCTATCAGTCGTATCCTCTATCATGGTCCTAGTTTGCTACGCGTACTCTATGCATATTATGCAGATACTGTAGCCCCATTTGTTATGCAATCACTATTCCCCAATGTGGGTGTCTCTTCGTTCGCAAACCCACATGATGTAATCATCCCTCCAGGATATGATAATCTGTTTGTCAATTTGGCTTCAGATTTGTTTAATCAACCTATTGGGTTGATGATGTACATCAAAGATTCAGATCAATCTACCTACGGTGCTGTGTACCTTGAAGGCTGCTATATCCCAAATCATACTTGGGCAACTGATGCACAGGGTGTCTTGATTCAAGAATCTGCGGCTGTTCAGTTTGAACGAGCTGTTCCAGTAGCTGTAACCGCTGTAAGTCTTCTTACTTCTGGAGCTACTGCTATCGCCGGGGCTACAGTATAAAATAGGTGGTAATGCGCCTATTATCCCAAAATGAGGTCCTTGAGAAAACAGCAGCCCTAGAGGCTGCTGAAGACCTTGGAAAAATACTGTCACATAAGTGGCATGATCATATTGCAGGAGGCTTAGCTGATAAACGGTCTCCTGCAGATTTCCCCCGAGAAGACCTACTCAAGGGTATGATAGTAGAGATGGAACACACAAGTGACCCATCTGTAGCTTGTGAAATAGCTATGGACCACTTGGTAGAGGACCCTCACTACTATAACCACGAACAGGACATGGCTAAAGAAGTACAAGATAAACTAGGTTACATTCTTCCCCGCGAAGATAGTGCCATTAAGTTAGCCGAGCTCATGGGCATTCAATTGGCCGGAATGACAAAGGAAGCTATTCCTAATCCTTTTTCAGCCATAAGAGGTATCGGTTCAAGACTGTTAGGAAGAACTGCGCCTAAGGTAGTAGGGAATGTTTTAGGTCGTGAGACAGAACAAGTAGCGGGTAGAGCATTAGCTGGGAATGTCCTACCGTCAGTTAGCGGAGAGATGGGGGCTAAGGCTATTAGACCTGGAGCTGTTCCAGGCACACATCTACGTGCGGGGGCTAATGAGACAACACTAGCAGCACAAGCTAAAGCACGTCCTATTAAGAATAATATCCAAACAGATTTACCCAATGCAGCACCTGCTGCACCTGTTCCTGGTAGTGTTGAGCATTTTAAAGCAGTTAATAGAGCAGACCCAACAGAAGCTGCTATGCGTGCTGGTGCAGTAGTTCCTCATTCGCCCGGCTCTGTAGTACCTAATCCAAAGGGTACAGGACCGGATGTGAAGAGGTTTGGTTGGGGTAAGGCTGCATTAGGTGCAGGTGCTCTTGGTGCTGGTTACGCAGCTTATAAGGGTATTCCTTGGGCAGCTAATAAGCTGGAAGAGACTAGTGCAATGCCTTTGGCATATGGTGGTGGTTGGTCAGCTACCCCTTATGGATACGGCAATACTCCTTATGGCCCCGGAACTGCGACGATGGGTTATGGGGTCTGATTGATTCCCGGATAGGTAGTGACCTCAGCCCACTGTTTATCCGGTACATCCCCACAGCATGTATTCGGCCATGACTGTGGGGGTCTTTGTTACAGGGCTAAGAAAAGGCTTAATAGCCTTCCCTTAACTAGCCGAGGCGTTGAGCATATTCTGCCCACTCCTCAGCTAGTTGTTCATCCTCTTCCCCGATTATTCCTCGAGAAAGAATAGAGGAACTTTCTTGTAGAGCTCTTAATTTAGCTCTACAATGTCTGTCCTCTATTTTCATCCGGAGAAGAACACAATAAGCCCACTGTTCTTTATTCTCCGGTTTAGACCTTCGAAGCATACGTAGGTAGGTGGGCCTACCTACGTATTTGATCAGTTCTTGTATCAACTGGCAGTCTCCCATCTCAGCTCTTACCTTTCAAGTAGGCTTTGCCTTCAGGGGACCATAGAAAGTCCCAAATGAATCGTAATGTGTTCATGGTTTTCCTCCAATATACTTATACCCATATGGAGGACCATATTTTCACTGATTATCGAAATCCTCGTCTAACTTGGGCTTAGTCTGCGGCTGATGGATTTCCCCCACCTTTGTGGTACCACTAGCAGCTAGATAATGCGCCATATGATCTAATAACGCTCTATCTTCTTTATCTAATCCGGCCAGTCTCTTAGTTCCTACTAAGAGTTCAGTAGCCAATATACGTTCATCAGGGCTAAGGTGTTCACTATCCATCATCTCTGATAGAGCGTTCTCATCATGCCCATAAAGCTCTTCAAAGAGTGTGGGGGCTAAAGAAGAAGTAGCTTTGGTCCCCATCTCCTCCGGCGAAAGAGGAGATGGAACCATTGCTGCTAAGTAGTCTTTAGTAGACCCAAAGAGTGGGCATTTCTGCCAACCATGTCCTTGGCCGGAACAAAGTAAACATTTAGTCATCTGGATCTAATATCAAGCCTACCATACGTTTCTCAAAATGGGTAGTAATGAGCGCCCGGATAAGACGTTGTACAGTCATCTTATCCTTCTTCCCCTCTCGAGCCAATTTGATATTCAATCTCACTACCTCTGCATCAAGAAACTTTTTCATTTGTTCCGTCAGCATTATCCGGGTATCTTTATGAATCTTTTCCTGAATAGATGCCTCATCTTGAGGCACATGTGTTTTACGCGACATCTTCTGGGAACACAGATTCAAGTGTTGGTACCACGTTGGCTATAATCATAATAGGTTGTTTACCTTCGTACACTATTAGCCATGCTTGATCTTGACCTCTACTATTAGGTCCTGCAGTATATATACGATATTTGGTAGGTTGATCAGTGATGAGCTCAAGTAACTCAAGGTATTCTGTGCGATAATACGCTCGCTGTTGTGCCGTAGTCTTAGACCACCCTACACTGTACTCAAATGGTACTGCTTCATATGTTACTGCCTTCTTCTCTGCTTCAGATTGGAATGTTGTTTCTGTAGCTCGTACTATCTTTGAAACGTCCGGAAGAAGAACAGTAGACCATTCCTTATCTTCAAACAATTCTGCATGAGGGCAGTCAAAACCCTCTTTAAGCAGGTTGTCTAACTTTGATGTATCTGTAGCTATTGCGTTTGAAGGCCAAGCTGCTATGAAGGCTTTACATGCTAATACCCAGTTACCTTCCTTGTCTTTGGTAGCCCATAATTTGCGTTGTTCTGTTTCCTCATCATTGAGTGTGGATAGAGTAACCTTTTTAATCTTACTGATTATTAGGTCATCAAGTACTCTCATCAATTGGCCTCCCCAGTAATGCCAAAGGCTACCTTTTTGATAAAGGCAATTGTTTCTTTTTTGTCAATATTGTGATTATTACAATCAAATATTACTTTCTTTTGTTCGGCGATGACGTGAGCCATTAGATGTAATGCCTCTACGGATAAGGTATCTAATTGCTCAACTGTTATAGCTTGAACTGTGTTTGTTGCTTCCAGCTTCTTTTCTAGTTCTTCTATTACAGGTACTTTATTTGTGTCACTAATGTATTTTGCATTATTAGTCATTCTTTTAATTGCGTCTCTGATAGCGCACAGATCTAAGTAAAAAGGAGCAAGATTATTCGTCTCTTGCAAACGAGTGTACAATGTACCAGTAAGGTATTTGAGGTCACCTACTACTCCTAGCATAGATCTGCTTATAGAATTATCTGGATTAGTTGCGTCTATATAAACAGCTACTTTACCAAAGGTTTTATACCTTTTTAGAATTTTATCTATCTTGCCTCTTAATTTGTTTGATGTTAATTGTTTCCCCTCCGCTGCTTCAGTGCCATCAACTTGTACAAGAAAATAGAATTTCTTTTTTTCCTTTTTCATTAGATGCCTTATGAAGATTGTTGCTGCAAAGAATACGGTGAGTAGAAATGCAACACATTTGATACGTATCAATGTCTACATTACCTAGCCGGTGGTTGTTGTACGTGTGGGATATCAAATGAAACTTCTCTATGAGAGGACATCATTGGAAAAGCACTATGTATATTTGATAATATAAATCCATCTTCAATTAACATCCTCTCTAATTCACTTTTCATTAGCCCTTCATCTAGACCGAATACGCTATACCGATATTCGATATGGTTTGCACAATATTTTGTTATACAATCTTCAGCGTGTTCTAGAAGTTTAGTATATTCTTCTTTAGCGCGTTTGTATGTGAGAGATATTCGTGCTGCAAGTGCTGCAGTTAGTTTTTCACTAAGTATTTCAGCAGATGTTTTCATTTGTGTCCTCCATTAGATCAAACGTACTGTACCGTACCTGGAGCGTTACGAGCGCGATATGGAAAGAAAATAGGTCTCTTTAGTCTATGGTCTATCCATATTCGCGGAAAAGAGAAACGGGAATGAAATTGTCGGGCGGTAAAATCAATAGCGATAGTATCGTCTATTAATATTACCCAGTGTTGATCTTTGTATTTGGCGTACGGTGGTCTTTTATCCACTCTGAACAGGTCGATTTTAGCTTTTAAATGTTTCATCTTAGCGTATTCGATGAAGTTTTCTGAAGAGAGCCAACACGCTCCATTTGCGTAATACGCCTCAGCTAGTTTAGGGTATAGTTTTATGAATCCTTTGATCACTTTACGTAGTTTGCGTGATTTGACCTTAGCTATTTGTATTTTAGAGTAGTTTGTAAGGATTTTTTTCACACGCATCAATAAAACATCCCGAACATACTGGAAAACCACTAAATGATTGTACAGACCCTTGTATCCATTTTGAACACATTTTACAGGTTAATCTGAGTACATTTACTTCTACATTTTCTTCTTGTTCTCTTCCGCCAATCAGTTCGATTAATACCTCATTGCACTTAGTACACTCCACTACCAGACTAGAGTTTCCACTGATATTATCATCACGCCGAAATGTTTGATAGTGTCCTATCTTAAGGAATTTAAGATGTCCGTGATCTGATAGTGCTTCTTGTTCCTTTTTGGTCAATGTTGCTATTGCCATTACTGCTCCTTTGGCCGTCCACATCCAGAGCAATATACTATTTTACGTACAGTGTCTTTATCGTTTTTCAGATCTTCTTTCGCATCTTTTAGCTTCTCTATATGAGAATATAAATGATCAATTAAATTATTAAGTTTACACATGGGTTCCTCTAATTCATTTAGTTTTTTTGTCTGTAATTTATATATCTTATCCGTTTCTTTATCAGCCCATTTATCTATTTTATCCATCTCTGGGTAATTTACCTTTTTTAGTTCTCGCCATCTTATTCGTGCCTTTTTTAACGTAGTGAATGATTGTTTAATCTTTTTATTTATTTCTTGTATTTTTTCATCAATCTTAGCTATAGCTGTTTCTTGACGTGTAGTCAGCTTTTTCATGATTTCTCCTATAATTCTGTTTGAAATACACGGTTCAGTTCTTCGTTGGTAGGAGTCTCCCAGTTGACTATTGTGCCGCTATCAATATCAATCTCTAATTGAACATAATCCCCGTAATGGTCTCCGGGGAAGAAGTCAGGAACGTATCCATCATACGCGCCGCCTATTTGCTTCTTATTTATGAACAAATCAGCACAAAAATTGTCGGAGCATTTAGCGCTTATTTCGATGATTCTCGGCATTGATCTTCTCCTAACAGTGGGTGGTTAACTAGTTACCTTATCCCCGTAAATTGATCAATATTACATAAGTAATTTAACGCATCCGGTAGATTTCGGCACCGTGCCGAAATCTACTAATTGCGTCAATAGTTATGACTCTTGCTCATTTCTATGAATTATGTAAGCTGTGCTTATGCTTCTATACGTCACAAGCCCTCACATAAAAAGCCCGGAAGTTGTTACTGTTCAACAACGCTTAGGCGTACTTGGATACTCTCCCGGTAGAGTTGATGGGGAATATGGCCCTACTACTGCTGCAGCAGTACAACGCTTCCAAGCTGCTCATGCTCTTCGACCGGATGGAATAGTAGGAGACATTACCTATGCTACGCTGTTAGCCTCTTCAGTTCCTCCAAGAGCCCCGCAGCCTAGTGAGGTGGCAGCCAGGGCCTTAGCTGAGGCAATCAAGCACCTGGGGCTCAAGGAGAGCCCTTCTGGCTCCAATAGGACGCCATTCGGAGAGTGGTTCGGGGTGAATGGGGTAGCTTGGTGTAATATCTTTGTGTCCTACTGCTACAATGTAGGTGCTGGGTATACCATCTGTGATGGTTATAAGGGAGCGGGGGTTAAGGCTGGCAAAGGGTGTGCGTACGTACCCACAACTGAGGCATGGCTACGCTCGAGTGGTTTGTGGGTAGGTAGGACTGCCCCTGTAGCCGGAGACATAGCCATTTACAACTGGGACGGTAGGGGTATACCTGAGCACATAGGTATTGTGGAGCAATACCTTGGCGATGGAACCTTCTCCGCCATTGAAGGCAATACCTCCATAGGCAATGACTCCAATGGCGGAGAAGTGATGCGGAGAACGAGGAAGGTAGAGAGTACTGACGGGTTTGGAAGAGTTATTTAGCTCTTATCTTGTTGTACTCTTTGATCGCTTTGTTTCTGCTAGGGACGTTTATGTACGCTCTACAAACAGTACATCCGCACCCTTTGTGGCAACACTGAATTAGGAACTGCGATATACCTACATTATCTACCTTCGTGACATGCCCACAAGTTGGGCAATTAACGGACTCGTTTCGCATTCTTCTTCTTTTTCTTTCTTGTATTGGTTGAGAAGATCACTTTGCCTTTTGGGCTCATGATACGGACCTTAGCATAAGTCCCGCTCTTCAGCAAAGTATCAAAAGCCTCCTCAGCTTTGTTACACGTAGTATAATGATCATATAAGATCCAACCTACTTCATCAGCACAGTCTTGAGAAGACCACACATCTATCCAGTAGCATTCAGACGGCACACTTTTAAGTAGCGTGTCGTCTAGCGTGAAACCGCCATTGATCAGTTCGTGCCCACACGAACAATGTATGGCTGTAGGACCTACAAAATTATCCGCATCACGAATAAAGTCCCCTTCGTTAATACTACTAGTCTCTCGATCTAAATTACTTTCTCTACAGTGTTCTGAGTATCCCCAGACTTGTAACGCGCCTTCTTTAGAAAAAGGTTGTTCACATTTGGGGCAGATAACGGGTATTTTTACCTGCCTGGTAGTGACGTGGATAGCATTTATACTTACTTCTATTTCTTTAGGTCCTTTTTCCCAGTCCGGTCCACTCATTACCTTAAAGGCATCGTTGTCTACGAATACAGCTTTTGCGCCATATCCTAAAGAGCTTGGAGCTTGCTCTAATATCCATCCACGCTTTTTGAGGATGCTTTCTTCTTCTGCTGTGAACTCGCCTACGATGTACATTTCTTTCCCTTCTTTGGCCGTACGATAATATCGATATCACCAGATCCCATCTTTTGCTGCTCACCGGTTTTCACGGCTTGCTCAATCATATGTACTACTCCAGCGTCACTGTAAATTCCTGATGCTGTTACAACAAATGATTCTCCTCCGAATTCATCCAACCTGGGCTTGCTACAAGTAAAAGCAGCTGAAAAACACACAACATCTTTGGGACGGAACTTGGCCAGAAAAGCGCGAACAAGCATTGCCACGTTAAAGGTGTTACCCCACTCCTCTCCGTAAATCCACAGACCTCCTTGCTTCAGATCTAAGCACCATTGGAAATCGGGCCACGGTGCTTTCGTATCTATACAATTCCTACCAAAATCCAGAGCTTTAGAGACTTTTATCACCGACTCCTCTCTATCGGAGAAGAGAGTATCATCCTCGAAAGTACCCTCGAAATCAGATCGCAGCAAATCTTCTAGCCACTTCACCTCTCTCTTCTTGAGCTTATGTATTTCAAAGCTGAACTGCGTGTAGTTATTGGCCATATTGCTCTACTTTCTTAAAATGCGTGGGTATACGACCTCAGCTATTTCTTCTAAAGTGTCTGGGGACCAAGAATGGTCCATGTTGCCTTCGGGCCATAGTATTTCTTTGATGAGTGCTATTTTTATTACTGCCTCTTCTGGCTTAATTACATTCGTATCATTTACAGCAACTTCTAGTTCGTCTAATGCATCTTCTTCTGGTTTAGTACGCCATTCGTCTTTACTTAGCATACTAAGCACTTTTATGGCAGCTGCTCTTAATTGTTGAATAGCATTCATTTGCGTGATGATGTCTTCCATTGGTTCTCCAAAAGTAATAGCGATCAAAGAAATAGGGCTGTGCTTGCACACAGCCCCCTTCTGCTCAAGACTCTTTCTAGAATAGAGTCTTAAGAGTGATGTATGCCCTACGAGTATCCGAGTCCTTCTTTAATTGGGCAAGAGCCAATTGTACGCTTATTAAATCTGCGCTATTTACTTCTTTTGCCAAAGCTTGTGTGACCGCAACAATCCTTGTGACCTTATCTGCCTTTGAAAGTGATGACAACGGCCTCTCCTTGTGGTGGGTTAATAGACTTCAGATTACTTATCCCCTATTGGAGCTATTGTTTTCAGTACCTCAGTAAACATTTTTATTAGTCCGGTTTTTTGGTCATACACAAAAAGGGAGTCTATATTTTTGTTAGAGGGTGTGTCAGTTGATACCATTGCCTTTGCTTTATGCTTTGCCTTATTTTGTTTGATGCGATTAGTCCGGAAAAGAGGGAAGAATTTATATATTAAACCCCATATGTTGTTCACACTATCTGCTTTTCTAAATAGTGTAAGGATGTCTTTGAGTTCTTCATCATTCTCCACATTATACACAAATCGTCCAGCGGTTAATGGATAACTTAGGGTTCTAGTAAGTGCTATAGTAGCGCCTATACGCCGAGAGAACTGATCTTTTTTGCCTACTACAGCAATACCAAGGCATTTGTTATCTTGGTTATATGCAAGAGTACAAATCCATGTTCTTTTCATACTCCCATTTTCCGGATATTGAATAGAGAAATGGTGATTGATTGGTTTCATCATTTTGATGGCTCCTGTTGGTCAGTGTCTTCAATAACTGTGGATACCATTCCATCCTCAAGTTCTTTTATAGTGATCTCTATTCCGGGTATTACTGACTTTAGTGCTTTGTTAAGCAGTACAGCATATTTTTCTGGGTACCAAATATACCCACCTTCACCGTCAATACCCCAGTCAGTTATGAAATTGATTGTTTTTCGTAGTGTATTTTTACTCATTTTTGTTTGCCTCTCATTTTTCATTTGTTATGTGACAGGTAGTCCTGCTAGACCTAATAGTTCTATGATTTCTGGTAATATTGATCCCTCCTGAATGAGTAAGTATGGACACTAATATCCTTATACCTACTTTATCCCTCTTTTTAATCCGGCTTAAAATAAGCGGGCTAAAGAAAAGAACAAGAGCACATGCTTTTATCCTTTCCTTTAAGGCATTCCCTGTTTGTTTAATTAGGCGTCTGCACGCCTGCTGCTGTGTTTGCCCTTAGGTGAAAATGTAATTGGAGGAACATCGTTACACGCTTCACCACGACCATGATTGGTCTTGTAGGAGAAGTGGTTGAGAAGGGCTTCGAAATTAGTGATACGCAGACCTTCTCTCTCAAAGAAGTTCTTGATGGTTACTGGAGTCCATCGAGACCCTTCAATGATTTGGAAAGTTTCAGAGGATTCCACTTCATAGACGCCATGGCTTCCATCCATGGAACCTTCCAACAGTCCATCATCGAACTTTCTTGCTTTCCTCAGAAAGCGCATAAACTTCCCAGCTCGACTGATAAGTATAAGAACATCGTCTAAGTTATTGAGCTTCTTAATCAACGGCCGGAAGGTCATATTTTGACTATGAGACCCGATTCTGAAATCTCCTAGGGCTACGAACATGACATAAATATCTCTAACCTTTTTCTTCATCTTGGCTCCTTGTTGTTGGCGAAACAGATGGTCAATCTCCTTATCACAGAGATTGACCATCTTTTGCACGGTGTCACTACACAATTACGTAGTTACCGCTTCGCTCTACAGCATCACGAAGCCTGTACTTCGGCTCACCCTTCAGGTCGTCCTTTCGTACGCATTTCACGTACAATGTCTTGCCCTTTTTGGGCTTCTTTGTAGTCTTTTGTACGTTCTCCGGCTTAGTAGCCGGAGAGAAGGTGAAGGGAGTGGGCTGAGTTGTCTTGGTTGAGGTAGCCTTATAGGTTACATGATCATTGAGCGCCTTCCCCAATGTTTTCATTTGTTCAGTCTTCAACAACGGAAGGACTGCAAAGAAGGCTTTAAGGGCCTCTTCACTAACCTCCCATACCAATCGGACACCTAAGCCGGGGGAGGGGGTAGTAGAGTCATTTTCAATCATATGGTTCTCCTGTGTGTGTTGGTTTCTACTGCCATCGAATAGGATTGTTGGTTGTGCTTGATTCTTCGTGAAGATTATTTCACGAGTCTTATATGAATCTGTTCGAGGTGGCCTTTCTATCGTCACTCCAAGTGCAGCAAGTCTGTCTTTGGAGTGACATATCTTGGAACTCAGTTGCTGGTTAGAACCAGTGATGTTTAGGTGCTCTTTTAATTGTTCTAAAGAGCCACTCCATGGGGCAATTGAACTGATGTCTCTAATCAATTCTTCTTTGCTTATCATTTTCACCTCATTTCTTCATCGCACATGTCTAGAACCAAAAAGGCCAGCTTTTGAGCTAGCCTTTTTGCTTCTTTCTCTCGTTGTTGTTCGACTTCCTTTAGATCGAAATATAATTTAACCGTTCTTTGATCTTTCTGGAATTCGGAGGTACAAGGCGCTTTACTACGGTATCTTGTCGCCATTTGCCCCTCCAGATGTTGCCTCCACCAGCTCATAATAGGCCATCTCAAGTTTTCTGATGGCCTCTATGCACTCTTTTGTGTTGAGGCTTACCCCACAGAAGATGTATTCATCCATTCGCGGATGGCCGGAGAAGGGTTGGGGAGTTGAGTGATTGGTATAAGAGTCAATACTCTCCTGTACCAGTGCACTCAATTCCCTTGGGCTAGCTGCCACAATTTGCTCTTTTGTCATCCTGTTGTCACCTTTCTGGTTTATTGCACATCAACGTAATCAAAACACAATTGCAACACTTCATCATAAGATGAAGCTTTAAGTGCCTTGTTTTGAAATTCAGCGGCTCGGTCTGTTAACTTTGCATTTTTGAGAGTCTTACAGACTTTGCCTATGATAAAAAACACGTTACCATCTGTGCCTACCAAGACACATTTGGGTTTCTCTTGTTTTGACATTGGGCAGTTTAATTGGTGGTTGTAGTACCTGCACCCTTTTTTTGTTCCACAAAAGGCGTGCCAATTCCTTGGGTCATCTTATTAATCGCATTCATATATTCATCTTCTGTGAGCTGTACCCCACAAAAGACATACTCTGCCCCCAATAACCCGATGGAATTGAAACAATTGGTGCAGCGTACACAGTACGCACAACCGCAACAATATTTGCAGTCACTGCAATTAGTGCAACTCAAACACAATTCACAATACGCACAAATACTGCACTGTAGGCAATTTATACAGTAACCGCACGTGGTACAGTGCAAACAATTGAAACAGTTATTACACAGAATGCATTCTAAACAATTTTTGCATTCAGTGTTATTTGTTATTTTAAGATTAACTTCCTTCGCAAATTTTTGTAACTCTTCTGTGTTTGCTGCGACTATCTGTTCTCTAGTCATTTGGTTCTCCGTTTTTTGGTTTCTTTGGTTTTTTATCACGAAGTTTTTCCATGCATTTCTTGCAAAAGCTCAAAGGTCTGCCGGTAGAGGGTGAGCAGATCATCTTGTCTCCTGTAAAGTCCTCCTTGCACTCATAACAATGGAAGAGATTTACTGAGGACGGTAACCCTTTTAACATTCCCCTACCTCCGGTTTATGTATTTCTTTAGGAGCATTTGTGCTCCTGCCATCAATAACCCGTAGGCTACTGACCCTGTCAGAATCCAAATTATCATGTGGTTCTCCATTGGTTGTCTCCGGTTATCCGCCGGAGAGAATAATGAGAATTACTTACTGTTCATTCTCATACATATTACTTATCCCCGTTTATCCCTTCTTATTTACACTCTTCCGGCCGGATAGAATATGGATAAAGAAAAGGACAGGGGTGCTGTATTCCCCTGTCCTTTACTCTTAATCGGCCGGATAAAGAAGTATTATTATGATTTTATTTTCTTTGCTGCACCTATATGTTCCCCACGCTCTATAGAGATTGCTAAGCCACTTCCAGTTCGCATTGGCCAATTATGTATATACGCCAACAGATCAGCACGCTCTGGAAGTCGACCATAGTGGCAACACTCGTGCTCCACTACTCCATTGAAGTCATTCCACTCGTCCTCTGGTCCGGCGGATAGGACCGCAATTTCCTGCTTGCAGATTGCGCATTTCATGGCTTGAACCTCTCAGCCATCCCTTCGTGTAGTCCTCGTTCAATTATTTCCGCTACTTGGCCGGATGTAAAAATAGAAGATACTGATCGTAATAATGCCAATACATCAGCACGTTCTTTTTTAACTGCATCTTGCACTAACTGGCAATTCACATGTGTGATGATGCCTTCCTTTTCTTCATCCCCTGGAGTGGTACAAGCACCAGCCCATGGCAAATCTATATGTTGTTTACAGATTGCGCATTTCATGGCCTGCTTCTTCTCTCGAAACGCCAAATCACACAGTCGTCTTTGGTTTGCTCGACCAAAACGCATTCTTCTATGGGCGCGCCAGTCTCCATAAGGAATGCCCACAGCAGCGCGTTTTGAAATCGCAGGCGCACACCAGATGCCTCCTGCATTAGATTCGTCGTGCAAAGCTCCAGCAACGTCATGGCCTGCACCACACTTCAATCACGACCGTCGCGCAGAATGCAGCGGCAACCAGGGCGAAGCCGAGCGCGGGGCGCGCGTCGTATGTCATGGCTTCACCTTTCCCGCTGCGCCTACGTGCTCGCCGCGCTTCTTCAGCTCGACGTCGCACTCTTCGTGCCCATTCGGCATCACCGTCTCGTGCGCGGAGACAATCCCGTGCTGGCGGATGATCGCGAGCACTGGCTTCCTGGCAGGCACCGGCTTGCCGCAAATTGCACAATTCATTGTTCCTCCTTCATGTCCGCATAGTCTGCGCGCTTCATGGCTTCATCTCTGCTGTAGTATATGTCCACAATTTGTAGCGTAAAACGATTGCGTCATCAGTAAGCTCTTTGTCCGGAGTTGAAGAGAGTTCATTTTTAATCGATTTAATGAACTCGATCAAATCTTCTAGAGCTTTTAATCGAGTTGTGCCCGTTCCTATTAAATCTAAGTACTTATCATGGGCCGTCCATATTCCTGGTCCATGGTCAATCAGTTCAATACTCATGGCCGCCACGCTATCGTTGCCTCATAGCTTTCATTTGCGCACTCTTTTTCTCTTTCGATGTCTGCATCACTATTTTTCTTTTGTGCTTCTTGTTTGCGCGTATCTAAGCATTTTACATGACTTCTATGCCCACACTGATTGCAACGATATACTAAGCACTCTATCGCATCAATTGGATGTGAAGTGTATACCCCTGGACCGGATGGAAATTGATATGACGGGCCAGTAAATCCATTGGCACCGCACTTTTGGCATTTAGCTGAGTGCTCTTCTAGAAGCAGAGGCACAGTTTCTTCTTTGACTTGCGTCTGAATGCACTCAGGCAGACGTATTGCCCAGCGTGGCTCAGAGGGGTCACGCTCGCGGAGTATTTGATCGAACATTTTACACTTTAGTGGTTTGCTAACAAGAAACTGGCAATGCCCACAGGTTTTTTCTTCGCAATTGATGTTAAATGAGATTCTTTTCATGTTCTCGTCCTTTCTATTTCAAAGACTAAGTACCAGCGTTATTGTAATGACGTTGGAAACTTTGGCGAAGGCTCGCACCATTTACGAATAACCATAATCAGCAGTACAAGAGGCCAAATCAGAAAAGTCTTAATGGCCATCTTTTTTGGGTGTGGTTCAGCCATGTTTTCCTTTCCTAATCCGCCGGAGAATAGAGGAGTTATGCTTTTATAAGTTTACCTTCTCCATCACAACGATAAAGTACATTCGGCTCAATTCCATTTTCTCCTACATACCCTACCGTGATTCTACGTCTTCCACTGTCATACCAGTCTAATGCTATGACTCCCCTTTCTCCTGCCGCTGCTCGTGAAAAGTATCCTCCTATATTCTTTGAGTGCTCTCCTCCTATATTTATTGAATGCCTTCCTCCTATATTCTCTGAATAATCTCCTCCTATATTGCCAGCATTTTCTGTATTGAGACTGTAGGCTATAGCTTTATTCTGCCCTCCATGGTTCTTTATGAACTTAGTAGCCTCATATTGATCACCACAGAATACAACGTTTCCATATGGAAATTTGATCTTATCGCCGTCTATATTTACTACTTTTTGTAAAGACACTTCTACAACCAACCATTTTGCGTCTTTATCCCCTGCTAGAAATGCGCCAATACCTTCCCCCCAAAGCAGCCCATGAAGGCCATGCCCACAATATGGTTGTGGGCTCCAATCATCACACTTCACCGGACCAGAAGAAGGCCATTGAAAGCTACCGTAATTACTTTGTAAGTTTTGATCACATGTGCGAAGTACTAATGCTTTGCCTCTAGGCAGCTTATAGGCCGTTTCTTTTTGTGTTTTCTTTTTTGTCATTGTTTTGTCCTTTGATCATTACAAGGGTATTGTTGCTTCATATGATTCTTATCCCTGTTATACGTTCTTTTTTGCTGATGAAGCTCTACTAAGACTCATCACTCTTTCCCGGCCGGAGAATAGAGGAAGATTGATACGTGGAGAGTATGGTTCTCTTCCTGTACTTCCCTAATTCTCCCCATACTCTCCCATTTCCTAATCGGCCGGATAAAGGAGAGAGGGATGTTGGGGGTGGGGATTACTGCTCTTCTATATACTACCCATATCCAGTTTCTTCTTGTGCGAGGCGTAAATGATTTCATTTTTTCAGAGAGTTGGTCAGGTTTTTTACAATAGAAAGTATTTATCTGGATGATGATCAATTTTATAACGCACTTCCAAATTCCTTAATGATATCATATAGTTAAGTCACTTAGATCTGAATCTTAAAATGGTAATTTCTAAGTGCTTAATATTATTTGCTTATTAATTGTGTTTGAGCTATTATTTAAAAAGATTTATGAGGCATTTATTATGAGAGCTGAAGGCATATTACCAATCGATTAGGAAAGGGGAGACTTTATCAATCTTTTCTTAACCTATTTACACTGGGAGAGGCATCATCAAGGAGGAGCATATGTACAGAACAACGACACAGAGCAACATCAAACCAATACACAAACATACACTAATGATCATATCACCGGGATATGAGGAACAAGAAACAGTAGCAAGGTGTACAGCATGTGATCACATCATATTAATAGAAGCCGGAGAAACTGAAGAAGTTAATACTTTCAGTTATTCCCGGTCTAGTGATTATAAAAACTAAGATATAATTAGCTGATCATAAATATGAAAGTATTTGTGTGCCCAGTTAGCTATATCCTGTTGAAAAGAGCCACCCTTATTGACCCAGGGTCGGGAGTATTAGGAACTGTAGATGACTTGACATAACATGTCATGATCTACACAGGGTAGGAGGTATTAGATATTTTGATTGATCTAACTTAACGAGTCATGATCTACATAGGGTAGTTATTGCTGGGTATTTTATTTGATCTAATCCATGCAATATTGCCTGATCAATCTGATTAATAAAGTATTTAAGTAATCAAGCAGGTAATCTCGGTATGGTAAAAATTTAGGGTATACACAATATGCCCCCAGCCTCAACTGGATATAATACTCTTTATCTATTCCGGCGGAGAAAGAAGGGGAGGATGTGAGGTATAAGGAATGTGTAGAGGGAGTTTGGCACTCAATCAAAAGGGGGAATAGAAATGTTCAACAAGGTCAAAGTGTTTCATGCAACCACCCGGAGGAATAGGGAGCTACTAGGAGATGTGATCACTGAGTGGTTAAGGAGCTCTGAAGAAGAAGTAATAGATTATCAGGTTAGACAAACATCAGATAGAGAGTATCACTGTGTCAGTCTGGTATTTTTTCTAAAAGGACAAAACACATAAGACATTCAGAACTGAATAGAACAAATGGATTATTCCATTTGTTTTAGCCATCTTTCAGAAATTTTAACATTCTTCGGGTATAAGTATAAAAGTAGTAAGGATATTCAATTATGAAAGACCTCAACTACGTTTAGACCAAGGAGAGTGACATGATCAAAGTGGACGTTAAAACAATTGATGTAATAATTCAAGGCAAGCCTGGAAGCCCATTAGTTATCCATCAGTTCGGAGAAAAGGTAAAAGAAGAGATACGAAGAAAGCAACAGAAGAAGGCTAAAGCTAAGAAAGATGATCGCCACCCAGAACAAGAATTTCTAGACGCTCGATACATCAATGATAAAGGACAAGAGTGTGCGCCGATAACAGCATTGAAAAAGTGTATGGTAGCAGCTGGAACGGCTATGGATAATCTGACTAAGGTAGCTATTCGGCAGGCATTGTTTGTAATGCCACCAGAAGATACTGCCTCATGGTTGGTGCCGATAAAGACATTGGATGGTAAAGATGCGGTTGGAGTTATGCGTGAAGACGCTGTGACAATTGGAATTAACACTCGAGGATTAGCCTATCGACCGTGTTATGATCAGTGGCAATTGAAGGTACGGGTAGAGTATAATCCCAGATTGATATCGAAAGACCAGTTGGAGAGTTTAATAGCGCATGCTGGGTGGGGAGTTGGGTTATGTGAGGGTAGGCCAGAGAGGACGAGTGCCTTAGGGTGGGGGAGGTTTGATGTAGTCAGTGTTGAAGCTGTTTCAGATGTTCCACCTGGTGGGGTAGAGCATAAGAATAAGATAGAGATTGCGGCATAGAATAAAAGGTATGGCAGGTACGATTGGGTGCTGAGCAGTAATGTGTTGTATTGTTAGGTAAGGCAGGAGAGGTGAAGTGCAGTATTAAGTGGTCGAGTAAAATTTGGTAAGGCAGGAGAGGTGAGGTCTAGTGTTAAGTGGTCGAGTCTGATAAGGTGATGTGAGACAGGTGAGGTATAGTGTTAAGTGGTCGAGTCTGATAAGGTTTAGTGAGGCAGGAGTGGTGGGGAGCGATTAAGTGATGTGAGGTCGAGTGAGGCAGGAAAGGTAAAGTCGGGTTTTGTGTTTTCCAGTTGAGTAAGATTAGGCAGGACTGGTGCGATTGTGTGAGGTATGATCAAGTGATATAAGGTTTGGCAGGAAAGGTGAGATAGAGTCAGATAATGTGTTGTATTGTTAGGTAAGGCAGGACTGGTGTTATCTAGTGAGATGGAGCATTATGAGGTATGGTTTAGTGCTATAAGGTTTGGCAGGACTGGCGAAGTGAAGTTTTGTGAGGTACGGTTAAGTAAGGCAGGAATGGTTTAGTGGCGTGGGGTGTGATCTTTGAGATGTAAGATTTGGCAGGTGGAGTGAGGTCCAGTAATATTTAGTGAAGTGAACCTAGGTAAGGGAATAGGTGTTGATTAAAACCAATTGGTTTTAATCAACACCTATTTTTATTTAACCCCCTTCCGGCAAATAAGGAGGATAATTGAGGTATAAGAAACATATGTGAACTTACTCATATATCTTTTGTGTAGTAGAAAGGATAATATGCCAAAGGGTGATACCAGAGTCTCTCGAGGGTTTAAACCCGACCTGTGTGTTCAATGTAGAACTGGGTTAAGACCCAATCAGATTAAGCTATTCGACCCGAAATGTGAGGGTTGCTATCTCAAAAAGAAAAATGGTCTACGAACTGGAACTGAACCAATTCCAAAAAGAAGACTCGGAGAGAAGTTCATAGACTATACAAAATTGAAGAAACAAAGAGACGCATTAGCTAGAGCAAAAAACCCAATAAAGGAGAGGACCATGTTTACAACATTGATACTATCAGCAATTCTATCGGTAACCCCGGCAAATGATGAAGAGTTAAGGTATGGCAATCCATTCAACTCAATAACGGTATCGGCGTTCTATATTAATCCGTTTGAAACAACGGAAGAGAGATTAACTAAATTAGAGAAAGAGCTCATTAAGGATATGCCTTTGTCAGAGACAGAACGTATTGAAATCTATTATCAGGGTATAGCTGAGCAAATAATCTCAGAATTCATTGATACTACAGCAACCTTAGTGAAGTTTTGAGGAGAACACATGAAGAAGATAAGTAAACGTACCTATGAGAAATTCGTAGCGTTAAATGAGGCAATTGAAAGAGGGCTATTCTGTAACTCTGAATTGGTAGAGGCGAATAAGGATATAGCTCGCATCTTCAAGACCCTTACCAAAAAAGAAAAGAAGCTTTATGAAGAGAATGCTCAAGGTAGTTTAATCAACTTTGATAAAGACACTCTACCAAGGTGTAGAAAGGGGTAATATGGGACCATCTATAAAAGAACAAGATGATTGGATATGTTCTATATGTGGACGGAAAAATTATCCAGAATGGGTTTGTTGTCCATATGATGGAACGAAGTTTGTCCCACCAAAAGTAAAAACAGGTTCTATAAGAGATGAGGACCTTGCACAAATGTTGTTTGAGGTCTTCTATAATCAGCCTGTTATAGATGATTGGAATGAGTGTACAAGTAGAGTAAAAGAGAGTTGGGTGCGAATTGTTAAGAAGGCTCGTAGTCTGTTAGAAAACAAAGTCACTATAGAACCTCTCAGCATAAAAGAAGTAGAAGATGTTTACAATGATTGGTTAAAACGTCCTATACACAGTCTCTTAGATTTGATTGAATACGCTGCAGCAGCACAAAGAGAAAAGTTAACAAAATAAGCTAAGGAGGTCTATATGTTTGCGTAGGTATATAGACCTCTTAAAGTATCAAGAAAGGACAAAAGATGAAACTGTTTGAACACTACTTGACACTTTTAGATCGCGATATCGCGACCCTAGAAAAACAACTACAAACCCTATCTAAGATTAAAGCATTACTCACAGCAGAAACAATAAAGAAAACCACATTCAACTTTGAAGAGGATACTCTACTTAAAGCTTTAATTGACAATAGTATACCTAAAAGCACCACAATAAAGCAATCTACAAAAACTACAAAAAAATTCTGTGAGTGTGGTCATGCGCTGCATGGAGCAGAAGGTTGTACTCATCAGCTTGATGAGTTTTCTCGCTGTAATTGTTCTAAGGTTTTTAATCACACCTCAAGTTGAAACAGAGGAAGCATGGACCCGGATGCAAATTTAAAACGACAAAGGCTTCTTCGATCAAAACTTTTAACTCAACCAGATAACGCCAGATTGGAGATATTTGAAGAATTGTATGAATTGATGGAAGATATGGATGATTGGTTGTCCAACGGTGGGCGTACACCCTATGGTTGGACAAGCATAGATGATTAGGATAGCACTAATATGGTGAGCAAAAAATTAGAACAACGTTTAACTGATTGTTGGCAGGCTGAGTATTGTTCTCTTCCATCATGGCTTTCAGAAGCTGAACGGCAACGCTTAGCTGACCGGGCAATGGAATTAGAACGACAAATGCTCACTACCAGATTCCATACACAAATAGGTCGTCCCTCTAGGATAGTGCAAAAAAGAAAGCATATCGTAGAGATTCCAAATAACTCAGTAGAACTAATAGCTCTAGCAAATACTAAAGCCGAATCTATATATGAGCATACATACCCAAGATGGCGTGCATCAAGAATTAGACGCTTTGTATTTGTTGTTCTAACTAATGTTCCAGCGAAGTCAACTGATGCATCATATGTATGTGATGAGAAATTAGGTGTAACGCGTGCAGAAGAGATGATGGGACTAATTGATTTTCATAAAAACTTGACAAAGATGGCTAATCGAGAACCTGATAATTACACCTATGCAGTTGAGTTCGCAAAAACATTAGAAGCAAAATGGCTAGAAAAGGAGGGTGCAAAATGAAGAGCTCGCTAAAAACATTTCTACGTGGGGAGAATCCATTAGACGATAGTGGCTATTTTTGTAAACTAAAAGGCAGTCAACTATTGTCAGTAGTTTGTTGTGATGAGTTAACTGGTTGGTTTTTAGATAAAGATGGCAAGTACTGGCTCATAGACGTATTAGATGACGGTACAGCCATCACGTACTGTGATACATAGTTTCTAGTTATCACAGTACGTATAAAGGCAGCCACATGGCTGCTTTTAGCCTTCTTATCTATTGCAAGTTTTAGCATTTAGCGGGGATAAGAATACCAGTATGAGGTGTAATTACCTGTGGAGGCAACAGAATGAAGACACTAGCTGAAGATTTAGCATTAATCGCTCATAAAGCTAAAAATGAATTAAGGCCAAATGTAGAAGAAGAAACTAAATGGACGTTTAATAATCTAATGACAATCGCGTTATCCTCGGCAGAGTGTGGGTTAAGTAAGGTAGAGACATTGATTGTCTATCCTAAAACCATTACATCTGCTTTGGCTAAGAATGCCATCAATACGAATCTCATAGATATGTTGGATGAGAATGGTTTCAAGTACCCGTGCATTATTGAGCAGAATGGTGATACCAAAATTGTTTTTCACTTTGAGGAGTAGACATGAAGATAGACAGTGTCAGATTTCAAGCATTTGCTACTAATAGTAGTTCTGTTCATACTCCTTTTATCCGGACTGATAAAAAGCCGGTAGATTATTTGTTAAGTGAGGGGTATGAGTTCGGTTGGCAACCATTCATAGCGGCTACTTCTGAAGCGAAGAAGATGTACGCAGCTATGATGTTACAAGAGAATACACGATATTTGGGTAAGGACATTCAGGAGGCAGTACTTAGGCAGTGGGTAGGACTTGTTCCAGGAGAAGATGATTATATAGACCACCACTCAGTAATAACCCTACCTCGTACATTCAAAGGGGAACAAATATCTAAACAATACTTTATGGATTATTTTAAATGGCTTATGCGCCCAGAGATAGCTATTCAGGGGGGCAATGATGACGGTGATGGTTGTGAAGAGCTTCCTGGGAAACCAGTAGATTTTCGTATTCCAAAATCTGGTTATTTTAATTGCCGGAAAGATGCAAAAGGGTTTTATACTTTATTCAATCCGGAAGATGGAACTAAGATACGTATGTCTTTTGATGACAATGTAGATATGAGTAAGTCTACTAATCCGGAACTAGTAGATCTTAAGATCACCGATAGATGTCCAAACGGCTGTTCCTATTGCTACCAGAATAGTAAGCCAAATGGTGAACATGCTGCTCGTGATTTGGTGACTACTATATTAGATGTATTAGCTAAGCTGGAAGTATTTGAAGTGGCATTCGGTGGCGGAGAACCAACAGAACATCCAGACTTTTGGCAGTTTGTTGTCCATGCCCATCGGTTAGGCATCAAACCTAATTTTAGTACCCGTAATTTACGATGGCTAGATAATGCATGGAACTTACAGACGTTTAAAAAATGTTGTGGAGCTTTTGCATACTCTGTCGACTCTGTTGGGGGCGTTCGTACACTCATTAGGGCCATGCATAAATACGAGCTGGAGGATATGGTAACCGTTCAATATATTCCTGAAACAGAAGATGCTGAAATGCTAAAAGATGTTATCATCGCTGCTACTGATTACGGCATACCGATTACTTTATTAGGTTTGAAGACAACAGGTCGTGGAAAACTATATACAGCATGTCGTAGTAGTCGCGCTGGGGTTACAGACGATGATGTAATAGCCGCAGTTAAAGACCATTGGAACATCGGCATAGACACCGCCTTCGCCAATAAATACCAAAAAGCAATTGAAGAATTAGGTGCAAGCCATTGGAGTTATAATATAAAAGAAGGCGCTCACTCCATGTATATTGATGCGGTCGCAGAACTCACAGGAAAATCTTCGTATTGCGAAGACCCTTGCCCATTAATAGTATATAACACCATCGAAAACACAGCAAAGCTCATTACTGAAGCTTTTAAAGGTTACTAATGGAACAACATATTCTATCTAAAGTCGTTGATTGCATACTTTGGTGGAGTCAACGTAGAAACAGATTCCCTACCCTTACAGAAGCGTTAAAAGAGTTCGATATTGCCTTTAATAAAGAACATCTAGAACTTGTATGTGGTTGGTGGAATATAGCGCAAGAAGTATACATAGATCACTTTAAGCCAAATACCAATCGTAAGGTGTCTACAAAAGATGATACCTCTATCGCTAGACTTATGGCTTCTTTGATCTACTCTGAGTATGAAGGAGAACCGGGTGATATTAAAAAGGGTAAATGTATTAAAAAGGGTATTATGTTTCCTACTTGGACATAGGTTTGTCTTAGTGTGGTATAATACTTCTATAGTAGAGCTACATTGTAGTAGATGTAGGCAGACATTACCTACAGGCACCATAATAGGAGCCACTCATGAAAGCATTGACCAGAAAATGTCTATGTGGTGCAGAAATAAGTAACTGGAGAGCTTGCCCTATCCGTGACTGCGGAGCTGAGGCCGTTTGGTGCCAAGAGTGCGGAGGAGATGAGAAAGCCTCTACAATCATGCGCCAGCACATCTACGCATTACATACGGACACTATAGTGTCTAAGAAAGCTCTAATAGCCTTCAGGTCTAAATTATTGATGCGGTATTACAGAGACCTTCCAGACGGTTTCGATACAGGGTACATGGTAGGGTATACTTTTATGCGCAACCCGGAGTTCATAGGAACCCCAGTTGCTTTACGAGGAGAGATATTGCCCGATACTGAAATAACACAAATATTTAGATGGGTGTTAGTAGAGAAGGGTAGTAATTGGGAAGGGTACTATGCATTAAGGGCAGATGAGTCTGGCGGAAATCTACCGGTCATACCTGTGGAGCTAAAACTGTGAAGTATTGCCGTTCATGCTCATCTGGAGTAGTACCTGGAACTAGATTGACATTTGATCTGAAGTGCCCAGGCTGTCAGAAAAAGAAAGCTGCAGGTAAAAGAACAGGTCTCGAGCCTATGTCTTTTAAATTTGGACAAAAGGTTAGATTACCCCCAGACCAATTTGCAGCAAAATGTGCTCGGTTGAAAAAAGTAACAGATAATAAACGTAAAAGATTGATAATGAATTATGAGATTAAATGAGGTAGTACACGTTGATTGATTTCTTTGATGAACATCCGTATGTGGGATTGATGGCCATCTTAGTGATGGCCATTTTCTTTATAGCTGTAGGAGCGTATCTAGACCCCCTAATTGGAGGAAACTGATGTTTACAATTTCAAATGATGAGTTAGCTAAAGCAGAACCAATGAAGGCCGGAGATAAGATCAAGTGTAAGTGTGGAAAGAAACATGTTATACGTGGGTCTAAAGGGACGGGGGTAATCCTCTACTACAAATGTGGTAAAGACTGTTTCATGGCCGGACTAGATGGTAAATCTATATTGGCAGTCAAAACATGATTGAGTATTTAATAGCTTTTGGTATTGGGGTGTATATTGGTGTTGGGGTATATGCTGGTGTCAGTATTGTTTCATGGGCAATACACAGAAAGGATAAGTATTAAATGAAGCCGAGTGAGTTTATATTTAATGATCTGCGTATACCAGAACGTTATTGTGGCGTTATCGAAAGATACATCACAGAGCACATGTACCCTGGCTCCTTTTTCAAGGCTGTTCTTTGTAATGATTTAAAGGAGGCGTGTAGTTCGGCAGATGATATAAATATTAAATTACTGCCTGTGTATGTTGCCTATTTATACAACTATGCTCCTGCTGGTTGTTGGGGATGCCCGGAGAAATTTGAAGAGTGGCTTGCACAAGGAAAAGAACAGACAGATGACTAAAGTAAAAAAACAACCATGTATTTCTTGCGGTAAATTAGTAGCAGAACAGACAGTACTAGGGCACAGTCCCTCTTGTTCTTTATTAAGACAATGGATAGGACCACGAAAGGTAATAGCTACTACTGTGTACAATCTACGTACTGATACAGAATCGGTATATATGCTTCCGGCGAAGAAGGCAGTTATCTATGCGTACGCACAGAGTAAAGGCGATTGGGCTGTAACCGGATATATGAAGAAGTACGGCAAGGAGATTAAGTGTGGGCCTACTAAGGCACATGCTTGGCTTAAGACATGGTTCCTTGGAGACTTTGCGGCAGTGGAAAAGGTGAAAGGGAAGAAATGAAACAGGAACAGCTCTTCTCTCGATGTTCTAAGTGTGAGCAAGAAATTCCATATAATAATTACTCAACTACTCATGTTGTTGATCTACATAGGTGTACGTGGTGTGGTCCTTGTTCTCTTTATTATGAACTGAGTAATAAGGTACATAGAACTCAGTTTGCTAAGTTTATAGATAGAATGAATGCTAGTGGTTTTATGAAATCTGGAGAACATCCAGTAGATACAGCTTTACGTCTTATATATGATTTAGCATACTATAAAGCTAAAAAAGAAAGACTGTGAAGGCATGAATTTTGAAGATGCATTAAAAGCAATAAAAAGCGGTAAGAGGGTTACTAGAGCTACGTGGGAACACAGAGCAGTATTGATACGCCTCTTTATTTTTGAAGAACCATACGCAGCAAACCCACCGGATGTAGTGATAGAGTACGCGCAAAAAGATGGGCTAGTTGTTCCATGGAGACCTGATCGTGGTGACTTGTTAGCAGAGGACTGGGAATTTGTCTCGTAACAGAAAGGTAAGCAGTGTTCAATTTTCTTCGAAGGCTCGGACCAACAGGCGTATGGGGAGTGGTAGTTGATACTTTCATAGTTGCCTTCATAGTAATTTGCGTCGGGGTTACCCTTCATATCTGTTATAAGATGGGAGGCATTAAGTGGGACAGCCGAACAAACTTCGGTACCCATAAATGATGTGCCGGAAGCCACAAGTAGGTGCCTGTTCTGTTTGTGGTAGAGCAGTGCCCAGATACTCCAGCCCAATAGCTAATGGCTGGGTAGATGGGCACCTCTACATCGACGGAGTATTAGAAAAGGTACTGTGCTTTCAGCATGAGGTAGAGGATGCATCTAACCCTATACACGGCTGGGACACTCAGTCTATAGGCTGCAGCAGACATATCAGCAAAACCAAAAGAATGAACTAATGTAACGCTACGCAATAACTGATGAAATAAGGGCTGACATCTGGGTATAAGGAAGGTGCTGAGAATTATTCTTGACACCTTCCTTATCCCGGAGCAGTATGGAATCTATGATCAGCAGGCAACATATGACTAGCGGCTTAACCCAACAGGGTTGGGCCAAGGCATATGCACGTTCAAACTCTATTTGCCCCTTGTTTCCAACAAATCCGGAGAGACTAGGGGAAGGCAAAGAGGGTGGCTGAGGAAGAACTAGAAGTAGAAAGAGTTCAACCAAGGCCACCTCCAGAGGTGGCTTTTTTAGTTTCGGAGGTAAGATGGCTAAAAAGAAAAATGAGCAATTGACTAAGGTAGCTGAGGCTATCGTAGAAGCCATTAAGTACGGGCTTACGGGCGAGTCAATAACGAGTAAACTAATAAAGGAAGTGCCGGGGAAGAAACCATGAAACAAGATGATCATTATAAACGCTCGACGAACCTATCCGCTAGAACAGATATGGTATCGACGGGCGCTGTAAACGCCTTGCCTTCGGGCACAGGGGGTTCGATTCCCTCCTAGCGGACTATGCTGCTCTAACTCAATGGAAGAGGGCCGTCCCTTTAAGTCGGTGGTTGTGGGTTCGACTCCCACGGGCAGTACAAAAAGATTGACCTGAACTGAAAGGAGAAAATGTCGTATAAAGACCCAGAACATCAACGAGCGTATGCAAGAAGATGGGTAGCTGATAGGCGTAATGAGTGGTTTAGTAATAAGTGTTGCGTACATTGCGGTTCTAAAGAGTCTTTACAACTAGACCACATTGACCCGTCACAAAAAGTAAGTCATAAAATATGGTCTTGGTCCCTTGGGCGAAGAGAAGTAGAGATTGCTAAGTGTCAGGTTTTATGCGAAAGGTGCCATAAGATAAAAACACTAGAAGCCCACGTAGCAAAAAGAAAGCACGGAACCATGACTATGCGGAACAATGGCTGTCATTGCGATGAGTGCCGAAGATTTTGGACAGAGTATATGAGAGAGTATAGAAGTAAGAGTCGTAAGCTTTGACGGTGAAGCACAGGTCTCTTAAACCTGCTAACTAGCTTCGAGTGCTAGACGGCTCACGAACGAAGGTCGCTCCTTCGGTTATGTGAAAAGAGAATAGTAAACAATGCGGCGGGTGAAACCACACCCGTCTTTATGCCCCGAAAGCTCTCATGGGATGAGCGCTGCCCTGAAGAGGTAGAGGGTCCAGATCGTTACTGGAGCGGGGCACAACAGAACACCTCCATAAGAACTTAGCAGATGGAAAGTTGACCATCTTTGACGCCCTGAATTAACAGGAGACGAAAACAGGAACCTAGGCCCTGTAAACTCGTCAAGGCAGCGTGTACACGACTGCAAAGGTAGGCTAACGCTGGAGATATGCCAGTAGGTGTTCTGTATTATCTCTTAGATCACTGCCCGTTGTTGAAAGACATCGATGGTCTATTGCCGGTATGGGAAAGTGGGCTAGTTAACTTCCCGGCACGGAATGGCTCTCTGTAGGTGACCTAAAGCAAGGGACTGTGAGCCAAGCTTGACACCCCGGAGAGACGGGGGAATTATTGGGGATTAGCACAGTGGTTTAGTGTAGCGGTCTCTGACACCGTTGACCAAGGTTCGACTCCTTGATCCCAGTTATTCCGGTGTGACCTAACGGGATAAGGTATAAGACTTTGACTCTTGGAATATTGGTTCAACTCCAGTCACCGGAACTAGAAAAAGATTATGCAGGGCTGTAGCATGATGCTACTAGTAGGGTGCTCCGTGCACGGGGTCCTATGGTCTCACAAGGTAAGAGTCCTTGGCACCTGCACCTTTATATTTCGACACCTTATTTTGTACTCCTTGTTCAAAATAGGCATAAGGTCAGGTTGGTCCCTTTTCCTGAGTCGATAAAGAAGGGACATCTATTGGAGCTGTAGTTTAATCAGTAAAACATTCGCTTGATAAGCGGAAGACAGTTGGGGCAGAGCCAATCAGCTCTACTAAGTTTATGGTGGTTATGGTGTAGCGGCTCTGCACGCCTGTCTGTGAAACAGGAGGTTCGAGATCAACACTCGATAATCACCCAAGATGAGGAATAAAATTCCAATATACGTTTATTACCACATAGCGCAGATGAATAACTGGCGGGAGATATATCAAGAACAGGTTGTCTTTTTATTGAACTCGGGGCTGTATGATCTTGTAGATGAGATTTGTATAGGTGTGCTAGGCAGTGATGCCTTACCGATTCTTCCGCCCATGTTCAAGATGCTTTTTCAACATAGTGACGTGACTTTGGCAGAGATTCCAACTTTAGAGTCATTACGAGAAAGAGCAATGGTGGAAGACTTTAATGTTTTGTACTTCCATACGAAAGGAGTATCACACCCTGATACTGACTATGATTTCATGCGGAAGTGGCGGAAGTACATGGAGGGGTATTGCATTGGAAAGTGGAAAGAGTGTATTACGCATCTTAAAAGGTTTGATACTGTAGGGTGTGAGTATCATGCAGCCCCGTTTAAGCATTTCAGTGGTAATTTCTGGTGGAGTAAAGCTTCTTACCTTCGTACGCTTCCAAGATTGAAAGATGTACCTCTACATGGGTTTGCTGAATCCCGGATGAAAGCAGAGATATGGGTCGGCACTAATCCAAGGGTGAAGATAAAGTGTTTGAGTACGGTTAACGACAGGTCTTTTCCACTAGAAACTGGAGAATAAATAGAATGCTGTAATAACTTCAAGTGACTAAAAGCAAATAGGTGGATACCACGTGTACTTCTGTCATGCGAGTATACGTCCTTTCGGTCATCAGCCTTGAGTTGCCTATTTTCTCTGGGGGCTGGAAGATTACAGCATCCTATTTATTCTCCGGAAAATATAATAACTGGGTGTAGGGTAATGGTTACCCACTTGCCCTGGGAGCAAGTCTATGCAGGTTCAACTCCTGTCGCCCAGACTAATACAAGGGGGACGTAGTGATAACGATAGCACTCCACGTTTGCACCGTGGAAGTCGGAGTTTGATTCTCCGCGTCTCCACTTAGATTGCTCGTGAGCTCACCTGGAGGAAGTCCAATTCCTTTACCAGGTATGCGGTCAGCCGGTGTAAATTGGACTCAGGCTGGTACAAGCAATCTTTATTTAACGCCGGAAACAAAAGAAGAACAAAGAAAGGTAGGCTAATGGCTAACGGAGAAAACGTGTGTCCAGTGTGTAAGGGGTCTTTGAAGAAGTCGGATGGTAGAGATTGTACTAATTGTGGCGGGCAATATATGTGGGGAAGTCCTGTTGGTGTTGTTAGATTACGAAAAGATGGTACCCCATGTACTCATGAATATACCGGAGCGGTATTAGGTAATTGTTTGCGCGGATACTCTTGTATTCATTGCGGGGACGCATATGAAATAGATTCTGGAGATTAGGAGCTGTCAGTCAATACAGCACGGTGGCGTATTGCGAGCCGTTATTATCGTGATACTTACTCCGGAGAAAGTTCCGAGGGATTACCCGGTCGCCTGGGCTTATGTCCGAAGGACTGGGATTGGGTTGTTCATCTAGCGGTAAGGATGTCAGTCTCCAAAATTGATCACGGAAGTTCGAGTCTTCCACAACCCGCAATCCCCCTCGCCTGGGAACTGGCTCCCCAGGTTCTCTGTGGCGGCATATATTTATTAGAACCGTCGGAGATTGGAAGAGGGGGTGTTGGATGGTGAATCCGTCAGGGACGAAACCTGTCTTGAAAACAGTGTGAGCCTTATGGCTTGAGTTTCGAGTACTCCGCCATCCTCGAGTGTAAATAGAAAGGAAAACACGAAATATGTGGCAAAAGATTAGAAGGCATCTACCGAACTGGCTAAAACAAACACTCTATTGGTTGAGGACACGTACGTACAACAAATACCATCTACTTGATTGCCGGAGTAAACAAAATGGATATACATGGGGTTGGCAAGACATATGTAGCCGGATAGTATTTGCTAATATGAATATGCTTAAGCTATATGTTGAGCACGAAGCAGATCATATTGATTGGACATCTGATCCAGAACACATACACGCCCGAGCAGAGATGGAAGAGTTATATCAGTGGTGGATGAGAGGTAGAAAGATTGAACATGATGCATACGATGCATTAATAAACAAAACCTATGGGTTTGAAGGCTGCACTAAGTTAGTATCAGCTAAGGATGGTTTGCAGGGTCTAGTATTTACTAAGCGTGGAGATTCTGCGTGGGAGGCAGATTGTGATGCTTGTAGTGAGGCGGAAAAAGCATTGACTCAAAAAGATGAGGATATGCTGATCAGACTCATTAAGATCAAAAATTATTTGTGGTCATAAGGCATAGCTGGGCTTCCCCCAGCTACGGAGAGTTGCCGGAGTTTGGTAAGCGGGTCAGGTTGCTAACCTGAAGCCAACCGAAAGGTTGCAAATGTTCGATTCATTTACTCTCTTCAACGGCTTCCCAGCCCTGCGTTGTGGCGGGGCCTCCCACCCTCTCAGAGGGATGGCAAAGTACACGCCGGGAAAATGGTAAGGGAAGTCTCTGGTTACGTCGGCAAGTGGTAAGCCTCCAGTCTGCAAAACTGGCATCGTTGGTTCAATTCCAACCGTAACCTCGAGCCATACTTATGAGAGAGTGGTGGAAATCTTGGTCCATAACAGGTCGCTCCTGTGATGTCGGTATCAAATCCGACCTCTCTCTTCAATTTGAACAAAAGGAGGAACGGTGCACCTTACTGCATGTATGCTCGTCCGGAATGAAGAAAGTATAATAGAGGAGAACATTTTCTTTCATAGAAGGATGGGTGTTGATCGGTTCTTAATTATGAACCACATCTCTACTGACAATACTCTTTCTATTCTTAACCGGCTTAAAGAAGAGGGCGTAGATATTGTTGTATACGAACAAAATAGCCCAAAGTATCTTCAAGCAGAGTGGATGTCTTTTCTCTCTCAAGAAGCACATCGACTTGGTACTGATTGGGTAATTATGATTGATGCTGATGAATTCTTTTTGCCAAAGAAGCCAACCATTAAGGATTACTTAGCGTCAGTCCCGGAATGTATAGATGTTATCCAGTGTCTTTGGTATAACAACTTTCCGGTTAAAGGAGTAACACCATTCTATTTGAATACCTATTTCGTTCCCTATCTTTACATGTATAAAGTCATTATGAGGGCAAGTCCCAATAGTGGGGTGGTTATGGGTAATCATGCTCCTACACATACTGATAGATGTGTAAGAGAACATGATGCACTTAGGGTGATGCATTTTCAGCATCGGGATAAGGCCAGTGTATATGGTAAATATGTTTTAGGAGGGGAGGCTCTGGTAAATTCTAATTTACCTGCTGGTGTAGGTTCTCATTGGAGAGACGGACTTGAAGCTTTTCGGAAAGGTAAGTTTGAAGAGTTTACAGATTACTTTTTCCATTCTGAGGAGGAGGTACAGGCAGTACCTAGAGTTATTGAGGATGGAACATTAAAGAGGTTGTTTCAGCATAGAAGCAATCATACTACTAAGTGGTTAGAGATCACATCAATGGTAGGTTGTACCAATAGATGTACGTATTGCCCACAGTCTTTATTTACGGCTAAGTACCATAAGATGTATTTAGGGACAGCTTGTACTATGAGCCCAGAGGGACTTTCTTCTATACTAGATAATGTAGACCCTATCACTACTGCTATACATTTTTCAGGGTTTAATGAGATATTTGCTCATCCTGAAGGGCATGAGCTTATTGCCTTTACCTATGAGCGGGGATTTGATATAGCGCTGTTTTCTACTCTAGTAGGGTTAACTGAAGATAAGGTTGCGTTTCTAGCTGATAGAGGGGTGGAGTTTTCTTGGGTCAGGCTTCATGAGTTTGATGGACCTAAGTTCAATAAAGAGGATTTTGAGGCTAAGGCTAAGTTGTTAAGAGAGTCGGTACGTATAAACCGCTTTGAGTGTCAACGTGTAGAACATCCTATCTCTAGAGGTGGTTCCTTATGGGAGCCCGGATATAACAATAGAGGAATTACGTGTTCAAGGTTTGATTGTAATGTGGTATTACCTAATGGAGAGGTGTACCTCTGTTGTTCTGATTGGGGCCTTCGTCATTATATAGGTAACCTTCTTACAGATCACTATGACGGTGACTTATTCACGTCTGTTCGTAATTCTTTGAGAGAACAAGGAAGAACTCCAGGTACAGATATGTTGTGTAAGCATTGTGAGATGGCAGTGCCTATTTGATTTAGATAAACCCTTCTATAGAGGGGTCTGGACAGAGGAAGCTAGCGCCTGTTGTCCAGTTTGCAAAGATGGCAGAATGGTTATGCATCACCTTGCCAAGGTGAATTATGCGGGTTCGAATCCCGTTCTTTGCTCCCGCCACGAGAAATCGTGGATAGTAGATGCTCCTTCCTACGAGGCCGAAATGGCGAAAGTTATAATGGGAGCAATTTGCACCATTGGCCTAGAAGCCGGGCGTCAGCCTTCCAAGCTGAATAGACGAGGGCAGTACTCGTATGGTGCTCTATCTGGATGCTCTTGTTGTTTACGTGTGTGGGCCTTTCAATAAGTTTGTACCTTATTGCTGGGTATTATAAACGGTCACAGCAAGAGCAATACGTGCCGTCATATGTTAATGGTAGACGGTTTCCTCGGTAAGGAAGCGGCGGCAGTTCAATTCTGTCTGACGGCTCAAAGGAGAAACAAATGCTTGAATACGAAGGGAAATATGCCAAGTGTAAAGTAATGACGGATAATATAGAAGAGACGGCTGTAACTCAAATTTATGGATTCCTTAATTCTCCGGCATTTGAAGGGGCTATTATACGTATAATGCCTGACGTTCATGCAGGTGCCGGAGCAGTAGTAGGATTTACTAGTACGTTAACGGATAAAGTAATACCGAATGTTGTTGGAGTCGATATAGGTTGCGGAATAGAAAGTTATCGTTTAGGTAAGGAGGAAGTGAATTTCTTGGCATTAGATAATTTTATTCGTGCAACTATACCTAGTGGATTTAACGTGCATGAAAAGGTTATCCCGCATAGGTACGATGGTTTTGTACAACTTGAGGAGATTACCGAACGAACTGAGCAAGATTATGGCAGAGTTTTACGCTCTCTAGGTACTCTTGGGGGAGGTAACCATTTCATAGAATTAGGTGTAGACCAATTTGATGACAAGTGGCTAACTATCCATACGGGGTCTAGGAATTTTGGACTCAAGGTCGCCACCTACCATCAGCATATAGCTGAGCTGGCTGTTGGTAAACTAAATGGGCTAGCTTGGTTAGAGGGAACTATAGCAAAACAATATCTTTCCGATATGAAAGTGGCTCAAGAGTACGCAGCCCGTAATAGAGAGTATATTGTCGATAGAATTCTACAAGGGTTCTTTGGTAAGAGTATTGGTTACGTAACTAAAGTAGGAAGTGTGCATAACTACATTGACTTCACGGACAATGTGATACGAAAAGGTGCTATAGCGGCACATGAGCATCAGTTACTCGTTATCCCCTGGAATATGAGGGATGGGTTAATTATTGGCCGGGGCAAGGGAAATGGGGATTGGAATATGTCTGCCCCTCATGGTGCTGGAAGAATAATGGGTAGAGGCGCAGCAAAGAAGACTATTCAGTTAGAGGACTTCCAAGAGTCTATGAAGGGTATTTGGTCTAGTTGCATAAGTAAGGACACATTAGACGAGTCACCTATGGTATACAAAAATTCGGAGATGATAAAAGAAGCAATAGCTGATACTGTTGAGATCACAAACGTGGTAAAACCTCTTTACAACTTTAAGGCAAGTTAAGGAACAAAAATGGAGTATGAAAAGACCATACTTAACTACCCAAAATTTCTGAAGAAGATTGGTGTATATATTAAGGTACAGACATATGATCGAGACGGAGGGCACAAACACCCCAGGCATAGAATAGAGCTACGGGGAGCTCCGCCTAAGATTACAGAGGAAGCGTTGGCGTTTGAGATGCCTTGTGTAACGTGTGGTCGAACCATTAGCCCGTTTAGACTCTGTAAGGGTAACAAAAATGGGTTTATTGAATCCCGGCGAAGTAGTACGGCTGGTGTATACTTCGCGGCTACCTGTCCACTTAATACATCAATAGGCTGCTCTCGTTCTAAACAAGCGGCGGAAGAATATGAAAGAGTAGTTAAAAAGTATCTAGGATGATACAGATGTGCGTACCCGTGCGTATCTTCACGGGTAATGCTTCTAAAACATTGATGGTGATGTGCCAGTTTCGTAAACTGGAAAATGCCGTTCAAGTCGGCATAGAAGCTCTGCGGGTTAGACTAGCGGAACAGTCTCAAGGCTCATACCCTTGCCAGCGCAGTTCAACTCTGCGACCCGCAACGCTCCTCAAGCATTGGTGGCGATGCACGGGTTTTGTAAACCCGAGAGAACAGTTCAACTCTGTTGTGGAGCTCTATTCTCGGGTGGCTGACTAGCAAAGCAGCGCACTGTTAATGCGTCATATGCAGGAGCGTAACCTGCCCCGAGAGCTTATGCGCTCATAGCTCAGTTGGATCAGAGCAATTGATTTCTAATCAATGGGTCGGGAGTTCGAATCTCTCTGAGCGTACAATAGAAATAAAAGTAATAAACTTAAGGAGGCATATGAAGCCGGAAAACGTAATAGATCAAATACACAGTATTATAAAAGAGTGTATTGGTTTTGATGTGAAAGATGCCTACGTAAAGGACGGCATTATATACGCAATTATTAACTGTCCATTGCAGTACATCACACTGACGTTTACTTTATCAGAGGATCAATGACAAAACGAGAAATACTAGATCGCATGCGTGCGGTGCTCCCATATTGTGGGGCCTATGATAATGTCAAGACAGATCTGCATAAAATGGCCGAAGTAATAGCTGAACTATTTGATATGCAAAATGATCGTATTGATGATTTAGAGATAGAGGTGGTGCGACAGAAGGCGAAGCAAAAAGGGGAGACATGAACAAGAATCACACACCACAAATAGCAACCCCGGCAAAGCAGAAGCCGCTAGTGGTCAGGGCTGTTACGTGCGGCATATGTCAGTCACCTGCAGATCGCTACGAATGGGGCTTCGAGTGTCAAGCAAACCCCAACCATTGCGGGGATCTATACTGTGGTATATTTACTGACCTCACTTATCCGGAGAAAGGTAAGTGAGAAAACCATGAGGACGGCGAAGAAGGTGCGGACATGGTGACGAAATCTAATATCGCGATTATTGCAATGCAAGTAGGAGAGACGGACCCATTTAGCGGTGCTGCCTTGGAGAAAGCGGTAATCATGATGAGTTTTTGGTGGGGGAACATGCTGACCGGTGTAACCCTGACCCGCGCTGAAGCAGTAGCAGTGGTAACGCGATTGAGAGAGGCACTCGAAGAACTGGACAGGTGAAACCATGGATGACACAGAATGGGTCAAGTTGAGATTCGGCAATGACTGGGGCCGCAGATACCTGGCCGTTGAGCCGTTGGATACTGGGTGTGCCCACTTTAAGCGCGGCATCGTGGCAAAGGAGGGGGAATCAGTCCTGATACGTTGGCCAGACGGCAACGTGGAACATGCGGTCATCACAAAGATTATGGAGTTGGCGCCGACAAGCCGCGAAGATGTGGGAAGCAGCTATCCCGAAGTGGTCGTGAATCTGCATGGGGGCCGGATACAGATCCCGCTTACCCAGGTGGAGGTGCAGCGCAGTTGGGTAGATGCACACACTCCTGGGCGGATGCAGGTGAAGCCGTGAAGTGCGCAATTTGTCAGCAAGAGGTAGAGGGGTATTGGCAGGAGTGTGAAGTGAGTGATGGCCAAGAGTTGCATACCAGTTGCATCGACGGCCGACTACCAGAGCGCGCCGATGTGATCGCATATCTGCGTGCTTGGCCTATGCGAGCCGGAAGCGGGCTAGCAATTTCAATCGAACGCGGTGATCACGTAGGCGCAGCGGGAAAGGAGAAGCCATGACGTTCAATAGCTCGGACGCAGAAATGGACCGGCAAGACGACGCGCACGAACACGGCCGCATAGAAGGCTACCTGGAAGGCCGCAAGAAGGAACGCCAGCTTGTGGTGTATTGGGTACGCAGGTGGGTAGGCGACGTGGATCCAATAGTGATAGCCCGCATGATCGAAAAGGGCGAGCACGCGGGCGAGGGATTCGGCGATTGCTTCCCAGGGTCGAAACTGAGGATGAAGCCATGAAGGCGGAGATCACTTTGACAGCAGCCAAGTGTCAAGGGAATAACCATGTATATGGCGAAACCTTCCGGTGTAGGTGTGGAAAGTATCGCTTGAGCTGGGAAGGGCCTAATGCTCCTTGGTCAATTCAAGCGCTTGAGGAATCATTAGACGGACAGCGACAATGCGTTTGGGTAACCATAGGACAGCAGGAGGCAAAGCTATGACCCGCGACACCCGCACCGCCCGCAAGGCAGACGCATTACTGAAAATGACCGCAGCACACTCCGACAGCGCTGAGCGCGCGAAGATTGCAGCGCCATGTACTCACGATAGAGAACCTCCGGTACGTAGCGATTGGGGGCAGTTGTGTTGCTCTAGGTGCGGACGCTATTTGTTTGACGATGATTCCATCTGCAGAGACGTAGTTGACGCCGTGACGGGGGAGTGAAGTCATGAAGCGCGCGGACTTCGAGGCGATGCAGAAGCGACTGGCTGATGAGATTGCCCTAAGCGAGAACGAGCTGCGTTTTCTCAGCAAAGAAATCGACCGCGCTGTGAGGAAGGCGCGGAAGGAAGAGCGAATGCGAGCTTGCAAGTATTTGACAGGCGTGAGCCGAGACGCCCGGTTGAAGGATTATCGGTGAGCCATGAAAACGAAAGGGAACCAATGACCAAACAGAAGACCGCCAAGAACTACGACCCGAAGCCCGGAACCTATGTGATCGTGCGCTGCCGCGATGCTGGCGTCCACGCCGGGGAGTTCGTCGCGCACCCCGCCGATAGAACCGTGGTCCTCAAAAACTCGCGCCGACTGTGGTACTGGAAAGGGGCCGCGTCGCTGTCAGAGTTGGCAGTGTACGGCGCGAAGGATGTCAGCGCGTGCCGTTTCGGTGTGCTCATCACTCCGCCGCTCCCACTGCTGGACGCGTGTGAAATCATCGTGTGCCAACCTGCCGCGAAGGGCATGATCGTGCAGTGCCCGGAATGGCGCGCGTGATTCCGGTTGCGTTCCCAAGCGCTGCTACAGTGGCGCGATCCGGTGACGGTGCCGGTTACGGTGCCGGTTACGGTGCCGGTGACGGTGCCGGTTACGGTGCCGGTGACGGTTACGGTGCCGGTTACGGTGCCGGTGACGGTTACGGTGCCGGTTACGGTTACGGTGCCGGTGACGGTTACGGTGCCGGTTACGGTGCCGGTTACGGTGCCGGTGACGGTTACGGTGCCGGTTACGGTGCCGGTTACGGTTACGATGCCGGTTACGGTTACGGTTAGCACATGACCGCCGCGCTCTTCGTTGTTGGCTTAAACGCCGTCGATGATCAGTAACTGAACACTAAATACAGGGTGTCTTTACCCACCGCTGGGGCCTCTTAGGGTAGGAGGCCTCAGCATTATCCGAGCGTAGTTCAGTGGTAGAACGCTATCCTTACACGGTAGATGTCGGAGGTCCAATTCCTTCCGCTCGGACATTTTTTATTGACTTATATTTTTTTCTTGAGTAAATTAGCACTTAGAAAATAGAAAATAGAAAATAGAAGATAGCGCAAATGAGTTAGTCGATTCTAGAAACAATGTAGCAGGAGAAAAGCGATGATTGAAACAGTAGTAGGTAGGCCAAAATCTGTACGTTCAAAGGTTAACGTTAGATTTATTGGGTATCTCACCCTATCATTGGCCAAAGAGTGTAAGGCTTGCTTAGAGGGGCGTCTTGCATTAGAGCAAGATGGCAATAGCAGATCTGAGCTGATCGGTTTGATTAAAATGCTAGATCAGCGTATTCAGGAATTTACTGTTACAGCAGTGCCTGTAAAGGAACCTGAAAAAGAAGTAGGTAAAACAGTTTGGGAACCGTTGTCTGATCAACCTTTAGAAGAGAAACCAGTTTCTGTTAGGCCGTCTGTAAAGTTGATTACACGCGATGATATGCCTAATTTTAGTGGTTCTCAGTTACGTGCAATTAAGTCTGCATTGTATGCCGTTGGGCATAGTGAAGCTGTAAGGGATGCTAGGCTGTCTCCTGGTCTTCCTTTTATTGAACCCTTTGTCATACCCGTAGTTGGTAAACATAGCGTAATTGCGCTAACTACGTTTAGAGATGACGATGATATGGGCTGTACAGATTATTATAATTGTACGGTTAATGATGTATTTCTCGGTAAAAACTGTCATATTGAATCTCCTTTAGTATTGAAAGATCCAATCGAAGATAGAGAGATGTATTTTTACGATGGCAGTATTCGCGGAGAAAAAGTGAATTGTTACGCCATTCATGCCGTTGATGGAACATTTATTCATTTTTGGAAATCAAGTATATCTAAAGGAGATAGGATTAACCTTCCCGGTGGAGCAGATTTTGTTGTGCGGGTAAGTGCTAAGGGAGAGGTGTCTTTTGTTCCGAGTACATCTAGAACAAAAACTGTTTGCTAATTGGTGTAGTAGTGGTAGGTCCAATTTGTCCATATTGTGGGCAACCGTCTAATCTTGTAAATGGTAAGATAGTTTACCCACATAGGCATGATTTATATGATAAGCAGTTTTGGTTGTGTCAGCCTTGCGTTGCTTTTGTTGGGTGTTACCCTCACTCAACTAAACCCTTGGGTAGTTTAGCTAATGCAGAATTGCGGAAAGAAAGAAGTAAAGTACATGCTGCTTTTGATCTGATTTGGAAGCGTGGGGGTACGCCTAGAAGTAAAGCGTATATATGGCTAGCCAATCAATTAGGATTGCCGGTAGAAGAATGTCATATAGGAATGTTCGATGTGCAGTTATGTAGGAGTGCTTTAACACTACTACGTACTTAATGATACTTTGACTGGGAGAAATCCCGGTCGTGCCTGTGAGGTTCCCTGGTGGGAACGCTTGCTTGTCAAGCAAGATTGGGCGAGTTCAATTCTCGTCACAGGCGCTATTCCTCGTGTAATTCAGTGATTAGAATGCGCGCTTTATAAGCGTGAAGCCGTTGGTTTGAATCCAACCACGAGGACAAATTATTTGCGGGCATGATGGAATGCAGACAACAAGGAGAAAATGGGAAAGAAGGTAATCCTAAAAGACATTGTTAGACCAGACGCCCGAGTGTACGGGCCGTATTTTAGAAAAGATGGAAGAAAGCATGTAGTACTTTGGTGGTCTAAGACAAACATGCGAACAGTGTCCTATCCTAAATGGCTTATGGAGCAGAAATTAGGAAGGGAACTAGACCCTGATCTAGAGACAATAGATCATATCGACAGGGACCATACAAACAATACTGATGGTAACCTACAGATACTGCCCAGGTCTGTGCACGCAGGTTTGGATGCTAAAAGAGCAGTGCCAGCAAAAATGAAATGCCTATGGTGCTCTAAGTCACTTCTTATAAACAGATCGATGTTCAATCATAACAGAAGGCAACATAGAGCAGGTCCATTCTGTAGTAAGTCTTGTTCCGGAGGTTATGGTGCTTCTGTACGATTTGGTGGGGCAAAGATATTTAGTAGTTGTGTTAAGCTTAAGCATACTATGATAGATAAGTAGATCAATGGCGGGCTAGCCCAACTGGAAGAGGCATCGGTTTTAAGCTCCGATCAGTAAGAGTTCAAATCTCTTGCCCGCTACTAACTTATGCAACGATGGCGGAACAGGTATACGCACATGCCCTAGAAGCATGCGTCGAAAGACATACGAGTTCGATTCTCGTTCGTTGCACCATCTAACTTATTCTTGCCGACATGTTGAAACAGGTAGCCAAGCATGTCTCAGAAACATGTGTCTTAAGTGATGTGGGGATTCGACTTCCTCTGTCGGCACAAGGAGGTATTGATGAAAAGATTGATCAGCAGACAGCATGTAATCAACAGCAATAAGTACAATTGTGGTAACTGCGAGTTTAGGTGCGCCATAGATAAGGTTAACGGTAGATCCTTTTGTTTATTTTTTGTGACTGAACTAAATGTCAATGATCTTGTAAAAGTAGAGCGGTCTAAACAATGCAAGATGGCGGAGATAGGTAAATGAAGAAATTGATCGTAAGGCAACAAGTGATCAATTGTAATAAAGAGACATGTGGTGCATGTGAGTTTAGATGTCTTCCTCCGGGAAATGATTATGAAGGGGACTACTGCGACTTTTGGCAGGAGTTTTTATCTCGTAATGGTAAGTTTGTATGCCGATGTTATCAGTGTAAGAATGCAGAAATGAGTAAATAGAAGGAAGGAGAGTTTTCTTGTTATGTCCGTTGCAGTATTAGTTTTAGATGCAGACTGGATGCCTCTACGTATAGAGAGCTGGCAGAGGGCTATTTGTGATGTTTTTACCGGCAAAGTAGAGATACTTGAACATAGCCGGGATAGAACAATCCAAGGGGTAAATAGAACTTATCCCATGCCCGCAGTAGTAAGAGTCCTCCGCCGCTTTAAGAGAGAACGGCTACGTATTAAATTTAGCCGTTTGAACATCTATGCTCGCGATAAGTTTGAATGCAAATACTGCGGAATACGGTTCATGTCAGAAGACCTAACTTTCGACCATGTTCTTCCGCAGTCACAAGGCGGTAAGACGTGCTGGGAAAATATTGTTGCATGCTGTGGGATATGTAATCGACGCAAGGCTAATAGGACGCCGGAACAAGCAAAAATGAAGTTACTTAGTAAGCCTAAGAAGCCCTCCTATCTACCGGCGATAACGGTAAAGATGGACCTTAGGCATGTGCCGGAAGAGTGGAAAAATTATTGGGTTACAGATTTAACGTAGGAGGAATGGTGATGGGTAATCATCCAAGGGGTTGTAAGAGTCCCGAGTGTCCTGTGTGTTCCGATTATACATTAGGTACGGGGTTTAACGTTGCTTATGCTGCAAGTTTTCCAAACACACCAACATATCCGCAGGTTACGTATATATCGTCAGGTGATATGGATATATTGTTAAAAGACTTGGAAATTATAAAAGATGGAATTAACCAAGAAAAGATGTGTAAGTTGTTAGATGAGATACTGAAGAAGTTAAATAAGAAGGTTAAACAAAAGAAAGCTAAACGAAAGAAATAGTGAAAAGGCTACGTGGGGATAGATCTTCACATAGCCTTTTTTTTAGCTATTAAGTCGTAATACCCATTTATCTGTAAATCTTGTATACTCGCCGCATGCTCATACGACCTAAGATACTTGCTTTAGATCTGGATAACACAACTCTCCTTGATAAACACCCAGAAATGGGTAAGCCCATAGGCGATATAGTTAAACAACTAGAAGCCCTTAGAGCTGCAGGTTGGGTGGTCGTAATATGGACCGTTAGAGAAGAACCCCAGAAGATTGCGGAGAAATTAAAAGCAGAGGGTGTGCCTTTTGATTATATTAATGAGCACCCTTGGCACCATACGCACAGCAGCCGGAAGATATATGCAGATGTATATCTAGATGATAGGGCTATTAACTTTGACGGAGAAACAAAGGGATTAGCCGAAAAGATCAATAACTTCAAGCCATGGTTTGAACGTAATCCAGTGGGTAAGTATTGACTACCCTTTTATCGAAAAATAGGATACGCTGAACGTACACGGAGGAATTATGTCAAAAGTATCAATACGTCATACTCTACAGGCAACTGCCGGTCTACTTATGATTGTCCTACCATTGGCTCTAGACGCTGCCAAAGCATGGCCAAAATTGCGGTATGTGAGCGCAGGACTCGGCTTTCTTGTAACACTGGTTACTAACGCTAAGGTGGTAGCACTAGCCAGTACTCTCTTAGACTTAATACTGCCAGAGGCAAAAGAAACAAAATCGCCGGAGATAAAAGAGGTAGAATCACCTATTATTGTAAAAGAAAGCAAGGGGCTAAAGGTTAAAAATAAGGAGGACAGTGGTTACATTGTGCGGGGCGGGCTTCTTCTTTTAATGCTTACCTCTTTAATGTTTATGCTATTTATGTTCTCCCCTAAAGCAGCTCATGCGCAAGGTGGGGAGCAAAGGTATGGTGGATGTTTTACGCCTGCTTCTTATGGCCAATTTTGCGTAGGTCCTCGAGCAGGTGCCTTAATTACACGTTATGATTTTTCGGGAACTATGAATGGAAAGTTCACAGGTGGTTTTAACCCTGGAGTCGGTTATGGCATTGTTCTTCAGTCTGTGAATGAAATGACGGACTGGAAAAAGATAGAACTTGATTTGTTCTTCTCTACATTAGTCGGCGGTAGTGCTACTACGATACCTAATAATGTATCCGTTACCGGTCTTCTTACTTTTTTTGATTACATCAGTGTGGGTGTAGGATCTCAATGGACAGAGCAACTCAGTGGCTCTGCTAAGGCCAATATATACATTACTGGGGGTTTATCTTTGAATATTGGTGGTTTAACCCCTTCGCAAGTAGCTAAGCGTAAAGCTGCTTTTAGAAAAGAGTTAGAAGCAGCACAGGTAGCAAAGTAGAGGTCTTATGAGTACGTCTAAAATATTATTTATTGTGCTCTATATGTCTTGTATGGGTTTTCTTGCGTGTTTTCTTTTATCTATTAATTGCGTTCATACTCCTCCAGTTCCGACACTAATAGACGCAGGTCGTCCTTCCGATGCAGATGTGTTGTATGGTATTACTGCGGATTGCGGTCTGTCTATTGTGGCGCAACAAAGAAGCGTGATTATCGATAGTGTTCGTACTTGTCTTGACGCTGCAAACACTGGTGTATGTTTGGTGGAATTGTCTAAGACGGCGTCTAAAGACGCCATTGTTTGCGTAGTACAGGATTTTGATATGACTTTGCACCATGATATGGCGCTGGGTATAGCCAATAAGGCTATGAAGGTGGAAGCTGCAGCAGCCTCTGCCTGGATTAGAGCGGAACAAGTAGGGGTCAGGAGATAATTATGTCCCATATAAGTAAGCTACCTCTTGGTAAGAAACCATTCTTACCAAAAGCTAAGGACTTACATTTAAAAGCATATATAAACAAGGCGGCTGTTATAACTGCAGCATCTGTACCAGCATCTTTAGATTGGTTATCATTTAGTTGCCCGAATGGGGATAAGCCTCAACCAGATACTGATGCACTGGGTAATGATGCTGTAGGTAATTGTGTATTTGCAGGACCAGGGCACTTAGTCAATATGGTGCGGGCACAAACTGGGGGTACTTCTCGAGTAACTAGAGAAGATACTATTGCTGCGTATTCTAAGTATGCTGGGTATGACCCTATCACTGGTGCGAACGATAATGGGTTTTATGTTCGTGATATGCTTGGTATCTGGCAAAAAGATGGGCTATACGGCACCAAGAACTTAGCGTATGCTTTGGTAAATTGGAGAGACCCAGAAGAGGTGGCTATTGCCTCTTGGTTAGGCTGTGGAACTATAGGTGGGTATCTTCTTCCTATTGCTTCACAAAGTCAGCAAGACGGGGTTGGTAGACAGCTTTGGTACGTTCCTACTGGTGGGTGGCCTGTGAAAGAAGGGCCAGGTACTTGGGGTGGGCATTGTATGTGGCTTAGAGGAACGTCCCCTAGGTTATCTACAGCCAATTCTTGGGGGATAGATGTGACTTGGACTACTGATTGGCAAAATCAGTGTTGTGATGAAATGTGGGTAGTTATCGTAGACGCATGGCAACTTACCACCGGTCGGGCTCCAAATGGTTTTGCGTATGGGGACTTACTGGCCGATGTTAAGGCGCGTACTACATGAATTGTGAATTAGTGCCTAAAAAAACGGATAAAGAAACAGTGCTAGAAGGAGTGGGTCTGTGGCAAGTAGGCTTCTCTTATGATGCTTTAGCACTGATTCCCTGGATGAGCGGATTAGTGAAGATACATGATATCTATTGTAATGATCATGGAATCTTTTTTATTATCCGCAGTTTAGATAAGACTTCCTGCTTGTGTGTTACAGGAACTATACGAGGCAGTTCACTTAATTCCGTGAAACTGCCTCGTCAGGCTTTGTGTGTAGCTGTTACCTCTTCTGTGGCTTCCAACGAGCGACCGTATCAATGTCGGCTAGCAAATTGCTAATAGCCGTATGGCATCTTATCAGGTCTTCGTGATCTAAATCTTTAAGAACGAGTACTGTCTCTTCAGTTAACTCGCCTTTAAGTGTTTTAGCGTGTTCACATAGTTCTCTACTGAGCACAGTAATTCGGTCGTAGAGGCGTAAGGCTGGATTTACATTGTGCTTGCCTTTATCTCCGGGAGGTAAAGGTTTCTTAGGCCGTTCATTGATTATGCGTATTCGTTCTTCTGTTTGTTCTTGTGTCTCTGTGAGCATAATCTGTAATTCTATTTTTTGATCATCTTCACTCATACGAGCGAGCAAGTCTGCTTGTCGCTTAGTAATTTGTTCATTCTTATAAGCTTGTGCAGCTTCAAGAATCAATTTATCTAAGGCTATTGCTCGCATAACGGTACGGGCACTGACGTTTTGGTCTTTAGCTACTGCTTTAATAGCTTCAGTATCTATGTTTTGAGATGGTCCACTTTTACTGGATTTAAATCTTTCGGGGTCTGGAATGTCTCCTTGATCTCGAAGTAGTTGTTGCTTTTTTACTTCTACTAGTTCTTTTAGAGCTTCATCTCGTTTAGAGGAGCTCAGGTCTTCTCTACCGAAATTTTCACTTATTGATTCCTGGCGTGCGTCAAGATCATCCAAGTCTTTAACTAGACAAGGAATCTTGTTCATTTTTAGTTTTCTACATGCCTGGAATCTTCTATCTCCGGTTATGTATTCATAACCTTTTGCCTCTTTCTTTTTACGAACAACGATAGGATTGATTACTCCTGCGCTTTCGATATGGGTACAGAGTTCATCTAGTTTATCGGTGCTAAATTCTCTGGTCCAGTGGAGGGGGCTTTTACGAATTTTTGCTGTTTCGATTTCTTGATATTTTGGTTGTTTGAGCTTCGGCATCTTATCCTTTCAATGTGGTAACTGTGCCGCCTATAGGCGTTTCGGCGGTAATGATAACAGAATAGATCATTATCAGACGGTACATATCTTCCTCAGTTTTTGGAAGTAGGATTTTACGTCCTTCGACTTTTTTGAATTGAATGGGTATACTATAGTTTTTGCATACAAAACAAGTTTGAACTGCTTTCCAGTAAAGACTGTGGGCTATCCAGCCTTTCTTTTTTGCCATCGTATCCCAGTTGTCTTGGATATGCGATAGATTAATCAGTTCAGTGACGGTGATAACGCCGTTGGTTGTAGCCCACAGCGCTACCATGTATTCTTCTCCTTCATGGCGCACTGCCCCTAGTTTATATGGTAAGGGGCCATGACAAGGATGTAGCCAGTCTTTCATTTCTTTTCCTGTCCACTGGCCTTCAGGTTTTATGTAGTGGTCTTTGATGTATATGGTGCTCATGCCCCTCCTGGGTTAACCTCTAGAATCGTGAAACACTTATACCCTGAAAATTTGATCATTTGCGGGTATAAGTTTTTAATCATTACCCTAGGAGTTATGTACGTATTGCGTTACTAAAATATAGAATAATCTATTTGACTCTGCTGATCTAAGGTATATCTTATTATTTGGATTGAGGCCGAAAAAGATCAAAAAACAAAGGAGACCGAATGAATTACCGTAAGGATCATATCAAGTTACTTAAAGTATTTGCTGCTGCGCTTCCTAAGAAACCAGTACTATCTGTATTGGAACTGTCTAAGGAAGCCTTCTCGGATATCAAAGTTTTGAAGCCTGATACCGATTTGAATCCTGATCGGGCGTGCCGTAATGCTCTTCGTAAGCCAATAGCACAAAATCATATTGAGATTGTTGATCGAGGGGCATATCGATTGACTACTGAGGGCGCTGCATTTTGTAGAAAGATTGATTCTTATCCAGTTGCTCCGGATAGTAAGGTTGCGGAGAAGGCTGCAAATAAGATTGAGCATAAGGCTAAGGAGCCTAAAGTGGTTAAGACTGTAGTAGATACTTCTGTTAAACGTCGTGGTCGTCCACCTAAGAATGCGGCGGTAATTGCAGATGCAGCACCTGCTAAGCGTCGTGGACGTCCACCTAAGGCGAAGCCTATAGAGGCGGTGGCTGCGCCACAGGTTAAGACAGAAAGTGTTGCACCAGTTCGTAAGCGTAACCTTATTCCTGGATTGAAACCAAAAGAGGAGAAGGTTGAGGCACCTGTAGAATCTACGACAACTAAAGCATCAGAAGGAATTGCTCCACAGCTGGGGCTATAGTAATTATTTGAATTGGTATTAAGGGCTTCTTTGAAAGAGGAAGCCCTTTCTTTTTGGAGGAAACAATGGATGATACGCAGATTAAAATGGCTGCGATGGAAGAATATAGAGCAGCTCTTATTGAGTATATGGACGCGCAAAAGAAATTAAAAGAGAAGTGGCAGAAGTGTTCAAATAAAGGTACAACTTTTTCACCACCGGAGGCATTACGTTTTCGATTGCCGGATGATCGAAGGAGTCTTACCCATAAAGTACATTTTATGGTTGATGGAGAAGAGCTGAATATGTACATTCAGCCTTCTTTTTTTGAAAATGGTAAGCTTGGTGAGGTATTTTTAAAGGCAGATAAGCAAGGGTCTTTTGCCTCTGGTCTGGTAGACGGCTTATCCATCCTCATGTCATTAGCGTTACAATATGGTGTTCCTGCGGAACACATTATAGAAAAATTGAAAGGCACCTCTTCTAGTGTTATATCTGTAATGGGTGCTCCAGCTAAGGTGCGGATGCCAAAGAGTATACTGGATTATATAGCTCGTTACCTTGAACGAGCTATTAAAATTCAAAACGGAGAGATAGGGATTGGTAAGCTGGAAGAGATAAAGATCGATCAGAACATGGGATAAGTATTATAGTCAGAAAAGTAATGCTGCTTTTCTAGGGTTGACTCAGAGATCAATCTAAGTCAGTCTAAAATTACATAATACGAGGTGTCACATGGCTCTATCCCTAATAGTGACGGCAATTTTGGTGTTGTCCCCTGCAAAGGTTGCAGATGTCGCGATTACTTATGCCGGTAGTATTGAGCGACAGTCTAGGGCGCAATCTTTAGATCCTCTTTTAACAGCCTCACTTATACATGTTGAGACTGGAGGACAGTGGAGCGCTACCATGGTTAGTAAGAGTAATGACTATGGGCTTATGCAGCCTCATGTAAGTCGTACTACTAACTCAGAGTACCTAGGGTATGAAGAATTGTTGTTCATTCCGGAAATAAATATTGCAGTAGGCACTAAGATGCTTGCGTACTGGAAGCAATATCATAAGCGATGTAAGACACGTCATCATTGGTGGTCCCATTATAAATGGGGAATAAACGTTAAGAATGACTTATATGGGCAAAAAGTAGCTAGTGTGTATGCGCGGGTTAAACGAATTAAATTGGTAGCGACGGAGGAACATGATTATAGCAATAGAAGGATTGGATGCTTCTGGGAAAGCGACACAGGCGGAAGCGGTAGCACAGGAGTTACAGCCCTCAACCGTTATCTCATTCCCGAGGTACGATGGACCGTTTGGGACCGCCATAATGAATCATTTAAAGGAGAATGTGGTCTTTTGCGACCGGGATACGACGGGAGCCTTGTCGCCATCACAAGACGACGCCGTAGTGTTCCAGGCGCTTATGACTATGGACAAGTACGATGCAGCATCTGAATTGATAGCATTAGACCGGAAGGGGCAGTTTGTAATACTTGACCGTTATTGGCCTTCTGCTTGTTGTTATGGGGCGGATGATGGATTGGATTTTGGTTCTATGCTTAGAATCAATTCTTGTTTACCGCCCGCAGACTTGTATGTGTTGCTAGACATATCTGTTGAGAAAGCAGCAGGTAGAAGGCCTAAAGCTCGAGACCGATATGAGCGGGATAAAGAAAAGTTGGCTCGTATCAGAGATCGATATCTGTATATGTGGGACTTAATGGTCAATCGAAACGTGGCCGGGTCTATATGGGTAGTATTGAACGGCCATTGTGAGGCTAAAGAAATAACACAAAGAATAGTGGGTTACGCTAAAGAAATAACAGAGTATAGGTAGCCGAAGGTCCCCAGTTCTTAATGAATGGGGACCTTCGTATCGTCTACTTTGTACGAGCTTGTCTTTGTTTTTTATGAGTAGCTAATATTTCCCCTAAAGATACTTCGAGGGGTTTTGCTTCCGGTCGTTCTGTTTTCTTTGGTACGTTTTCTGGCATAGATGCCTCTGTAATTTCATTTGGAGGAACAAATCCTCTTGGGGCTAACCACGTTCCTATTGTTCGTATTTTACCGTTTACATAGTCCCATTCTCTAATCACCATTCTTTCTGCTTCTAGAGGATGTGTTCGTATCATTCTATCTATAACTTCCATCATCTCTACGTCACTTGGTAGCTCTTTTAAATCAAAGATCGGTTCATCATTTCGTGGTTCCGTTAAATCTGAATCTAGTGTTCGCACGCCTCTGCCTAACCCATTGCCCTTTAGTACAACGGTCCCTACAAGAACTCCTGGGGTAGTGCCACCATTATTGGTTTTGTACGCCTCTACAAATCTAAATCCTGCTCCGACAACTTTACATTTGATATACTCGAACCCTGGTGTATTACGCATTCTGCCTCCTTGTATTACGTGGGGAAAAATCTAAAAGAGTTTCTAACTAGTTTCCTTATACCGGACAATTAAGGAGATTTTCATGGAACAAATTGGAATCGATGAGGCGGGGGTAGGTACTTTGGCAGGTCCGTTGGTCGTAGCTATAGTAGTACTACCTATGGGTAGTTCTTTGCCCGGAGTTAAAGATTCAAAGAAAATGACAGATGCTACTAGAGAAGCTTTAATAGATTCTATTTATGCTACGGCTGAGGATAGCTTTATCAGTTATGCTGAAGTGTATGACATAGACCAGTATGGAGTGTGGAATGCTTGGGACCGCTTGTGCGTCGAACTGGTGATGTACGCACAAAGTAGATTTCCGGACAGAAAAGTGCTAGTAGATGGAGTACGTAAAGTGCCAGAAGTACATAACACGGTGTCAGTTGTTCACGGAGATAGTAAGCACTTGTGTATTTCCGCAGCATCCGTGCTAGCAAAGTATGGACAATGTCTACATATGGACATATTACATAAAGTGTACCCCATGTACGGTTTTGATAAACACCGTGGTTACGCTAGTGCGGAGCACATAGAAGCCATTAAAGAATATGGAGCGATTTTAAACGTACATAGAAAGAAGTACGTAGAAACTTTAGCAAGCAACAAGAGGTTCAAATTAAAATGGAAGAAGAAGTGAATGAGTTGTTTTCAGTGTGTTGGTTTGAGACGAGAACAGCGTCTAAGTATGTGCTACCTGATATGCGGACTACGGACATAGACTGGCTTTGTAGTCAGTTGGACGATGATAAAAGCGATACTATAACTGCTATAAACGTGAGCGGTGTAGTCATGATTTTACCTAAGAATATTCTTGTAAAAGCAGGAACAGGTGCTCGTTGTTTTTGGGAGGCAGGATGCAAAAAGTTAACCCCACCAGGGGAATACCAAAAGGATTAGAGTGCGTAAATTGTGATGCTTCTTTGAGCAACATGGCCAAGGTCAGAAAACTTGATACCATCCTTTTATGTGAGCGGTGTTATGCTATAGCAGACCACCTACTCGAAAAATGTCGTAAAGACTTGGCTAAAACGTTAGACGTGTATACTAGAATTCTTGTAGCTGCTGCCATGGAAAAGAGGTTACAATTACCGAATGCCAAAACAAAAGAAAAGGCCCCAATGCCGAGTACGGTGTAAACATTGTAACGCTGAGTTAGATGTCGATATGGAGCAATACAATGTAGGGGACGAGCTCCTACCCTACGCTGGCGGAGGAAATTATGGGTATTGCTGGCGGTGTAAGAAAAAAGGGATTATAGTGATCAGTGTACCTAGAAGCCTGCCGAATAAGGCTGTAGGATGGAACCTGTAAGTAAAGCTAGCGCTACTATAAGCAAGGGAGAGCTGATTGCTACGGCACGGCTCCCCTTGTACTCTTTTTTAGCCCCCTTTTTTCCGGAAGCAGATAAAATAGAGTTGTATTACTTTAAGACTATCCAGCTCAAGTCTTATATCGTTTATGAACATATGGCAGGTAGAGCTTTATCATACTATCTGGATGGTTCAGACCTCTTAATAGATAAACCGGGAGAGCCGGAAAAGACAATATCAGATCTAAAGTTCATTCATGGTCGTAGCGAGGTTATGCGTGGAAGACAAACGGTATCCGCAGTTTTACTTGCTAAATTGCACTTCGTTACCCCTACGGTAGACCCATCCTGGCAGTTTAATATTCCGGAAATCTATAAGAAATTCATGATGTTACCTGAGTCAGAAAAAATAAGTACTTGACGAGTACATACGTTGTGTGTATTCTTTGAGGACATGAGAGAAGCATTACCTCCTACCTCTGCAGATCAAGTACGCCCCCCAATAAAGCCGTGCATCACCCAAGATCAACTTGATGAGTATTGGGATCAACGGGGATTGAAGTATCAGATTGACGCCCTACATAGGACTTGTCTGAGCTTTGGAATGAATGTGGCCGTAGATCGCCCTAAGTTTAGAGGGATGCTCTACAGCCTACTACAGAACTTTTTAGTTCTTGGGCAGTCTAAGCTGGACCCCAAAAAAGAACCATTACCGCGCTGGCCAAAGGTTAGATAAATGAATACAAAAGATCGAAATACTGTGAGTTTTTCTAAACCACCTGTAGAGGTAATCAAGAGTATGCCTAATAGAAATCTATCTTCAGAACAACAGGCCCAAAGAGATATGATGGATCAGATCAAGTCTGGAGGTAGACCTGTAGGAGGAGTTCCTCCTGTTAAAATTCCTCCGCTAGATGCAGAGCCATTGAAGGGTGGAGGCACTATGGCATCTCAAGCAGTCCCTCTTTCAGACCCGAGAAATCCTCTTAGCCCCATATACAGCCCAGAATTAGCGGCTATGGCGGCTAAACAAGGTGGTCCATTTACTACGTTGCCAGAAGAAGCTAAGCAAGACCCACGTTTTAGACCAGGCGTGGGTTCTATGATTGCCGAGAATCAACCACAGCTAGCTGCACCACCTGCTCCTTCAGCAGAGCGTAAACCTATTTTGCGGGAAGAAACAAAAAGAGATTTAGAGAAGTTAGCTTCTTTCCAGCAAACAGCTGAGAATATCCAACAGAAGACATTAGATGAACAAGACAAAAAGATCGAAGAAGAAATTACTAAAGATTCAGCAACGTACTCTACAGAGATAAACGCTATTCTTAATGATGATGACATTAACCTTCTTAATAATCCGACTCGTCGTAAAGATATAGAAAGCAGGTTGTCCCCTCTTAATATAGAAGACATTTTGATCTATGGGGAGTTGAGACAAGAAGTGTCTGTAGTGCCGGGTAAGACTAAATACGAGTTCAGGTCTACTACTGGAGAAGAAGATCTAGCGGTTAAACGTATGATGTATGGTGAAACTGGTGGGGATAGATACATGATAGATAAGTTCGGTTTGATGAACTTAGCTTTAGGGTTGGTATCTTTAAATGGTATGGCTCTTCCTTCTCATCTTAATGATAAAAAGCGTTTTGATGAGACCTTGTTCATTAGGAAGTATGAAGCGTTAATGAAGTTCCCGGTACAGTTATTGGCAGATTTATCTGTCCAGTATATGTGGTTTGATCAGCGTATACGGAGGTTATTTGTTAAGTCTGCGGAGGCGTTAAAAAACTCTTAGCGACTCCACTAGGATGGGCTCGAGCTAACTTATTTTATGACAAGCTAGTAGAGCCTCCTACGCCAGGTACTATGTTGGAGTCGCTAATGTTGTTGGTATGGAAATCAAGGCAAGAAATACGGCTGTATGAGACAAAGGCAGTAGTTAACGCGATTATGATTGCTGGACAGCCACCTAAAGATGAGCTCAATAAGCTCATGCAAGAAAGCTGGGATGCATATATAGACAACATTTATCCATATAGTAAGGGTAAAGCAAAGACTCAAGATCAAAAGGCTATAGAATTTATGAGACAAGAAATCAGTAAAGGACCTTTGAAAGTTACACCACTTGAGCCATTAACTAATGCGGGTAAACGTAGGAGAAAGGATATGCGTCATGGGTAGCGTCCGACTATGTCCTGTGTGTGGTTCTGGTAAGGTTTTGGTTGCCAGAGATATTAAAAGTAGATTAGCGACAACTCCTAATGGGCATTGCAGTTCGTGTAAGTGGGTAGGTCCAGAAAAAGATTTGGTTGTACGTGAATTAGAATTAGGTCAAGCAGATGAGATTGCAAAATCAGTAGCAGAAGATCTGGTGATGCAATTAGCCATTAAAGCCGGAGTAGGTATAGGAGATGCGATTATTACAGCAGGCTTAATAGGTAAAGATGAAAGTAAAGTGTTGGCTCGATTAATACGCACAGCAGTCTTTGCTGCGTATAAAGCAGTGCTTGAAGAGGTAGATATGATGCAACAGGAGATTAAACATGATTCGCAATGAAGATGATGTACCGTTTTTACATCGTCCGGAAGAACATGAGGTGGGTGCAGTAGATGAGTTGTACTGTTGGCTACCTGGTTCTGGAGATAGAGAATGTAATGGTAGTTGTGTGGCGTATGACAACAGGTATCTATCAGATCAGAAATTCACATCCTGTATGGCGCTGAACACTATACGGTCTATGGGGTTATCTATTGGTAAACAGGCGAATGCAGCTACAGCGCATCTAATTAAAGTTGATGCACCTAAGCCTCCAAAGGTGGGTCCATGAGAATAGTAGGTTTTGCGCAAACAATGCGTCTTGATAGCAGTAATGCACAAGAAGGCTATGAGATCAAACTTCTTTTAGATAGTGGTCTGGAGGCGACTCTCCCAACTAGTCAAGAGACAGTGTTAGCACTTACTAAGTTGTGGGCAGAGAATAGAAACGCAATATCGAAAATACGCCCTAAGCCTGCTCAAGAAGTTGAAGACGTACAACACTTTTCTCCCCCTCCACCTATTGATAATGTTGAGGAAGAAACTGTTGTCTTTGGTGGGTCTTCTACAGTGGTGACGGATGAAATGGGATACCCAGTGGTACCTCCAAAAGTAGAGAGTATGCCGCGTCCTAGGTTTTTAGATAATGATGATGAGGATGGCAAGCAGGTATGAGTGAGAAAGAGATGAATACGTTAGTCCTAGAGTATAGTCGAAAACCTATGACTACTAATTACACAGCTACAGTACATGGAGGTTATACGGATGAGGTAACAAAGTCAGTAGATTGTACTAGTACGCTCCGTGTATTAACTGAAGTGAAGATTCCAGATATTTTAGAAGTGTTACAGAGTTACATTATCGAGTACCCAGATGCTCGAGTATTTATGCTGCAAACGCCATATCAGGATAAGTTTACACGAGTATTACCAATGCATGAATTAAGTGACTCTATGAAAGAGCTAATTCGTGATCAGTTACCAGAAGCGATACGGGCATTTTCGCCCATAATAGTCAAAAAGGAGTAGACAATGAGCAACCAACGAAATCGATTAATGGAACAACCTAGTGAACCTAATTATAAGAGTGCAGGTGCTGTTGCCCCACTAGAGCTTTATGTAGTGGGTGATATCACTGATGGTGAGGGGCAGGTTACTCCTTCGCGTGTTGTGTGCCGTATTAAAGGCACTCAGAAGTTTTTCTTCCCCTTTGTTAAGGGAGTAGAGGAAACCATGAAGTCTGTGGCTCCTTGGCTACAGAAAATACTGGAGGAGAAACTATCTCCTGAGGGTAGCAAGGCTGCTGTTCCATCAGATATGGATTCGTCAATAGCTACAGGGAGTCCTCTATAATGAAGTTATTGGGAGACGGTATATTAGTGTCTTTAGACCCGGAGAAGGACACTATGGCTTCGGGTTTACTTATTAAACCAGAGACCGCACATGAACATGTCTTTCGTACTGCAAAGGTAGTTCAAGTAGGCCCCGGCAAATATGTGCCAGGTAAGTCAATACGTCAACCAATGGAAGTGTCTCCTGGGGATGGGGTAGTCTTCATTAAGTTTGTAGCTACTAGTACAGAAACAGCTAAAGCAATTCAAAAAGAAATTGGTCAAGATCAGGCTATCATCCACCCAGATGACGTATTGCTTGTTTTTGATCATGATAATCATCCGGAGTTTAATCAATGAGGGTAGTGAACGTAGGAGATACTGGAGTTGTTGAGCTCAATTTCATGTGGCTCCCTACGTTCATTAGTCAAAATATACCAATTATGCGAGAGCTTAAGAGAGATCTAGAGAAAGAATTTATAGGTAAGCAAATAACAGAACATACATTACACGCTATGCATAATTCAGTTATTTTATGGCTTCGTGCAAAGTTTCCTTTTGAGGGTCTTGATAAGTATTTGCATGCTATTGAAGAGGTAAGGGATGGCCAGTAAGGGTGTAACAGTACGCTCTAGACTCAATCTTAAGATTGATAATGATCTGAAGGACTGGTCTATGGAGTATGCGCGTAAACGAAAGACTACTGTCACTAGTCTTATTTGTGCGTACTTTGCAGACTTAAGAGAAGAAGAACAGCGTGAAGCAAATGGAGAGCTAGTAGAGCAGATATGAGTGGTCTTGGAGGTACAACCCTACTGCAATTAGCTACCGCACAAGTAGAGTTGCCGGACAATATAGATGGTATTGTTGAAAAGGTTAGAGAGATATTAATTAAAGGTAATATCCAGTCTATATCTATCCGGGAAGGGGAACCCATCACATATCAAAGAATGGCTTCTCCAGATGAAGTGGGGGTAGATCCGTTAGAGGAATGGACCTCAGATATCACATTAAGGGATATGTATCGAAACATAGAGATGGAGGAGTTTGATCTAAAAGAACAAGGGCTTGTAGGAGCTACTCCTCAGACTATATTGTTCTGGTCTATCTTTTACATAGAGCATGAAAATTTGATTCCAACGTATATGTTGATAAGTAAAGATAGTGACTTATGGCCCTGGGTCGGCTTGTCTAAAAGACAGGGACGTAAATTAAGTCGATTTATGGGGTTAAAGATAGAGAGAGATGAAACAGTTCCACCTAGTGCCATTATTTTTTTTGGGGCTAACTATCCAGGTGCGGGTGTTGGAGACGTTAAATTTGCATTGAAAGTAACTGCAGAGGTATCAAATGCACAAACTGACAGAAAAGCTATTAGCAGCGGGAGTAATTCCGACTCAGGCGGTAGGTCTATTGAAGTTGTGGAACAGCCTTCCCGATGATATGGCGGAAGACATTAAACAGGCTAAGACTCAAGAAGAGCTTCTAAAATTAGTAGATGAGATGGCAGAAGTATTGGAAAAGGAAGAAGAAATACCTGAGCTTAGAGAAACAGATCTAGATATTGAGCACACTAGAAAGACAGCTGTCGATGCGGCTATTGACGTTGATGTAGGACAGCATCAAAAATTGTACATAAATTCCCTACTAGGGGTTGCTAGGAATAACAAGTATGTTTATTTTATTGATTATTCGACACCAATGAAGAGAGCCGAAAGCAATTTGGTGGCCCGGAGAGGGAATATAATACGTATAGATCAAAATAGGTATATGGTCGTTTCAGTAGAACCTAGGTATGTAGATGAAGCACTTAAGTACTATGTTCTAACTACGGAGAGTATGAATGCCTAAGTGTCATGTGTGCCGTGGTTCAGTGAATTCGAATGATTTGATCTGGGTAGGTGATGCCCTTGCCTGCAGCAGTTGCCGAGAATTAAAAAGGGTAAAAGAGGAGAGTACAATGGCTGAAGAGAACAAGGCTGAGAAATTGATTGCGTCGTTTAGTATTAATGAGATATCAAGAGCTGACGGCACTAAAGACCATAAGTTCACCACTCAAGTTGGCTTTGGCGCATTTAATATGCAGTGGGAAGCCACCTTTGACCAAGTTCGGGATTTCTTTACTAAGCGCCGGGAAATTGAAAAGAATAAGAAAGCAAAGTTAACATCAGTTTAGGAGGGCCAATGGGCTTTAATATCTGCGGTATCTACGAGAAAAGGCCAGCTATGTGTAGGCATTACCCCCAACTTCTTGGTGAAGGACGTGTCTCTTACATGCCTGCAGGGTGTACCTATTGGTTTGATGGGGAAGGTAGGCGGCATGGAGAGTGCGATCCGTATTGTAGGGCGGCTTGTTGTCTTGTTGAAAGAGTTGGAGGAGAGCCGGAAGGTGAGAGGTTAGATGGAGCTGCTGGAGGATTGCCCTGTAAACATCTAGTCTGGTCAGATACGCATCCAAGTTTACGAACAGATACCGTTGATGTAGAAGATAAAGAGGAAGTTGGGGAAGGTCCTAGTGCCCTCCAACAAATACTTCCTCAGGTAAGTAATAAAGATAGTGATTGAGTTAGTTTTAATACATTTTGGAGGAACTTGTGAATGATGAACGTAACTTTGGAAGTGATAAACCAATACACTCAAACACTGGGGACAGTATTCCCTGTGTGGAGTGCAATGAGGAACATGTCCGATGCAACAGCGATGACGGTGAACGGAGTGATGACGGAGGTAGTGCAAGGTCTTTCGAGGGAGGTGAAATTGTTGCGCTTCCTACGAGAAGAACAAAATCCGGCATATCAAGATCACACGTAACCCTTGAACTACAAGAACATATCAAAGACTTGGTAGCCTTTAAAGGGGCATACCATCAAATACACAGCCGGGTGTTAGAAGTACAAGACGCCGGAAGATTAATGAAGTTAGTAAACTGGTCAGGTACTGCAGCAGTAATGGGTTCTCTTGAGCTGACTATACACGCTATAGAGAGAACAGTAGATGAACTTAAAGACCTGCTGAAGAGAATTGATGCAGGAGCAATTATTGATAGTGACCTTACCGGAGGGTAAAATGGCTACGGCTGATAACACTGCTGATAAACTAGTAGGAGTCATAGAGGAAAGTGGCATTGTTACTGTTCTCCGCAATACAGAAGCTTCAGGTTCCCTTCGTTTACTCTGCCGGGTAAGTGATAAGAAGAGATGGTGTGCTGTATTAGAATATGTTCTGGCTAAAAAAGAAGGATGGACTGAACATATTTGTCAGCAGTACTTTATGAAGGAAGATCAACTAGTGTACGGTTGGAATCTTATATTAACTTCTGAAGACTTGCCTGCCGCGTATAGTAATGCGTGTAAGTTATTTAAAGCCGCAGTTAATGCTGTACAGGCTGGCATAGGTAGAACTAAAAAAGAAAAAGGACGTAAGGAACCAGTAGATAGCATGCCGCTAATAGGAGCATCTCCTAGAAGAACCATGCAACTATCTTTTGATCCGAGATTGCCAGGTCCTAGTAAAGGTGGACCTAGTCATAAAGGCGCATTTTCTATTGGAGGAGGCGGTTAATGCCTTTTCATGGACCGGAGGCTAGCGCTCTATTACGAGAGAGATTAGGTGATCAAGACCTAGGTAAACTTAATGAAAGAGAAGAAGGCGTCATCAAAGAGAAGATGGCTGCCGTAGATAAGTTCTTCCAATCTAAGATTAGCGCTAGATATAAGCTTGAAATACAGTTCCACGAAAAAAGATCATATAGAGACCCTTTCATGGGTATCATGTACTTCATGTCTAATGGAGACAAGTTCCATGGCGGTGGGGACAGTAAAGTATATCTTTGTGACGTAGATACTTGTCGGGGTGTAGTAGTTCCTACAGAGCATTCAGTAGTAGACCTTAATGAGGACCCGGAGCAAAATAAAGCACTTAAAGTAGTGTGTCCTAAGTGCAATAAGATATCATTTGCTCAAGATCTTTTGGGAGAGCGACTACTTAGATTGAATGTAAATGATTGGGCAACTGCTATTCTTAATAACTTTCGTTATTTGGGAAGTAATGCTGATGTCCGCTTGATTTTCCACCATTCTGATTTACAACAGCATACTGCTCTAGAAATGGAGAAAGGTGCAGGTGGGGATATAATCAATAAGGCAAGGCGGAATAGAACTAAAGCGATATACCCCTTAAAAAATATTATCCAAGATACGGCACATGGCGCTGATTTATATGGGCGTTTTCTAGCATTTCTAAAAGGGAGCTAATACAACCGTGTCGTCGAATCCATTCACCAACGACCCTCGCTGTACGTTCCTCTGGCTGGGGTTTCAACCCTGCATCTCCCAGTCGGAGCTCTCTGTTTTACCAGGTGATCTGAGTGACTTCGTTCGTCCACAGCTGAACAAATAGCTTATACCAGTGATTCTTCATTTTTTGCACAGAGGGTATTATGTCTGAACGTACTTTTGCAGATCAATTAAAAGAACGCAATGTGTATTTACATGAACTTGCTGTATGGAAAGAACTAGATGAGCATTTATCTAAATTTATGGATAGTGACGCAAATCCTACTAAACTGGGTATCCGGTCTAAAGGGGATACTCTTGTAGTACCACAATCAATAGTTGGCGGAGTTAGAGCAAGACTGAGTGTAAAAATAGCTGAGGTAGAGAGATTAATTCAAACCATTGATGGGACAAGGATTGTAGCCGATGAGAAACAAACAGCTGAGGAATCAAAAGAAGCTAAAGAGAAGGGAACACCGAATGGGAAAGCGCCAAGACGTAAAGGAGACGCAAATGGGAACTGATGATGGAGATATGAATAGTTTAAGATTAGCCATATCTCAGTTATATCAGAACCAAATAGTTATGAAGGAGGGGCTTGACGCTGCTGAGGTTAATCTACGTGCTTTTCAAAAAGTACTTAATGATATTGTAAGCGGTAAACCGAATCGTATTGTTACGACGCTTAATGGAGAGCAGGTATATCAGATTAATTGGGAAGAGTATTATAAACTTGTAGACGCTGAAATGGCTGCAATGGCTGCTGCTGTAAAAGAAGCAGAAGATACTAAGATCAAGACTATTGTAGAAGAGCTCGCTGATGGTACTAAAGTCACTTGGCTAAAAGAAAGAATCACAAATCATATTGCCGGAGAGCAAGTAGATGCGACTACTATGGCTATTCGTATGCAGAACACTCAAAAGTTTTTTGAAGTGTTAGAAACTGAATTAGATAATGCCAAGCAAGGTAAATCTTTTAGTGCAGAAAAAATAGCACAGCTCTATCATTTAATTTCCGCCGAAGAAAAGAGAGCAGAAGCGGAGAAACAAGCAACTGAAGATGGAGTAGCTCCTAGTAGTATTGGTCATCTTGCAGAAGAACCTGTAGAGAACACAGAAGTAGTGTTCGGTGGAGAACCAAATAATGCCGGTTAAATCAAAGACACCAGTAGTTATTTCTTATACAGGACATCCTGCTGCATTCAAAAAGATCAGATGCCCACACTGCCAAGGCTACGCATCTGCAGGACCCCACAACGACAACATTTTTAAATGCGGCCGTTGTGGGAAGTCCTTCAAGAATACAAAGTTTTAACGCATCTAGTAGATTTCGGCACGGTGCCGAAATCTACCGATTGCGTCATATTTAGAGCTCTGGGTTGATGCATTCATCTACAGATTTATCTTGTCGTAGGCCTTTATATCGTGGGAGTTGAAGAGCGTTAGTATCATCTCCAGCGCTAGTATAGAAGCGTTCTTCATATTCTATCTGAACACATTGAGGCCATTTCCAAGTCATCATTGATTCTCGATCAAGGTCTGTTAGCCCTGTACCGACTTCACTGATGTATACTTCTTCTCCAGCTTCATTGAGTTGATAGAGAGATAGAGTTCCTACTCTCCCTCTATTTTTGCCGGAACCAAAAGAACCCATTGGACGTTCTTTAGTGCTCTCAATGGGAGAGAAGTAAGCAATGAAGTCATCTTCTTGTGTTGGCTTCAGTTTGAAACAAGAGGCTGGCCTGTCTGGTTTTCCATTGAAGCTGTAACTCTTATCTCCAATAATAGCATCTTTATCATAAACTACCCAGCCTTCCCAACCATTAGCTACTGCTGATATTTTGGCTTCTTCTATTGTTCTGAATTGTTGTATTTCTGCACAACTGAGGAATTTTCCATTAAGTTTTTGACTATGACGACGATGTTTGAACATATCTGTGAATGTATTCTGCATTGCCCATAGATTATCTTCGTTTGTATTAATTGCTTCAAGATGTATTCCATTCATAATGGGAACTCTGAATAGGTAGAACTTTACCCAACCTAATTTGTTCTGCCTTTCTATTGCTTTTGCATTATGGGCGTTCATTATGGTCTGCAAGAGTTTCATATCTCGTTTAGTATTGCCTTCACCCATATACGCTTCAAAAAGCATTATAGTTTTGCGGGGTATTGGTAGTTCTGTAATAGCCAGTACAAGGTGCCCGAATTTTTCAGAAACTGAATCCATTCTGCGGGTATATATATTGACATATCCATCCGCGTCTTTATGGGCAATTACGCACATGCCATTCACTTTGCGGGTATAGAGAAGACGACCGTCTCTATCCAGCTTATTCATTGCCTTATCGCTAATGGTGTTGTTCGGTTTACTGAATGCTAGATTTTTGGGTAGGCTTTTATTGTGGTCGATTTCACAAATAGTATCTTCCATTAGTGTTTTTCCACTGAGACCTATTTCTACATAACCCTCTTCTGTTTTCTTTCTAATGGCCCGGTCAAAGATAAATTGAGCATTGTCTTCAGCGGAGACAAAAGTTTTAGTATTTACTTTTCCTTTAGGTTCAATAGCATCAGTAACTGTGCCGTGTTGTATATGAGTGCCTTCGGCATTAAGGGCACCCCAGATAGTTGTAACTTTATTTTTCTTTACATCGATGATCCAATAACGTTCTTGCCCTCGTGTTTCTCGTTGACGAAATTCTCTCATACATTTGCCTTTCAAATAAGAGTGGGTAATCAGATTACTTATACCCGGAGAAGAAGGAATATTGCAGTGAGGTTATGGGCTAAAAAAGAAGCCACCAACCTTGTGGGTTAGTGACTTCTTTAATAAAGTCAGTGATCTCTTCAATAATCTATGGGCAGATCCATTGGACCCCGTTGTCATACGAATTGGATGGATATACTAATGATACCTTGCAGCTTGGTGTTATCACCGTGCAGGTAGCTTTCATTTTTACTATATCGTTTATCCAATCCAGATTTCCTTGTAGAGTGTTTATTGCACAATACACAGGGTTGCCTGCTCTGTCATGGGACGCACAATCTAGACTTTGTTCCCATTGCCAGTAACCGTCCCCTGTTTTAACGTATACTGGTGGACGTGCACAGCACGGTTGCCCTACATTACCGCAAGCTACAACAGTATCCGTAGAGGATACTGTGTCTGGCGGAGAAGCATCAGGAGAAGATATACGTCCACCAGTACCTATCATTCCTCCTGTCTCAATATTACCCCCGGTACCTGCAAATCCACCCGTACCTGCAAATCCACCCGTACCTGTTGCTCCTCCGACACCAATGGGCAGGTCTTGTATGATTTCCCCTGTGCTACTACAATGGCAACTACACGTATTGCCCATAACAAGGCAATTGCTACAGAGTAAGGTGTCTCCCGGATAGTAGAATTTACCGCCGTAGAGGCACCACACTGCCGGAGTGGTGCTTCCACCAACCCCAATAGCTCCTCCGGTGCCTGGGGTACCCCCTGTACCAGATAGATTGATAGTACCACCCATACCTATGGTTCCACCTGTACCTGTAGATCCACCAGTACCTATGAACTCGAACCCACCCGTACCCATTGTTCCTTCGATGCCTGGGTTACCCCCAGTACCAGAGGGATTGATGTTGCCACCTGTACCTGGGGTTCCACCAACCCCAATAGCTCCTCCTGTACCTGTGGTACCGCCAGTACCTGGTGTTCCCCCCGTACCTGGTGTACCACCTGTACCTGGTGATTCTACTGTTCCACCAGTACCCATTACATCTACCATACCTGTGGTTGAGGTTACTGTTGTAATGCCACCAGTGCCGTTACTGATAATTACTCCGGCTGTACCTCTAGTATCAGGGGTATTTCTTACGCTGTTTATTCCACCGTCATTGGTGGAGTGAAATCCGGCCGTATCCATCGTACAGCCTGCTAGCATGATCAGACCGATTAGGTGTTTCATGGTGTTCTCCTTATTATTCTTATACCTTTTTAGCAGGCAGTATTTTCACCTATTGCGCTATTTGTATAAATAGTTCATTATCAGCTTATGACAGCACAACAGGCCATTTATATCTCTCTGGCAAAACCCCAAGGTAAAGAGTATTCTGAGTGCAATATTAATGAGCGTATAGCTGCAATGGCTTCTGAGCTCGAAGAATTTAATAAGTACATGCGCAATTTACCACCGGAGAAGGGTGGAGGAGCGCTGGCTCCATTAGAGATGACTCTTATTAGAACGTATCTTGCGTGGAAGCTGAGTAATGTCACGCAGACAGCTAACAGTATTAAGGATTGAAGGTGGACAAATGGGTCGAAAAGTAGTTGTAGAAATCAAATGTGATCGATGTGCTCGTACAGAACATTTACCCGCTAATGGTTCTCAAGTACAAGGGGAAGAGCCTATATTCGAAGGTAGTTTTCAGGGGGTAGCGGTAGAGTTTAAAGATCTGTGTACTTCGTGCAAAGAGATCGTAGCAATGCGGTGGAATGAAATAGCTAAATCACTACTTAAAGCTTCTCCGCAAAGAAATAGATTAGATAAGTTGGCTAAAATAGAAGCAGCAAAACCTACAGCAAAATTGAGTCCGCACGGTACCTCCCCGAAGTCCTGACTCACTTAGCTCTCTCGAGCAGTGGCTCTCACCAAGGGCTGCGTTCCCATGCTCTTCAGGCGTCCCTGTAGAACAAAGTACTTATACCTTAGCTTCTAGATGTTTTTCGCCATAGGATGGTCTAGAGAATGCCAGTATATAGTGGCCAGACAAGTGGAATGATATCCCAGCAGAATCAAATGTTTGCTGGGTATGGTTCGTATGCTGGAACATTCTCCCCTGGAGCACCTCCAGGAATGATGAATTACGGGGAACCTAATAGCCAGCAAGGTCCATATGGTGGGGCATATCCTACATTCCCTACCGCTCAATATGAAGCAGGACAGCATGTATTAGGCGGTATACATGCCGCGTTACCTACTGCTATTGGTGCTGCTACTTTTGCTGGTGCCTTTCTACCCGGATTTGTTGGAACATCAATAGGTAGATTAGACCCCTTCCAGGCAGCATTAAGTGGGTTTGGCAGAGCTTCTGGGGTATCCAGGGGTATTGCTGGTATGGGCGTAATGGACTCCATAGGCACTATGGGGGCTAATATAGGGCGTATTGGAGCTGGTGGCGTAGGTAATGTGTTCCGGGCAGGATTAACAGGAATTGGTGGAGCTGCAGCTGCTTCTTTTTTGCCATTAGCTGGTTTAGCTGCAGTTCAACATGCTACAGGGCAAATGGCTGAAGGGGCTCAGTTTACTGGGCAGGTACAACGGACTCTTGGGCAGAACTTCCGTTTCTTGAACCCACAATCTCAGACGGGTTATGGATTTAGTAGAGAGCAGGGGGCTGAGATAGCGGATACTATCCGGACAATGGGGAATAAAGACATAATGTCCTCTCCTCAAGAGATGCTCCGGATAATGAATCAAAGCATTCAGGGAGGTCTATTCAGGCCGGTACAGGATGCAAAGGCTTTTCAGGAGAAGTTTAAAGAGGTAGTTGCGGCGGTAAAAGAGATAGCAAAGACGTTCAATACTACGCTCGAGGGGGCTATGCCTTTCTTACAAGAGGGCAGGCGTATGGGGTTCTGGACACCTGCGGATATACAGAGGATGGCAGGGTCTACATTAGGTACTGCCAAGATTACTGGTTTATCGGTAGCTCAAGTGCAACAGATGCAGCAGCAGGGTGCAGATATGGCTCGTCAGGTAGGGGCTGTAGGGGCTACTGGAGCTAGAGGGATGACGGGTAGTTTAGGTTTAGTGGGTGGGGCTATTAGAGGTGGGGTTTTGTCTGAGCAAGCACTGTCGGATATGACTGGTGGGTTAACTGGCAGTGATGCAATACAGGCATTTGCTGGACAGTTGCAGGCATCAGCGACTAGGTTTTCTGCTTCTGGTACTGGTCGTTGGTTATTGGCTGGATTAGCCGGAAAGGATATGAGGCATTTAGATAAGGGAAAGCTTGCTATGTTGGCGTCGGGGCAGATAAGTGCTGGAGATCTTAGAGGTATGGCAGAGAAAAATGTTCAGGGGCGTGGTGCTGCTTTCCGGATGGGAGAGGAGGAGATGCGTGGTGATTTGTTAGAGATGGGGTTTGAAGGTCAGGCCGGATTTTTAAAGGGATTAGTAGGTGATCGTCTTTATGGTAAATCTGATATGGATAAGTACGTTACACGTAGGCTTATTCAGCGGTTTACAGGTGGGACATCTAAAGAAGCTGATGCTAAAGCTGAGATGCTCAGAAATATGGAGCAAACTCTACGGGAGAATAAACAAAATAGTGAGGCTCTTTTTGATCAAAAGGCACGAGATCAAAAAGAATTGATGGATCATTCATATGAGGGTCTTAAACGTAAAGTAACTTTGTGGTGGAAGAGTAATATAGATGATCCGTTACAGGAAGTTGGATCTAAGCTTTCTGAGGATATAGGGGATACTGTAGAGAGTTTTTCAGATAAGTTTTGGGGAAGGTCTCCTAGAGCATTGCGGAATATGGGAATAACCAGTGGTATGGCTAGAGCTATGCGTGCTGGAGCGTTTGGAGATTTAAAGACAGAACGTAACACATTTGCTTCTAAACAGGAGATGATTGATTTATTTGGTAAACCTCAGTCAGGGGCAGTTCAAGAACGACTTTTAAGTACTCCTGGGGGGAGAGATAGTGCTAAAGGGTATGCTTTGTTAGATGCAACTTCTGGGTCTTTGAGTGCTGAAAGAGCTAAGGCTCTTGGATACAGTAGTCAGGATGCTGCCAGTAAAGGATTAGCGACAATATCTGAAGCATGGGGAACTCCCGGTATAATAGATGCACTTGAGGCATCGAAGAGTGAAAGTGCATTTTCCAGGGGGGGTGACGTAGTTGCAGCTATGTCGGCTAGTAAGTATGTGTCCGCAGAAGCAAAAAAACAATTTTTAGGTATTACTGCTGCACAGCAGGAAGCACGTGTAATTGCCTCTGCATCTTTAAATATCAGAAAGAGAGGTAGATTACAAACTTCAGAAGAAGCTGAAAGAGTACGTAAGTCAGTAGGGTTAGGTTCTGGGCAGGATGATAATACTACGGAACAAAAAATTAATGAGCGTTGGGATACTGCTTTAAATAAGTTAGGGGGCGATTATGTAACTCAAAGCCCAGAAGAGAGGGGATATGGGTTAAAAGGAATTATTTGGGGTCTAAAAGGAAATGTTCGAGGTGTTTTTGAACAGCTTAATGATTTCGGTTTTGGTAATAATACATTAGGTAACGATGTATTATTAGGTTCATTTGTTAGAGCTGGAACGAAGGTGGGAACATCTAATCCAAAAGCCGACGTTCATAAGCTTATGACTAGCGAGGATGGAGAGCAGTTTAAGGGAATATTAGGGAAATTGGGTAGGGGTGATGTTGAGGAAGCCAGTGTAGAAGCTGCTAAGTTAGCTAGTAAATATTATGGTAAAGAGGGAGAGGAAGGTAAACATAAGATATTAAATGACATAGCTCATAAGGAAAATATTGAGGCGTATACTGAGTTAGGTAAAATGCAACAAGCTAGGAGTACGTTGCAGAGAGATGATACTTTTCAAAAAAGATTGGGACAAGTTAAGTCAAGTTTAGAGAGTCATGGAGATCTTGCGGGGGTAATGGAGGGTCTTACAGGTGCTGGGCTTGGAGGTTTGGCGGATTTAATTGGTAAAGGCAATGTTGGTCAAAGTGCTCCAGATATTGTAAATGCGGCAATGGCTGCAGTAGAAGGAGTTACTGATCCAAAGCAGTTAGCACGTGCAGCTGCATTGTTAAAAGAATCGGGGGCAGTAGGTGCTGGTTTTATAGAACAGGCAATTGGAGGTAGAGCACATAAACTTAGTATTAGTAAGTCACTTAAAGGGCATAGAGGTATAAGTGCTACTGATCTTGATTATGTAGGTAAAAGTTTACTGGGTAGGGAGTTTACTCCTGATGAACTTAAAAAATCGTTAGGAAGTAAGGGTGGGGAGTATATTAAACATTTTGTTGCTGGTGAAATAAGTACAAAGCATATAGATGCTCAACAAGGAAAAATATTAGAAGAGTTTCTACAAGGTAGAAGACATGGGGATGGAGGAGTATATAGTGCTGTAGATAAAATAACTAAAGCGCATATGGTAGGTGCTTTAGGTGGTGGTGCTGAAGGGGCAAGAACATTAGCAGGAAGAGGTACTCTTCCTGGTATTCATACGACACTTTTAGATATTCTGTCTGCTGTAAAAAGCGATAAGAAAGAGCCACCGCAGGGTACTAATGCTGCTAATGGGTTCGATCCTGCGCCTAAAAAGGATTTTTCACCCCTCAAACCTGAGTAAATGAGGAATTGCAATATAATGGCAAGAACTGAAGTAGTAAAGAATTACTCATTGGCTAACGGTAGACTGTTTACTGTTATTCTCCGGGATACTATTGTTCCGGAAGACCCATACATCAATATGGCCAGAGCTAAAGCATTATCTCTGCGAACAAAAGAACCATATGATGCTGATAGAGTAGATCAAAGTGTAAAGCAGTATCTAATCAAAACGAATATCACTGCTTAAAGGCAATTATGGCTTTTATAGAAATACGTACAGATAGCTTCGCAAATAATCTAAAGGGCCTAAAATATCAAACTAGGCAAGCTGATACTCCTGTACGTAGACCTTTGCGTGGTATTGAGATCAAGGATGATAGATATGCCACTATTCGTATTCGTAGAGCTGATGGCACTGATATTCCATTAACAGACACTGGAGCGTTTAATGCCTCAGTATCAGGAACTGCAGCTCCTGCAGGTTCTAATATTCCAGAAAGTGGTCCTGTTTCCTCTAAGTCAGCTACGTCGGTAGTGTATTCAAATTTTATTATAGAGAGTATTTTAGATTCCCGGCAAGAGAAGACTCAAATTATGGAGACTTTTGGGGAACCTTATATATTCTTTTTTGGTGAACAACCTAGAGTTTTACAAGTCAGTGGTATCCTTTTTAATACACTAGATTTTAATTGGCGTACTGAGTTTTGGGATAATTATGAAAAACGTCTAAGAGGCACTAAACTAGTAGAGCAAAATGCCAGGATGTACCTTCACTGGGATGATATTATTGTGGAGGGGTATCCGTTAGGTGCTCAGGCATCTGAAGTGGCGGATATGCCGTATCATGTACGTTTTTCATTTACTCTGTTTGTTACTAATCACACTTATTTAAGTAATATAGAAAGTAATGATTATCCAATGCATATTGGTGCTTCAAATCCAGATATGATGGCTGGTATTGCATCAAATCCTAATAATGCTGGTACACTGGATGGAACGGCTGCTACTAAAGGTATAGCTAATTTAACGAATTTGGGGAAAGCTGCTGGTTTAGCTCTTACAGCAACAGCGTTAGTTGAGGGTATGAATACTATGACTGGTACGAATACTAAGACTAAAACCCCTAGTACAAGTATAATGAAGCAAGCTCTAAACCTTGGTCTTTTTTCGGCTAGTATGACGTTTATGAATGTAGTAGCTGAGTACTTTAGTAATAAACGAATAGCGCACCCAAAGAGAACGTTGAAATGGCGTTCTAAGATAAGTGATAACTTTGATGAGTATATTAAGAATGGTGAGATGGCCACTCAATGGTCTCCGGCATGGGATGAAGACTATATACGTTATATGCAAATTCGACAGCAAACGTTAGATACCTATTATAAGGTTAGCTCTGTAGTTCAGACCACTTTAACTACTACAGGTATAGACCCGATAACACTTACAACAAATGTGATCAAGTCTCCTTTTACTGGTAGAGGCCACGTAATGACTACAACTGGAAAGGCTACAGCCAATGTTACTGCGTGGAATACCACTAAGCCTTAACCAATGTCTATAGGGCACAAACTAGGATTGCGTTTATTTATGGAGGGTATTGAGGTACCCGTCATAAGTGCGCAAATTCAATGTATTGCAGATGCTACTGCTGCGGCTTCTATTCAGATCATAGCTACAGATAAAGCATTAGAGTTTATGCCCCGCACTATGGTGCACCTATTTTTCTATGATTTTATAGGTGCTGAAATGTCTGGGGGAGCTGTTACTACAGATCAAATAGAGTTTGATTATAAACAGTATAAACTGTTGTTTATGGGGGAGGTACAAGGATTTTCATTTGCTAAGTCAGCAGGCAGCAGATCTGTTATGCTTAATTGCGTAGACTTCTCTTGTTATTGGGACACTACTTATCAGTATAACTTCCAAGGGCAATTACTCGGTGGGCGTAGAGAAGCAGCATTTATAGGTGCTAATGCTAATTTGTTCACTGGGGTGCTTGGTCATGGTGTTGGATTTATTTCAAGATTATTATCAGGAAAGCCTGTCAGCTTCCCACAATTAGAAGGGTTGCTTGGTGGGATTATCCATGTTCTCGAGGCTATAGGCGGGGCGTATTATGGTGCAGATACATTTAAAGGTGCTAATGATTTTACTGCTTTAGCTGAACTTAGAATCAAACTACTTCAGCAAATTTGGGCAGCGGAAAAGGACACAAGTACTAAGAATCTTTTTAATCATAAAACATTTAATATGTGGATGAACCGGGAGATTGGTGGGTTAGATAAGTTAGTTACTTTCCGGGGCTTAGTTCAGCTTATGCAGAGGTTTATATACCATGAGGTGTATCCTAACCCTGCAGCGTATTTTGTGCCTGGTGTAGAGGGATTAAAACGTCCAGGTACATCTATAACAGATATAGCTAAAGACCCAAGAACAGCTGCTTTTTGGGCGGATATGCAAAGAGTAGAAAAATCACGACAAGTAGCACAGTCAGGAATTAATGGAGCTAAAGAGGGGTTAGAGGTACCGAAAGAAACTACTCAAGCTCTTCAAGAGATACAAAATATACTGGGAAAAGTAGCTCGTACTGTTCCTAATGTGCCGGGATTAGATCTGGTCAAAAACGTCACTATTATGCAAGATAGTCTTAAGTCTATTAACACGGCCTTATTTACGGGTAATAATTTCGAGCCAGACCCACAAAAGCTAAATAGTCCAAATGCTGCTGCTGCTAGTGATGCATTAATGAGTTTGTATAATGCTTGGTTTACTATGTTTGATTCTAAGATCAAAAATAACATTGTTATTACATACAATAAATTAGATCGGATTAATAATCAGTTATACCGTCCAGATATTTGGTTCGGAGCAGCTCCTAGATGTAATGTACTTTTCCCTGAAATGTATGAGTCCTTTCAATGGACTAGAAATTATTTGCGGGAAATAACTAGATTAGAGTTGCAATTAACACATGAGCTTCTTGGCGATGATGCTTTATTCAATCAACGTAACTATGCCCCTGACGTAGCTGATGTTCGTAAAGGGATAAAGCTTAGTAGCCGGAAGTTTAATAATTTCATCATGTACCATGAGTTGATGACAGGCATCATCCCTATGTACGAGAAGATGACTCAGGCTAATTTATTTGCCATGAAGTCTAAGGCTGTGTCTGCTTCCGGTGGTGATAAAGTTAGTTATGCGCAGAGAGCAGTCAATCATCAGTACTTCAAACATAGATTTGCAGCAAGACAAATGAATGCGAATGGGCGGTTTAATCCTTGGTTCGTTCCAGGATTCCCTGCAGTCATAATTGATCGACCAATGACTATGAGTGACTTAGTTGATGCGGCACTTCCTATAGATCAATTATTAGCTAAATTAAAAGAACGTCCTGGGTTTGAAGACGTAACGGGAGACCCTAAGACAGGTACTCCACCTAGTAGAGCAAAGGTATTGAAAAATCTAGTAGGACCACAATACACGGGTGTTTGTGTTCAGTTAGCGCACTCTTTGTCTCAAGAGGGAGGAACAACTTCTTATGCTTTCTCGGAGGCTAGAATACACCGGGAAAGTACAGAGTTCTTAGGAGTTGATAAGATATATACCTCTGTAGGGACCGGAAAGTTTGGTACAAAGCATACTGTAGTAGCTTGCTTATCGGATAATATACCTAAGATAAAGGGTAGGGGTCCTTGTCATGGGGTTATTACAAAAGTATCTGAAGATCTTACATCTAAATTTAATGGCCAAGAATTCCCAGTATACCCTGGTCCAGGAACGGCAACAGTAGGGGAATTTACAACAGGACCTAGTAACACAGAAGGACAAGTAGGGCCTAGTAATTTTTATCGAGCACGGAGGGTTACAGAAGAAGTAGAGGTGCGCAAGAAGATAGCCACAACTAGACCAATGGAAGATGCAATAGCTCCTCCATGGATATGGGATGGCTGGAAGAATCTCAAAATTGGAGAAACCTATAAGGAGATGATAGGAACGTACGCTATCACTGATGTTCAGGGTGTAATTTCAACGGAGTTGGTGGGCAACGCTCTATTGGCGGATAAAGAGTTACAAGCGTTATATGATACTGAGTTAGGGTATCAGACAGGTAGTGGGGCTTATTTAGATAAAGATAATACAGGAGACTACCAATCAAGGCCAAGTGTGCCGGCGCAAGATAAAGTAGTTACGAATAGACGTAAAAGGAAAGGTAAGCAACCACCGCCTACTGTGTCTCAAGAAGCAGCTTCTGGAGAACTCAGTGCTGCAATGATGCTAGCTATAGATACTGATAAAACTATTGAAGCTAGTATTGATTTTCTTGTTCGTGTTTACAGCATGGTGCGTACTGGAGGGTTTGATGTAGGTGAGTTTATACGTCAATACACTTGGCGTCCCATAGCCACTATTGATCAGATACTTGGTACTTCAGATCTGATTATAGAGGAAGCATATAAAAATAATGGAAAAAATGGAGTCATTCAAGGAACAGAAGGATTCCATAGTAGAGCGTTTGGCAATGTGGCTGGGTTAGAAAATTTAGTAAATGCTTCAGTGCATAAAGTACTAGGGTTATCTGTGGATAAAAATCATGCTACGTTAGTACGATTAGACAATCGAGCTCGAAAGTGGACAGCCGTAATGGCTTATGCTGACGAACTTGTTGGGGAAAAAGGTTCTAGAGGGCTACTTGGATGAGGTAGTATACCTATATGACAAAGATTGGAAGACTCATACCCTTAGCGGAATTTGAAAAGACTGCAATTACTGCAGCACTTTCAAACTTTCCTCAACTTCGTCAGGGTAGACGACCTATCAGGGTTCATAATGCCTTGGCCTTAGAGAATCAACGGGATAGAGGAGACCCTAAAGCAGTAGAACTTGATAAGCCGGAAGAACGGGGAGTAGAGTATGAGGCGGGTTCTGGTATGGATACTAGTATGGGAATACCCTAGGAGGGGCCATGAGTACCGGAAGATTAATATCTAGAGGTGAGTTTGAGAAAGCTGCGGCACTCGGCATGGACCTACGCCAGAATGGGAATGGTGGTGTAAAGAGACCTAATTTTGATACTGAAGACAATAAAGCAGTGTCTTTTGGTCTGCTTAGAAATAGTCAGGCAGTAGGTAAGTTTAACAACATTGCTAAACCGCATAATCTAGTTAAGCCTGGACCATCTATTCAACAAGTAGCTCCTATACCTCCCACATGAATCCAGTAGAAGACTTTCTTAATTTCTGCGGCATAGAAAAGGTTGCCGTAGATGATCTGCGTGACATCCAGAGTAAAGAACTCGAGATGTGGCATACATGGAATAATAATGGGCGTACACAAGAACATATGCGCCCATTACTTAATTCTATGCGTCCGTTAATCCAAAAGCATATTAAGCAGTGGAGTAGTGTTCGAGACGTACCACCTGCAGCAATAAAAGCAGAGTTCACTAATCAGGCAGTAAAAGCACTTGAGAATTTCGATCCGAATAGGGGAGTTAAGCTCTCTACCTTTTTGACCGGCCAAATGAGACAAGCACAGAGGTTCATTACCACATATCAAAACACTGCCCGTATTCCAGAGAGTCGTGTTTATAGCGTAGGTAAATTGAACAATGCAGAGCAGCAGCTATCAGAGACGCTAGGAAGACCCCCAACACAATTAGAACTGGCAGATAAGCTTCAGTGGGAACCACGTAAAGTAGGAATACTACAGTCAGAAATAAAGAAAACATATCCAACAAGTCATTTTGCTTCTGATGCTGCAGCGTATACCCCATCTCGGCAACAAGAGATTTTTAGATTATTGCCGTATGAGCTATCTTCAGATGAACGTGCAGTGTTTGAACATATTTACGGATTAAATGGTAAACAACAACTTTCACCAGGGGCTATTGCAGTTAAATTGAATATGAGCGCCCCTAAGGTGTCTAGATTAAAAGCGGCTATAGCTGAAAAATACGAGAAGTATGTCAAATGAGCACTGAAGACGATCAATTAGCAGCGCGTAATAAGCGTTTAGATGATTTGAAGGCCGCTACAGATAACTGGGCGGATAAGGAAATTACTAGGCTAAAAAATGAATCTGCGTTCTTAACCTCAATAATTAAGGGACGTACAGGAGCCGGAAAACTTACGTCTCAAAATGTTACTGATTCTACTAAATTAACTGTGACTGCAATTAATCAATTTTTAACAGGTTGAGGAGAGATCAAATGAGTGACCAGATAAACACATCAGAGAGTACTGTTACTTTAGAACCGATTATGATCCGAGATATTGAAAATCTTATTTTATCCAAGCAATTAGTTGAAACTGAAACTAAGTTAGCACAGTTGATGGCACAAGAAGTAGATCATAAGAGGCAGTCTCTACAAGCCGTAGAGGCAGCAATTATGATGAAGCTAGAAAAACAAGTAGGACGGAAATTATTAGGGAAGATTGAATTGTTAGATAAGGAAGCAGGCCTATGTAGGCTTACTTGAGTAATACCACGGTTATAAGCCGTAGAAACGAGGCGATATGTCCTCTAGAAAAAAAAGTGATACCCCAACTCCTACTACAAATGTCAATACATTTATGGAGCAGGTTTCTGATGAGAGACGTACGCGTTCTGAACAGCAAAACTCTGAAGTACACGATAAAATTTGGATGGCATTAGGTGAGTATGGTGTTCAACTTAAGACGGTCACAGGTAAGATGGATCGTATTTATGGAGCATTGGCTATTTTAGTTATTATTTTGGGCGTAGGTATACCAGTTTGCTACTACGCGCTTAAAGGCGTAATAACGGAAGAGTTAGATAAACGAATACCACTTGTAAGTACTAAATGCTCTTCAGATTTACAGAAGAAAGAAGCTAATGCTGTGGCAGTTATTGTGCCCGTAGTTCCTTGTACAATTGTTCCTACAGCGCAAGTTAGTAAATAGGGGGGATATTAATGGCTGCCCCGATAATGATAGGCGCTGATGAGCTTAAACCCATATTAGGTGCCCCGCTTGAGCCAACGGTTAATACATCTAGTTCGGATGTACAACAAGTACCGTGCGTTGAAGTAGACTTTAGTATATCTTCTCGGCCGGAAGGTATAGGTACACAAGGTAGTCAGGGATATCAGAGCCTTATAAGGGCAGCAACCATTCCGCTAATGGTAGGCTCTGATGAGATTAAACCCATATTAGGGGTTCCTCCTGATTTAGTACCTAGTACGTTTTGCTCGAGTGAGCAAGCGTTGAATGCTGAGGTAGATTCTGATACACCTCCTCAGCCAGGTCCTATAGGACCACAAGGTATTCAGGGGCAACAAGGACTTCAGGGCACTAATCCTGGTGTGCAGGGGGATATAGGTGCGCAAGGATTACAGGGGTATTCAGGAGATCAAGGATACCAAGGTAGCCAAGGTATTCAAGGTCTGCAAGGAACTAACCCAGGACCACAAGGTGATCAAGGGTTAGAAGGTGCGCAAGGTAATCAAGGATGGCAAGGTAATCAAGGCAACCAAGGCAATCAAGGTTCACAAGGGAATCAAGGTAAACAAGGGCTTCAAGGGGATGTTGGGGACACCGGAATTCAAGGGGCGGAAGGTACACAAGGAAATCAAGGTGAGCAAGGGGAACAAGGCTTAACTGGACCTCAAGGACGACAAGGACGGTTAGGCTTTCAAGGCTATCAAGGTGATAAAGGCGATCAAGGTGATCAAGGTTTGCAGGGGTTCCAGGGGGTTCAAGGTAATCAGGGAGCTCAAGGCAATCAAGGATTACGTGGTAATCAAGGAAACCAGGGGTGGCAAGGAGATCAAGGAAACCAGGGCCTACAAGGAGAGCAAGGGAACCAAGGAAACCAGGGTCAGCAGGGTGATCAAGGACTACAAGGCAACCAAGGTCTGCAAGGTAATCAAGGCAGTCAGGGGTTGTTGGGTAATCAAGGTGATCAAGGTGTTCAAGGTAGGCAAGGTAGGTTAGGCTTACAAGGAAATCAAGGTGCCCAAAGTCTACAAGGAAGTCAAGGACAGCAAGGGCAACAAGGTATCCAGGGGCTGCAGGGTACTAATCCAGGTGTTCAAGGCATACAAGGCCTACAAGGAGTACAGGGCGCTAGTGGCTACTTAGGCTTAGATGGCCCACAAGGAAATCAAGGACTACAGGGGTATCAAGGACAACAAGGTAGCCAAGGCGTAGATAATGGACTTAGTCAAGCCCAAGTCCTAGCTAGAATTTCTGTTCGAGGAATAGTTCTTGATTCTACTTCTCGTAAACTTCAGTTAGTTCTAGATGCTCCTGAAACAACTAAAGCTCTTCCATTCGTTACTGGGTATACAGATTACAATACTGGATTCGTTTCCGGAGCTAATAATGGAACCTCTACAGGAACTACACCAGTTGATATCGTTACCTTTCCGACATCTTCAACTACTCGTGAAGTTAAGATGCTGTCAGTATATAATGCTGACTCGGTTAGTTCTAATGCATCTATTCTTTATTATGATGGCGGAGTAACAAGAATAGTTTGGAGGGGGGCGTTATCCCCAGGAGATTGTCTGCAGTACGCAGATACTACTGGTTTCTATGTTATTGATGTTTATGGCCAGATCAAAACGTCAGGTTTAGTTGGAAGTCAAGGTGATCAAGGTGGTCAAGGGGTACAGGGGAATCAAGGCAATCAAGGTATGGATAATGGGCTTAATCAAGCCCAAGTTTTAGCACGTATTTCTTATCGAGGAATTATACTTGATACAGTTACTCGTAAAATACAGTTAGTCTTAGATTCCACAGAAACAACTACGGCACTACCCTTCGTTACTGGGTATGTAGATTATGGTGTTGGGTATGTTCCCGGAGCTAGTAATGGTAATACTTTTGGAACTACTCCTGTTGATGCTGTCTTGTCTCCAGCATCTTCAGTTGTTCGTGAGGTCAAGATGTTATCGGTGTATAACACCGATTCTCTTTCCTCTAATGTATCTGTTCTTTATTACGATGGCGGAATAACAAAAATAATTTGGAAGGGAATATTATTTCCGGGGGATTGCCTTCAGTATGCTGATACTACTGGGTTTTATGTTACTGATTCTTATGGACAAATTAAGACTTCAGGTTTGATTGGAAGTCAAGGGAATCAAGGATTCCAAGGTAATCAAGGTAATCAAGGGCAACAAGGTAATCAAGGATTACAGGGCTCTGGTAATCAAGGAAATCAGGGTAACCAAGGATTCCAAGGTAATCAAGGATTACAAGGTAATCAAGGATTCCAAGGTAATCAAGGAAATCAGGGTAATCAAGGCAATCAAGGATTACAGGGCAACCAAGGGTATCAAGGAGATAAAGGATTCCAAGGTAATCAAGGTAATCAGGGGTTACAAGGAAATCAAGGTAATCAGGGAAACCAGGGTTTACAAGGTAATCAAGGTCTGCAGGGTAATCAAGGCAATCAAGGATTCCAAGGTAATCAAGGAAATCAGGGTAATCAAGGCAATCAAGGATTACAGGGCAACCAAGGGTATCAAGGAGATAAAGGATTCCAAGGTAATCAAGGTCTGCAGGGTAATCAAGGCAATCAAGGATTCCAAGGTAATCAAGGAAATCAGGGTAATCAAGGCAATCAAGGATTACAGGGCAACCAAGGGTATCAAGGAGATAAAGGATTCC